TCACGCCGCGTTGCGCACGATGGTCAGCTTCGGCCGCGCCGTCAGGCCAGCGGCCACCGCCCCGTGCGTGTCGACGTGGTCCTTCAGGAGGTGGCTGTACGTGCGCCGAAGCTCATCGACGGAGTCGCCCACCCAGGCGGCCACGGTGTGCTCCGGTATGCCGTTCTGGAGGCATGTGGAGATGAAGGTGTGCCGGAGGTCATGGAAGGTCGGAAGGTTCCCCTCCTCGTCCTTGATGCCCAACTTCAGCATGGTGGGCTTCCACAGGTCATCGTTGAAGTGGTTGCGGCACAGCAGATTGCCCCGTGACGACCAGAAGAGTGCTCGGGCCGAGCCCCGCTTACAGTCGTCGATCTTCTTCCTGTGCTCCCACATCACGGTCTTCGTGGATCGAGGGGGGAAACGCTGGGTGTGCTCGGCGACAGCTTCCAGGAGGTACGGAGGCATCGGCGTGTTCTTCGAGTTGAGGCGCGGGCTCGTCTTCAGGCGGTCTACCAGGAGGGGTCTGTAGCGAGTCTCCTTGATCCTCAGCACCTGCCGACGCACGGTGAGCAGGCCTTGGGCGCCGTCGATAACGTCATCGCACACAGCGAACGCTTCGGCCTGCCGGACGCCGCAAGCGAAACCGAACATGGGGATGAGGCGGTAGCGCTCGGGGAACTCGTCGTAGATCGCCCAGCACTCGTCGGGTGTGAAGACGTACGACGTCGACTCGCCTACGTACGGCCCATCGACTTCGTAGGTCGGGTTTGAGGCGATCTTTCCGTTCTGAAGGGCGTCCTTCAGGACCATCTGGAAGACCTTCCAGTGGCCCTCAGCGGTGGAGTTGGCGAGCTTCTCGTTGTCCTCCATCTCCTGGACCCAGGCTTCGACCTGAGCCTTCTTGATGTTTCTTAGGCGTTGTCTGCCCCAGCGTGGATTGAGGTGCACGCGGATGGCTATCTCGTACTTCTCCAGGCTGGTGTCCTTCACCCGCCGCCTGCTGAGCCAGTCAGCCGCCCACTGTCGAAAGGTGAGGTTTGACTCCACCGGCTCCGGTGCCGCGCCTGGAGGTGTTCCGTCCAGAAGTGCCTGAGCTTGAGCCTGGGTCAGGCCAACGGACTCGGGAACCGACGCGCGCGTGCGCTTGCCGTCGACCGTGAGGTTGTATTCCCAACTGTGGTGACATCCGCCCTTCTTGGGCCTGTTCTGATCGGAGCATTCGCACCGCTTATAGACAGTGGGCTTGCGTGCCACGGGACGCCTTTCGCGATCTTGGTTGTTTCTCAGGTGACTCCCTGGCCAGGGGAGTTGGACTGTACGTAGGCGTAGCCGTGGCAGGTCAAGTCGTCGCGTCAGAGGCTGTGTCGCCGGTGAGGACCCAGCATTGGCAGCTATAACTCATGTGCCGGCGCCCGAGATTCATTCCGTGCGCGCGTCTAGCCATGCCTCGAAATCGCGCTCCCGTACGCGGAGAATTCGGTCGCTGATACGAACGACGGGGATGTCCCAAGTTCTGTAGTTGTCGAGCACCGTGCGCTTTGGGACTTCCATGCGTTCGGCAATCGTCTCGAAACTCAGCAATGCATTTGAACCGCCGCGCGCCATGGTCGTCCTTGTTCATCCGTAGGTGCCCCCGGGCGGACTGTTCCGGCCGGATGGAGCCGGTTACATTCAGTCCGGCACCGGTAAGTACGTCGATCGCTGGAATCTGTTACACCTGTGGAGATGCGCGGCGGCCTGCAGGGGGAGGGCGCGGCTCCGGGGCGCCCGTCGGGTTGGTCCTCGGCGACAAGACCGTTGGCGTCTGGAGGCCGGCGTTTGATGGCCGCGCGGGTCACGATCGACGCTGATCGCGCCATGCGGGTGGGCGCGTGCTGCCAGGGGGCTGCAAGCACGGCAGGTTAGTGAGTGGCGCTCGGTGTCGCAGACCTGTTCGATGTGATCCGTAAAGGATTGGTTATGCTGCCTCAGCGCCGCATCGGAACGCGATCGTCCGTTGGTGGGGGAACTGGGAAGGTGGGCCCGAGTGCGGTGCCGTAGCTGATCATCACCGGCTTGGGGGGATAACACGCCGTGACCGACACTCTGGAGGCTCTGGTCGCACGCGCCGCAGCAGGCGGGGACGAGGGGGCTGACGCTATTGGGGCGTTGTACGACGAACTGAATGACACCGTGTACCACTGGGTGCGGTTCTACATCCGAGACGGGCACTTCGCGGAAGACCTGTGTCAGGAGGTGTGGCTGAAGGTCGCCCAGAACATCGGCAAGTACCGCGCGGGGACGAGTCTGCTGGCCTGGCTGCGCACGATCACGAAGAACACCGCGCTTGATCACTTGCGCTCGGTGCAGCGGCGGCCCTCGGAACTGCTGTACGCCGATCATCTTGAGCTCGACCGGCCGCGCTTTGACCAGAGCCCGGAGGAGCACGCTGAACGGCGGGCACTGGCTGAGGCCGTTGCCGCCCGCATGCAGAAGCTGCGTCCTGAGCAACGCGAGGTCCTGATTCTGCGGTTCTTCGACGGGCTGACCCCTGGCCAAACCGCGCAGATCATGGGGAAGAGCGACGGCGCGGTCCGCACCCTCACGGTGCGAGCCCTACGCAAACTTGCCGAAGTCATGCCGGCCGGGGAGTCGTCTCCTCAGCTGATTGAGGAACTGCTGACGGCGGTAGCGGGCAGAAATAGGGTTGTCGGAACACGGGTAGAGACACGAGAGGCGAGGGCGCATGTCGCGACGCGCTGAGCAGAGCGAGCGTCTAGAGCGGGCGCTGGATGGCGGGCCCACCCCTCACGATGAGGAGACCCGCGAGATGTTGGCTGCTGCGGGTGCGCTGCGGCCTGGTTACCAACGCAGCCCTTCCCGGGTGCGCGATGCCAAGGAAGCGATGCTTCGCGAGTTCGCGCGCGTCCAGAATCCGCAGGAGGCGCGGGAGGACGCCGGATCGGGCGACGGCCTGGATGAGCCGGAGATCCATCGTGAGGAGATCGAACTCCCCGATGGCGCTCAGCTCGTCCTCACCGACATCGAAGACATTACGCCTGAGCGGGCCGAGAAGACGGCCGCGCGTATCGCTCGGATCTTGAACACCAGGGAAAGGGACCGCCAGAGTTGAGCAGCGCAATATCCGGGGGCCGCGGCACCTGGGGTCAGTCGTGACCGAGTCACAGCCTCCCGTACGAATCCACATCCTGACCCCCGAGGACGAGGACGACGCAGAGCTCACCGACCTGGGCCTTGTCAACCTGGGCGGTGAACGCCTCCTGTTCTTGAAGCCGCAGAGCTTCGACTCAGCCGTACGACAGGTGCGTTCTGCATTGCCTGATCTCCCACTGGAGCAGGTCGAACGCATGGTCCGTGAGCACCCGGAGTTCAAGGACTTCGGTGAACTGCTGGGAACCGACAAGCCAGCTCCACCACTCGACATCACCCCCATGCCTGACGAGCCGCTCCTGCCTGGACGCCCGCGCGGCCGAGCGAGGCGGTGGGTTATTGCTGCGGCGTTGGTGCCTGCGCTCGCAGGCAGTTGGGCGCTGGGCTACCTCACCGCCGGTAGCCCGGCAGGAACCTCAGCGAGTGCACCGGACTCGTCGCCGAGTCCTTCCGCTGCTTCGGCCGGGCAGTCCTCGGTGAAGCCGTTCGTCGGCCCGGAGTTTCTGGACTTCTCCAATGCTGGCCAGATCGACTGCAAGCCGATCGCCAATCTCGAAGCAGAATGCACGGACGCTGACGGCATGGTGATGGCAAGCAAGGCGGCCATCGGACCGGACAGTACGATCTTCACCTTCTCGTACGGCGCAGAGCGCATAGGGCTGAGGATCTTCGCAGACAAGGACTATGCGGAGACGTGGGTCCGGCAAGACGGTACGACCGAGCTGTACCCCAATCTCTCCCGATCCGGCCGGTACGTGCTCTGGGGCACGGACAAGGGGCGGTTGTCGGAGTACACGGACTTGATCCAAGACACGGAAGCCAACTCGTCGGCGAAAGCGAATGTGTCGGGCTTGGCGGCGCCGCTCCCGCCTCGTCTGGCGGCTCTCACCCTAGGTACGTTGGGGTTGGACAGACAGGACGTGGAGACCATCCTGTACGCGCCGAACAGCGCACCGGTCGATGAGTCTGTTCTCCTGGCCGCGCAGTCAGTGCTCGGTGTCCAAACCACCGCCCCGTGGGTCACGGGCGGCGACGATATCGCGGCGATCGCTGCGGGTCTTGATCAGCCGCCGGTGGTGTCCGTGCCTGTGCACACTCCGGACATGGAGCCCCCGGTTGGGCCTGTGGTGGACGGCCGCACGGATTCCACGCCGACTGAGAGCACGGAAGGGACACAGCCGACGACGACGTCGCCAGCTCCCACGACCGCCACCCCGTCGACGGAGCCGAGCACCCCGACGGACCCGACGGAGCCGTCCACCGGGGACACGACGCCGAGCGAGCCTCCCGCAGAGACGATCCCCACGGCCCCGGAGTCGTCGGACCCTCCGGCCACCGACCCGGTGGAGGAGACGCCGGCCGCTCCCGTCGAGGAGGTCCCGGCTCCGGCCGACGAGACGCCGACCATCCCGGTCGAGGAAACCCCGGCGCCCGCGGAGACGCCGGCCGCTCCCGTCGAGGAGACGCCCGGGCCTGTCGAGGACACGCCGGCCCCGGTCGAAACGCCTACAGAAGGCGCCGAGCCCCCCGGGCAGGCAGCAACTCCGCCCGCGGACACCACGGACCAGGCCGACGACGGCGACCTGCTAATCCTGGACTCCGCCTGGACCGTCGCCGCAGCCTGAACAAGCCCGAGGGGCCCCGGATATCAGCCCGGGGCCCCTCGAGTGCGTGTCGGTCAGAACGGCGGATCGTCGGGCGCTGGGCCTGCCCACGGGGCATCGGCAGCGGGCCGCCCATGCGCCGCGGCCGCCGGACGCTGCGCGCTGGTTCCGGTCTTGGTGACCTTCGCCGTGGCGTTGCGCAAGCTCGCGCCGACCTCCTCGACGTCCAGCTCGAACACGGTGCGCTTGACGCCCTCACGGTCCTCGTAGGACCGCTGCTTGAGGCGCCCCTGAACGATGACGCGCATACCGCGCTGCAGAGACTCGGCGGCGTTCTCGGCAGCCTGGCGCCACACAGCGCAGGTCAGGAAGAGGCTCTCGCCGTCCTTCCACTCGTTGGTCTGCCGGTCGAAGGTGCGGGGAGTTGAGGCGACGCGGAACTTCGCGACCGCGGCGCCGGAGGGAGTAAAGCGAAGTTCGGGGTCGTCGACCAGATTGCCGACGACGGTGATGACGGTTTCGCCTGCCACTGACAGGGCCTTTCAGGGACGGGGCCGGCCCGCTGGTGCGGGCCGGCCCGGACGGAACACGCTCAGGAGAACAAGAGCTTCCAGGTCTTCGGCCCGGGAATCCCGTCGGCGTCGCCCGCCAGCTCCTTGCGGGCGAGCTGGAAGTCGCGGACGTTCAGCCGGTCCGCCTCGCCCCACTTCGGTCCAGGGCCGGAGGTGTAGTGCTTGCCGTAGCCCTTCCGAACGAGCTGCTGCCCGAGCAGGGTGACGGACGCATTGCTCTTGCCGGGACCGAACTTGTCGACGCCGGGGAACGGCGGCGCGGGCTTCGCGGTGACCTTGCCGGGCAGGATGCCCAGCAGCTCCTTGAGGGAGGCCTCGCCGGGGACACCGTCCGCGGCCGCGCCGCTGTAGCCCAACGACTTCTGGAACTCCTGGTAGTTCTTGGTGTCGGCGTCCGTCCAGGTGGGGCCGGGGCCCGACGTGTAGTGCTTGCCGAACCCTCGCTTCTCCATGGCCTGGCCGACCTTGGTGACGTGGTCGCCCTTGGCGCCGTAGCCGTAGACCAGGCCGTTGATGGTGACCTGGGCGCGGGAGACCTCGGTGCCGCCGCTGGGGAGGGAGCCGCCCGGGTTCGGGGCGGGCGCGTAGTCCCCGGCTGGCATGCCCGCCTTCACCCACGCGTACAACTTGGTGCCGGGGCAGGCGGTAGCGAACCCGTCCCTGTGGCCCTTCTTGGCCAGCGTGCGGCCGGTCTTCTTGCACGCCTCCTCGTACAGCGCGCGGCACGCAGCCAGGGCCTTGGCGCTGGGCTCCTGGTCGCCGCCGATGGCGATCTGGACGCCGATGCCGGTGGTGTTGTGGTTGGGGCAGTGGGCGCCCTGGAGAGTCCAGCCGCGGCCCTCGTAGATGTTCCCGGCCTGGTCGACGACGAAGTTGTAGCCCACACCGCTCCACCCGTTGCCGAGGTGCTCGGCCTCGATGGCGCGCATGATCGCGTAGCCGGTGCGGGTGATGTGCGCGCCGCCGTCGTAGTGGACGAAGAACTCAGTCCGCTTGGTCAGCGAGACGGACGCCGGGGTGCCGTTCCAGGGCTTCGCGCCCCAGGTGGCGCGGGAAATGATCGTGGTCATGGGGGTGGTGCCCTCCGCTTGGATGATCAGTGGAAAGGGCACCGTGCAAGGCGCGGATGGTTAACGTCGCGTGCTGGCCGTCAGGGGTCGATGACCTCGGCGTCGACAACGCTTCCGTCCTCCAGCTCTGGCGGGTACTTGACCGAGAACAGCGTCTTGTCGAGGCGTTCGGCGAGCGCCGACAGGTCGACGGGCTGCTCGTCGTCTCCGGCCGGTCCGCCCAGGCCAGTGATCTCGACGGCCACCACAGCGTCCTTGCCGTAGTGCTCGCGGTGCTGGCGCTCGAGGTACCAGGCGTCCGCGCGCCAGTCCGGGGAGGTGCGGTCCTCGACGGTTTCCTCGACGATCTCGCCCGTGACGGAGTCCCGGAACCGTCGGGTGGTGACCTTGGTGACGATTCCGCCGTCTGCCACCCTGCGGATGTTCGCCATGGCGCGCGCGGCCGCGTGGGCGCGTGCGGTGCGGACCCTCTCGTACAGGGCGGCGTACTCCTCCGCCTCCTCGTCGGGTTCCTCCCCTGACTCGCGGGCCTCGATCTCGGCACGGCCGAGCGCCATCCAGCGCAGGAAGCTGGTACGGGAGATCCCGGCCATCTCGGCGGCCAGCTCGACGGCGATGCCCGTTCGAGAGGCATTGACGAGGCGCGCCTCGACCTCGTCGGAGAGCAGGCGCGGGCGGCCGCCGCGGCTCTGTGGCCGGCGGGCCTTGCGTCGGTTGGACATGGGGGGACCTCGCGGCGGGTTCAGCGGCCGCTGTTGAACAGGTGGCCGCAGGCGGGGCAGGTCGTGTGTGCGGCGCGGCCGTCGTCGTCGGGGCTGAGGCCACCCTCCCGTTCGCCGTCGTCGGGCAGGTGCAGTGTGGGCGGTTCGTCCTCGCGGATGCCGCCGGGCAGGGTCTCGGGGTCGACCTGGCCGAGGAGCTTGTCGATCTCGTCGTGGGGGATGGCCAGTGAGTCGAACAGCTCCGCGTCGCCGGTCGCCAGGTCCTCGAGGACCGCGGCGAACTCGCGGGGGTCCCATCCACCTTCGCCCGGGAGGCGGTTGAGCTTGATAGCCAGGGCCTCAGCTTCGGCGTCGGATCGGGAGGACCAGCCGCGCAGCAGGGGGACGAGCCATCCGCCGTCCTCGTCGAGGACGACGCCGCCGGGCAGGGACATCCCGCGGTTCTGCATCTCGATCAGGGCCTCGCGGCGGCCGTGGCCGTGGAGGACGTATTGGGTGCGCTCATCAGCGACGGGGACGTCGACCAGGCCGTGCATGCGGATGGCGTCGATGAGAAGTTCCAGCTCGTGCCGCTTGGGGTTCCGCGGTGCCGGCGTCAGTTCGGTGAGCGGCACGTAGGCGATGTAGCGCGGCGGCCTGGCGATCGTCTCGGTCACGGCTGGTTGGTCCTCTCCCATGCGTCGGTGCCGGCGATGGGCGGGGGCTGCGAGCCCGCGGACTTCTACCGCGGCGCCCTGCCTCGCAAGCAGGACGATGCCGTCATGGCCGGTCCCCGCCCGTCGCCGGGCCGGTGCTGCCCTCGTTCCGGATGGGGCGGCGCCGGGGCTCCACCGCTGCCGGTGACGTCGCCGGGAGCAGTAGCGCCATGGGGGAACGTAGGAAGACGCGCCTCTAACGTCGCGTCTACACACGCGAGTCTCATTGCTGTACTATCCAAAGCGGCTGGGAGAGCGACCCAGCTACCTGGGCCTAGGTGTAACAAAAATCGGCGGTTGTCGTACCTCCATACGACGCCCCGGAACACCCCGCCCGGGACAGTCCCAAACCCCTGGGCCTTGGCGTCCGGGGAAGGAAGGAACACCGCAATGGTGAACGACGCCGTGGAGGACCCGCAGGCCGACCAGCCAGCCGAGCCTCGTCTTTCGGACGTCGGTCTGATCGGCGCCCTTGCCCGCCTGTTGAACGACCATCAGAAGAAGGTCGTCAAGCCGGTGGTGGACGCGCCGAAGGTCCCGTTGATCAAGGGGTACGTCGAGGGCGGACAGTCGGACCTCATCATCCGAGTCGGTGACGACGTGATCGGCCGGTACAAGGTCAACCTGGCGCAGCCGAAGGTCGTCGTCGACGAGGACAACGAAGCGGCACTCAACGAGTACGCCGACAGCCACGGCGGCATAGAGGTCATCATCCGCCGGAACCCCACATGGGAAGCGTCCCTGCTCACGTACGCCAAGTACGACGAGGACACGGGACAGATCATCGACACCCGCAACGGCGAAGTCGTGCGGGGCCTCAAGTACGAGAAGGGCGGGGACCCCACGGGGAACCTGACGTGGACGTGGGAGCAGGGCGAGGTCGGCAAGAAGCGGCTGATGCGCCTCTACCAGGAGGGGGCCTTGAACGACCTCCTCAAGGAGAAGCCAGAGCTGATGGCCGGACCACGGCCCACCGCCGAGGACGCCCAGCACTGACCGCCCCGGGCCCAGCCCCCGGCGGCCGGGCCCCGCTTCCCTCCTGAGGAACAACGATGGCCACGCCCACTGACGTGATGAAACCGGCACTTGCCAGAGGCATATCCGACCGCGCGTTCCGCATCCTCTACGTGCTCGCCGTAGACATGGAACGCGGGTGGGTCCCGCTCTCCTCCGTCGCTGAACAGCTCGAGATGACTTCCCACCAGATCCGCCTGCCTACCAGCGAACTGCGCGCGGCCGGCCTCATCGAGCATGACCGGCGCTACGAGAAGGGCAACACCGGCAGACCGACGTGGCGCACGTACGTTCGCCTCGTCGACGACAACGCCACCGAGGCCACTCCGTGAGCCGCTTGACCAGTCGCAACGGCGTCCGGATCAACCGACGCCCCTACGTCCACGTCGACTCCCAGACGGTTCGCGACACCGCCATGAGCTATCGCGCCCTGGGAATCCTGACGTACCTCCTGGACCAGAGCGAGGACTGGCAGGTGAAGTCCGAACAGCTCTCCAAGGGAGAGGGCCGGGAAGGACGGGACGCCGTCCGCAAAGCGCTGCACGAGTTGGCGCGCCGCGGCCATTACCGCTTGGAGCGCCGCCGGTTCCGCAACGGCCAGAACGCCATGGGAACCGCCATCTCCGAGTTCCGCGTCGAGCAGTGGGCCAAGGACTACGTCACCTTCGGGGAGAACCTGACCGTCCCGGTGATCGAGCAGGAGGACGGCTCTTTCCTCGTGCACTACCCCGACGGCTCGTTCGGCGCCGATGGGTTCGCCATCGAGGCCGCGGGCGCCGAGCCCGACGTCGACGACGAGCCCGAGGAGGAGACGCCCGCCGAGGAGGAGCCGGAGACGCCGGCCGCCCCGGCATCGAAGCCCACCCAGGCTGCCAAGCCCGCGGCCGCCAGGAAGGCTCCGGCGAAGAAGGCGACGCCCAAGGCTTCAGCCGAGGAGCCGAAGGAAGCGGCCGCCCAGAAGGCAGCGGAGAAAGCCCTCCTCGACGCGGACGCCGAGGAGGTCGCCAAGTGGTGGTGGGCGGACGCGGAGAAGCGGTACGGCCCGTACGTCGGGGACAAGCGCGGATACCTCGGCATGCGCAAGCAGGTCCGCAACGCCCTGGAGAAGGGCTACACCAAGAACCAGTGCGGCAAGGCCCTTATCCGCGCCGCGAAGCACTGGCCCAGCGCACAGCAGTGGCAGGACGCCCTCGGCATCGTCACCAACTACATCCAGCCCCGGAACGCCGGCGGCCGCGTCCCGTACAACGACGCCGCGACATGGGGCGGTCCGGGCGACAGCACGTCGAACATCCCGGGAGCCACCAACGCCCCGCCGCCCAGCACACCCGCTGATGACGACCATGACGACGCCACGTTCGGCATCGTCGAACGACCGTAAGGAGCGTGACCCTGATGTCTCTCACCACGGACGCCCCGGCGGTCCCCGCACCGGCCCGCGGGATGAACTCCTTCGGCGCGCTCAGCGAGCACCTGATGGCTGTTCTGGAGCGCGGCGGGGCGGACATGTCCAAGCTCGGCGTGCCTGCGCAGCCGGAGCCGGAAGACGGTCTGTGGGAGGACGTGAGTGTTCCGCAGGCCCGCGCACGGCGGAACTTGTGGAGGAACAGCATGACGGACGCGGCGCACGACGAGTACCTGCACTTCCGCTTCGAGCACTTGGACCCGAGCCAGAAGCCGAACACCTTGCGGAACTGGATGAGTTCACTGGTTGAGGCGAAGAAGCGCGAGGCGCGGCCGGAGGTCCTGAACCTGATCGTGCCGGGGAACATCGGCAGCGGAAAGACGGCTGCAGTGTGCGCGCTCGGCAACGAGGCCGCGGAGCAGGGCCTGGTCGTGCGGTTCGTGAAGCACGCCACCTACCTGACGTGGCGCCGTCCCGACTCCGCTCCGCACAACCTGACCGCGCACCAGGTGCGGGAGCGGTTCGTCACCTGCGATCTGCTGATTCTCGACGAGCTGTGCGGCGAGATGGACATGACCGCCACGGAGTTCGCCCGCAAGGAGACCATCGACCTGATCGACTCCCGGCTCGCGGCCGGCCGCGCCACGGCGTTCTCCACAAACCTGCGCAGCCGCCGGTCTGAGGAACACCCCGGCTTGGGTGTGGTGGATATCCTCGGCGAGCGGCTTCTGTCCCGGCTCGAAGCCTCCGCCCACCTCGTGAAGATCCACGGACCGGACCGACGGAAGCCGGAGAAGCCTCTCGACTGGTGACCGCGCCGAGAAATGCCCCCTTACGGGACGAAACTGACGCGGTGTGAATTACGTCAGAGCGTGCGAAGGAAAGACGCTATATCGTTTGGTCGACCCGGACGGCCATGAGCATACGTCGGCCGGGGCGACCCGAACGAAGGGATGGTGTCTTGTCGAACCTGCCGTTTTTGCGTGCCCGTAAGGGCAGGGCGAAGCAGCCGAAGCCGCTCACCGAGTCCGGAGTGCCGCCGCTCACCCGCTGGGAGTGCTTCGGCGCCGTCCTCACCTCGCTGCTCGCCGTCGGCGTCGGCGCCCTGGGCTTCTACGCGTCCTTCGACGCGGTCTCCCTCAAAGCGGTGTCCTGGGGATTCGATGACCCGTGGGTGCTGCCCGTGTCCATCGACTCGGCAATTCCCGTGTTCACCGCGGCCAACCTCTACCTGATCCGTATGGACATGGCTCTGGCGTGGGTGCGGTTCGTGCCCTGGGCGCTGAGCCTGATCACCTGCGCCCTGAACGTCGCCGCGGGCAACTCCCTGTGGGCGAAGGTCGCACACGGCGCGATCTCCCTGCTGTGGGTCGGCGTTTCCGAGATCGCCGCACACGCCTACGCCGTCCGCATCGGCGCCGCGACCGGCCGTCGCCGCCGCCTCGACAAGGTCCGCTGGAAGCGCTGGCTCCTCTCCCCGGGGCCCACGTTCGTGCTGTGGCGCCGCATGAACCTGTGGGAGCAGGAGTCGTACGACACCGCCCTCAAACTGGAGCAGGAGCGCCTGGTCTACCAGGCCAAGCTCCACGGACGGTTCGGCCGGAAGTGGCGCCGGAAGGCGCCGGTCGAGGCACTGCTGCCGCTGCGCCTGGCGCGCAACGGCATCCCCCTCGCCGAGACCGCCCCGGACGGGCTCGCCGCGGCCGGCATCGAGACCGCCGGGCCCTTCGCTGCTCTGCCCGCTCCCGCGGCACCGGTCGCCAAGCCGCTCGCGCCCGTCCCGGCTGCCCAGGCGACGCCCCGCCGGGTGACCGCCACCGTTCCCGCACCCACAGCGGCCCCGGCCTCAGTCCCAGCCCCATCCCCCGCGCCCGCTGCTCAGTCACCCGCCCCGACTCCGGCGCCGACGTCGACCCCGCTCACCGAGGCGCAGGTGTACGACATGATCAAGGATGCGATCCAGGCCCGCGACATAGACCGCTTCAACAGCGGAGACCTGACCGGCTCCGCCATCGGACGGGCGATGGGCCAGACCGCGCAGAACGGCCGCAAGGTCCGCCGCCGCCTGCTCTCCACGTACGCGGCCAAACTCCTGAACCAGACCCTGCCCGATAACTTCACGGTCGAGGACGTGATGACCGCAGCACGGCCGTAAGGCATGCTGCACCCACCCGCACCAACGCGGCGGGCACCCTCCACGGGGGTGCCCGCCGCCTGCATGATCGGACCGTTCATGAGACCGGAGATCCTGGCCCGGATCGCCGCCGCCCGTGCCGCACGCGACCTTTCCGACCTGGCCCGTCAGGCGGTCGGCGCGACAGCCGAGCCCGTCAGTTCCACCGAGCGCATCCGGCGCGCACGCGAACTGCGACAGATGGTCAACGAGTACGTGGACCGAGTCGTACTCGGCGAAGCCCTGGCCGGCGCCGACTGGCAGGAGATCAGCAAGGCGCTGAACCGTCGCGACCCGAAGACGGTCGAGGGGGAGTACGCGGACGCCGTCGCCGAGTGGAGCGCGCACGAGGACGAGGCCGACTCCGAGGACGAAGGCGCAGAGGACCTGGACGCCTGGTACGCCCGGCATCGCGAGGATCACGACCCTGACCTCGAAAAACCTGTCGCTGATCTGCTGAACAGGCATTGAGGCAGGCCTTCATGCGGGTAGAATGGTGCAGCAATGAGACTGTGAGAGCTTAACGGTTCAGCTGTCTCATTCTGCGCGGGCAGAGCAACCCGCGCGTCCCGAACGAAGGATCACCGATGCCTGGTATCACCACGCCCTTGCGTGAACGCAAGTCCCGCCGGCCGACCGGTCTCCCCAACCCGCCCATGATCGTGCTGTGCGGTCCGGAGAAATGCGGCAAGAGCCACGAGGCCGCCCGTGGTACCGGCTCCGACCTGATCGGCATCGCGTTCTGGATCGAGATCGGCGGGTCTGAGGGAACAGCCGACTACTACGGTCGAGTCCCTGGCGCCAACTACGAGATCGTTCCGCATGACGGCAGTTACCAGGACATCCTCGACGCCATCCGATGGGCCGTGCACCAGCCGCAACGCGTCGCGGGCAAGCCGAACATGATCGTCATCGACAATGGCTCCAACCTGTGGGACATGATCAGCGACGAGCAGGCCCTGTTCGCCCGGCGACGAGCCGTGAACAAGGCACAGGAGAGCCGTCGTCGCGCACCCAGCCTGGACGATCCGGTCGTCGTCGACCCTGACTTGTGGAACCGGGCCAAGGACAGGTGGGGCGAGATCCTTTGGATGCTCCGCCGCCACGCCGGGCCCGTGGTGATGATCGCCCGTCAGGAGGTTGTCACGGCCTTCGAGAACGACAAGCCCACCCGCAACACGACCCGGAAGATCAAGGCGGAGAAGAATCTCCCGGCCGCCGTCGACGCGATCGTGGAGATGCGCGGCATCGGTGATGCGTACCTGACGGGAGTGCGCACCCTGCACTGGGACGTGAAGCCCGGCGATACCGTCCCGTTCGAGGACTTCAGCATCGACGCCCTTTTGCGCCGTATGGGGTTCGAGGAAGCGGCCACACACCGTCAGGTCACCGAGTCGCGCCCGGAGGCCTACCTCGACGAGCAGCAGCCCACCCAGCCACCCCAGCCCCAGCGTGCTCAGCAGCGCCCCGCGGACAACGAGCTGACCGGCCCGAAGGCGGCCGCGCTCATCAAGAAGGCGCTGGAAGACCCGACCAACCCCGAGATGGCCCTGCAGGGCATCCGCGAGGAGTGGGGCATCCGCACCCTTCAGCAGATCCCCACCGAGTCCCGGCTCGGGAAGATGAGCGCGGACGCCCTGATCACCCGCTCCCTCGCGTACATCAAGGCACAGGCCGAGAAGCGCCAGCAGGGCGCGGGGGACAAGAAGCAGGGAGAGACGACCGGCACCGACGCCGGGCAGGCAGAGACGACCAGCACTCCGCCGGCCGCGGTCGAGCAGGACCAGGCGCGCGAGCACCGCGAGACGCCGCCGGAGTCCTCGGCGCCGGTCCCGCCCACGCCCGAGCAGGAGCCTCCGGCCGAAGGCGCCACCCCTCCGCCGCCGGACCCGCAGGCCGAGGAGCCGCCGTCCGCTGAGACACCCGAGGACACCAGCGCGGCCGAGGAGCCGCAGGACATCCCGGCCCGGCCCGCGGCCAGACGCGCCCCGAAGAAGAAGCCGAACGACCCGACGGAGTTCGCGCGCCAGGCTCTGCTCGACGAAGCCGAGGTACAGGCCCGCTTGAAGTTCACTACTCGGCGTGACCTCCTCCAGCCGATCTACGCGAACGGAGAGCCGGGTTTGGCTCAGCTCCGGGACTTCGTGCAGGGGCAGCGCGCCGAGGTGATCGCGCTCCTGGAGGAGAACGACCAGGCCGTCCTCGCCGACGTCTACCGGCGCGCGCCGATGCCGGATCTTGGTCTCGCTAAGAAGTTCGCCCCCTACTTCGACAGCGCGCCCGCAGGGCAGTGAGGTGACGCGCGCCCGGGGCCCCTGGGGCGCGCCCACCGCTCTCGCGCGCCTCCCTCCCTGCGTCACCTCACCTCACCTCACGGGGCGCGCGGCGCGCCCTGCCCCCGCCTGCAGACGTGCCTCCGGTCGGTGGCCGGCGCGCCCGTGATCGCCTCCCGGGGCGCGCCCGCGCCATCCGACGCGCGCCATACGGGACCCAGGGCGCGCCTCCGTGGGGCGCGCCGCGCGCTGATCTTGGCGTGCCTGCGAACCCTCGCGATGGCGCGCGCCGGGGAAGGGCGCGCCCCCGATCGGCGCGCAGCGCGCCCACCGATTCGCGCGGCGCGGCGCGCTTGATCTCGACCGGCGCGCCCACGCCTGCGTAGCCGCGCGGTATGGCGCGCTCAGGACGGCGCGCCCCTCGGAGTCGATGACGCGCGCCCTGTGACCTGCGAATTCATCGAGGCGCGCCCGGTGGGCTGCGTGGCGCGCGCATGCCTGGCGCGGGGTGAACGGGCCAGCGCAGCGCGCGGCGAGTACGGCGCGGGTCCTCGAGCGCGCCGTCGACCGCGCGGTCCGGCCGCGCCGCGCGGCGCGGGTACTGATCGAGCGCGCGCCGGTTCCCCTCGAGCGCGCGCCAGTGGCGCGCCTGGCCGGGCCGCTCGCGCGCGCCCGGAGACGACGAAGGGCGCGCCCCAGGCGCGCCCTCTCTCCACGATCCGGCCGGTGTCGCGCGCCCTTACGGCGCGCTCCGCCCGGCGACACGGCGGACCGCTCGTGCGTCTCGGCGCGCCTGCTTCTTCCCTTCCATCAGCTCCTCGCGGACCTGGCGCAGGAGACTCGACAGCTCCTCGGGGTGCTGCTGGCCGAGGAGACGGAGCGCGCGCAGTCGGACGTTCGGCTCGCTCGGCATCCGGCCGTGGCGCGCCTCGGCGTACTGGATGGCGTACCGCAGGAAGCGCGCTTCCGCCAGGACCCGGTCGCGGAACTCCTTGACCCGGGCATCGCGCGCCTTGCGGCTTTCGCCAGCCGCGGCCGACGGCAGGAACCGGGCCGGTTCCTCCATCATCAGACGGCAGATCGCCTCAGCCCTGCTCGCTACTCTCGGTGAGCGGAAGGCGAGAGCCTGCACCCGCCGCGGCACCGGTCCTGTGACCGGCTGGTCGCGGACGAACGCTGTCCACCGACGGGCGAACGTCTCGTCGTCGAGCGCGGCGAGCTGTTTGGCTTCCTCGTGTGCGAGGTCGTCGACGACGTCCTCGTACGGACGCGTGGCCGCCTGGAGAGCTGCCCGGAACGGAGCGATGCGGGCCGCCTGCTGGTTCTTGCTCTCGCCCTCCTGGCGGGGCATGAAGCTGCGCACCCGCTTGAGGGCCAGCTCCAGCGCATCGAGGGTCCGCGGAGCCATCTGAGGGGAGAGCAGTGCCGCGCCTTGGACGTCGCGTGGGGCGCCGGTCTTGGACCCGCCGGTGACGTACTGGACGACCGCGTTCATCAGGCCATCGGGAGACATGCCTGACAGGCGTTTGATCTCCGCCTCGATCTCCTGTGCTTCGGCCATGCGGTCTGTTCCTCCTCGGGTTGGGGGGCCCGCTGCTCTCGGCGCTGCCGGGGCAGCAAGAGGTGGCCGTACCGAGCTTTGCGACAGCGTGTGCCGGCTCATCGCTGAGCAGTGCTCCCCGGCCCCGAGTGCTCTGCACGCACCCGGTGGTCTCGATGCCTGGTGTCAGGCGCGTCCCTGGAGAAGGGTCACCGCGGTGTCCGAGAATCCAATGACGCCTGACGGCTATCTCAACGCTGTTGTCGCGGCAGCGGTACGGCCACCTCGAGTGCTGATGGTACCCGCCGGCGAAGGGCCGGGCAGGTGCCCTGGGCGCTATTCGGCCTGCTGAGCCGTTTTCTTGGTGGTCAGGGCCTCGATCATGGGGGCGAGCTTGCTCGGCTTCCAGACGAGGTCGTAGGTCGTCTGTGAGGCCGCCAGGACGCCGAGGAGGGTCGCGGCTGTGAGCTGTCCGTGCTGGAACTGGGCCCATCCGCCGTCTGCTGCCACGGCGAAGACGCCGGCGACGAGCGCGGCCACGACCGCCACGGCCTTCTTGTACTTCGCCGACCAGGCGGGCTTCTGCACCACCGCGGTGAGGAGCGGCAGCACGGCGCCCACCTGGGCGCCGTTGGAGAGGGATTCGAGCGTCTGCGACATGAGGTCCTGCCCTTCAACGAGGTTGTGTGTCGGGCGGACTGTGCGCGAGGCGGCCTCCTTGCGTCGCGTGCTGGATCAGCCGTCGGGCCCGTCGCCCAGGTCCTCGGCAATCTCACGGGGCGCGGCTGGGGCGGGGTGCTCGTAGAGCTTGAGGAGCAGGGCGCGGAGCTGGTGGATGTACTCGACTGCCGCGGCCTTCCACCGCCGCCACTGCCTCTGTTCCTCCTCCAGGCGCTCGACGCGGTTTTCCAGGGTGGTCACCCGCTCGAGCGTCTGTGTGTTCGTCGCCCGCTGCTGCTCCAGGAGTTGGGTGAAGCCCTGGACCATGGTCTGCACCGAATCCACGGTGGTGGTCTTGCGGTTGTTGCTCCGGTACACCAGCCACGCCCCGCCCAGCACGCCCGTCATGCCGAAGAGGGGGGAGAGGACAGGCGCCAGAGAGGTGAGCCACTCCACGAGCGCCTCCTCGGTCATCGGTCGTCAGGTAGGGGTGCGCGGGAGCCGGGACCTGTTGAGGTCCGCGGCTCCCCGCAGCCCGGAACGCTGCACCACGCCGGGCCCTTACGTCTCGGCCTCCTCGAGCCGCGTCGTCTCGGCGGACGTGGGGCCGACACCGGCGACGGCATTCCAGCCCATTCGGATCGCGTTAAGGATCTCGTCGTCCGTGATGGCTGCGGCCATGGCCGTGGGGTCCGTGGCGCCGCCGGCGGCAGCGGCGGCGGCCGCGGCCGCCGCAATCATGGGTGGCGAGGCGACGATGCCGACCATCATCTGGGCGGCCTGCGGTTCGGTGGGGCTGAGGACGGTCTTCGAGAGGTTCCAGCGGGCGGGATACCCGGGAGTGTCCGGGGGTTCGGCGAACACTTCCTGCGCGATCATCGCGATGGCCATGCGAACGCGGGGCAGTAACGTCGGCTCTGTGGCGAGACCGCAGATGGCTTGCAGGGACAGCGGTAGAGCAGGCATGGCGGAGGCTCCTCACTTGGTGTAGGTGACGCGGAGCTTCGGCGGGTTGGTCTGGCCGTAGCCCCGGGCGCGGCCGTAGTACGTCAGGCCGGAGGTGTTTGGGTCCAGGGCGATGCCCCGCCACTTGGTGGAGTCGAACACCGATGTGATGTCCACCCACTTGCCCTCGTTCTTCGCCCAGGAGATCGTCTTGGACTCGGGGTCGCAGGAGAACGTGGACGGTCGCGATGTGAAGCCGTGGGCCTTGATCACTGCCTTGCCGCCGCTGTTGTTGTACCAGTGATCGAAATACAGGTAGACCTCGGCTTTCTGGATGGTCGCGCCGGACAAGTCGGTGCCCAGGGCGGACGAGAAACCAATGAGACTGGCCTGCATGCCGTTGGTCGAGCTGTAGTAGCCCTGGTAGCAAGAGTTCCCGTAGTACGAGTTGTACGAGCCGCGGGCGGCGTACGAGCCGGACCAGGTGGCGTTGTACGTCTTGGTGTACTGGATGACGGGCGGGGTGGCTGTGCCGCCTCCGGTGTTGTAGCCGCCGGTCTTCGGGATCTCGGGGCCGATGTCCTCGACGATGAAGTAGCAAGTCCTGCCGGTGGTGGGCAGGCCGAGTTCGAACGTCGTGCCGCTGGTGCTGCCCTCGTTGTTGAAGCTGAGCAGGAACCGGTGCAGGCCTGCACCGAGTGCGCTTGCCGGCGCGATGTGCTCCAGCTCGGCCGTCCAGTACCGGCCCGTGTGCGACGGGGTGAGGATGCAGTGCTGGCGCAGCGTCGAATTGATCGTGGGTGTGGACGCCCCACCGTCCCGGAGGTAGACCCGGGCCTCACCGTCGTTGGCGGTGTCGAAGTCGGCCGTGGCGTGGAACTTGATGCGGTACATCCGGCCGGCGACGAGCGTGGCAGGCAGCTCGAAGTAGCCGATCTCCGTGCCGGTCGACGTCACGGTCGTGGCCGGCACGCCGTACGCGATGATGCCGCGCGGCCGCTGGTCGAGGATCGTGAGTAGGTCGTCGCCGCCGATGGTCAGGCCGTCGGCGATGGCCATCGCCTGAAAGCCTGCCTTGCCCTCCTGGTCGATCGTGGCGACGGGAACGCCGTCAGCGGAGAGGGTGAGGTAGTTGGGGCGCCCGGTCAGGAGCGCGACGGCTTCCTCACCCGCCTCGTCGAACAGTTGCAGCCCTATGGGCGACAGCTCTGCCCGTGCCCCAGCGAAGCCGGAGGCGGTCACGAACTTGGCGTCGGCGTTGTCCCACAGCACGCTGCCAGCCGTTGACGTGACGGACTTGATGCGAACAACTACCTGTGTTGTGCCCGAGGGCGCAGCTACCGCAGAGACTCCAGAGATACGAGTCCAGGCGCCCAGGGTCGCCAGGCCCGTGCCGGTGGTTATGACAGCGGCGTCCAGCGGAGTGCCCGAGGCGTCGCGCCATTCCGCGTAAATGCTGATGCGGTCGCCCACCCAGTCGGTGGACGCGAAGTAGTCGACCGCGAGATACATCTTCTGGCCCGGCACTGCGGGAATCGGACCGACTAGCAGCATGTCCGGGGGCGACGCCGCGTTCACGCGGAGGGCTTGCGCCGTGCCGTTTCCTCCGGCGACGACGGTCCAGGCCGTGCTCCCCGCTACCCGTTGAGCGGACACGGCTCCCTCGAACGAGGGGTCGGCGATCAGGTTTCCGTCGGTGCCAAGGGATAGGCGGTCGGCGGTCAGGGAGCCAGCCTTGATGTGGGTGGCGTCGATGACTCCGGCGGCGATCTTCGTAGCCGTCACGCTGTTCACGGCGAGCTTGTCCGCGGTCACCGCGAGCGCGGCGAGCTTGTCCGTCGTGATGGCGAGTGACGCGATCTTCTCGGCGGTCACGGCCAGGGCGACGAGTTTGTCCGTCGTGATCGCCCCGGCGAGGATCTTCGGTGCGGTGATCGCCCCGTCCGCGATCTGCACGCCTGGCACGAGGGGGCGTAGCGCGGCGTTGTCGAACCAGGCGTCGCCCGCGGTGGCGCTGGCGGCCTGAAGTCGGATTGCGGCCCGTACGGTTCCGGCCGGGGCAGTGGTCGTGCCGGCGAGCCGAGTCCATGCTTCCCGTACGACGGTGGTCGTGCCGATGACGCCGTAGCCGAGGATTGCTCCGGCGGCGTCCTCCCAGCGGGCGTGAATGTTGACGGAGGACCCCGCCCAGTCCGCGGAGAGGTAGTAATCCGTGGCGAGGTGGAGCTGGTCACCGGCCAGGCACGGGATCAGGGTGAGCGGGATGTCCCGGAACACGGCGGTGGCGGACCGAGAGTCGATCTTGAGGGAGGCGGCCGAGCCGTTGCCGCGCGTCTTGTCCTGCGAGGCGTACGACAGGCCCACCACCAGGGAGGCGGCGACCGCTCCCTCGAAGCTGGGGTCGGGCAGGATGTTCGTCCCGCCAACGACGGTCAGTTTCTCGGCCGTAATGGCGCCGGCCGCCACGGCGTTCGCGGTGACGGAGTTCGCGGCGAGTTCCTGCGCCGTGACCGAGTTCGCTTGCAGCTCTCGGGCGCTGATCGCGTCGGCCGCGACCTTCCCGGCCGTCACGGAGTCCGTGGCGAGCGCCGCGGTGGTGACCGATCCGGCCACCAGATTTACGGAGTCGACGATGCCCGTCTTGAGGGCCTCGAGGGTCACACAGTCGACCTGCATGACGCTCGTCGACGTCGTTCCCTGGCCCGCATAGTTGAGCCAGATGTACGGCGCGATGAACCGGACGTCGGCGTGCGCCAGGCCCGCGGCCCGGGGGTCGTTGTTCGGTCCGGCCGAACCGCTCACCCCGGCCGCGGCCCGGTCCTTGATGAAACCGATGACCTGCACCCAGCCGTCGGCCTGTGCGATGGCCTTGCCTGACGCGGCGACGTAGTAGTGCGAGTTCGCGCTGCCGTGGACTCCGTCGCGGTTGACCAGGGTCACGCCGTCGGCAGCGATACCGGCGACGCCGATATAGAAGGAGTTGGAGGCGCCGGCCGTGAGGCGGACACGGGCACTGAGCCGGTACAGGACGCCGGGCTCGTACGGGATGACCGTGTTCCCGAGCAGCCGGGCGAAGCCCGCGGCCTCGCCGACGGTCTGTCCGGTAGGAGCGTCGGCGATTCCGGACTTGTGGGTCCAGGTGGCGCCGGTGCCCTGCGCGTTGACGGTCCAGGCCGCCGGGTCGCCCATCGCGTCGACGTAGCGCTGTGCTGCACTGTCGCTGAGCGCGCCGCCGAGGGCGTTGATCGTGACGGCGCCGTCCGCGATCTTCCCGAGAGTGACCGCGGCCTTGGCGAGCTTCTCCTCCAGGACCGCGCCATCGGCGAGGGCGGCCGCCCCTACTGCTCCAAGGGCGATCTTCGCCTGAGTGACTGCGCTCTCGGCGAGCTTGACCTCGGTGACCATCCCGTCGACCAGGTCCTGCTCTACGGCCTGCCGCGCCTTGCCAGATACGCCCACGGATGGGGCGCTGACGAGGCCCGCGGTGTTCAGGGCGACGAGGCGTATCCATCGCTCGTCATAGCCCTCCAGCGCAAGGGAGACACTGCCGCCGGTGACGTCGACGATGGCCGCGGCGAGCGTGGTGGCGTCTGGGGTGAAGTCGGCGGCCGCGCCGACATGCACCTGCATGGCGGCGAAGTCCGTCGGCGGGGCGTTGGAGTCGTCCCACCAGCCATCCCAGGTGACGGTGAGGCCGGACAGTGCCGACGTCACCGTCGGGGCGCCGGGCGTAGGGGGCGCGGCGGCGGCCGCGGGTTCGGGGACGAGCGCGATCCCGCCGTCCGGCTGCACACCGACCGATCCGGCGAGCGTCCCGTCCTCGGTGTAGATGTCGAGGGTGCCGCCCTCGACGCTGGTGTACGCGGCCTTGGAGGTGCGCTCGAGGTCCTTCAGGCGCCGGTCATAGTCAGCCAGGAGCGCAGCGAAGCGCTTGGCGTCTGACTGACCGTCCAGGAAGTTGACCATGGCGCGGGATGGTCAACGGTCCAGGTGGTTAGTGTCGCGTCCTGGCTAGTAGTGGAAGCTGTCGGACCTTTTCAGGGTGAGGGTGATGAACCCGTCCGCGCTGATCTCGTCGGAGATGATGCGGTGCCATACGTCGATGTCCCCGACCCACGGGACGTGCACCTGGACGCGGATGTCATCGCCGAGGGACCAGGACCCGAACCGGGCGTTGGGGTGGTCGATGATCTGGATGGCGGGGATCTGGAGGGCGGCCGTGCGGCCGGCGAGTTCCTTCGATGCCCTCTTGCGCAGCGCGTCGGCCGAGGACAGCGTCTTGTCGGTGACGGTCGCCACCCGGCGCAGTCGCCGCCCCTGTGACCAGCCGTGGGAAGAGAGGTCTGCCACTTGGATGCGCTTCATCTTCTGGCCTTCGCCGCGCCCCAGGACGATGACCTCGTTGGCGTAGTCCTCACCCATGCCCTCGGGTTTGGCGATGGCGGCGATGTTCTCGCCCTGCGCGAACCGGAGGTCGGTGCGCTTGCGGCCGAGTCGGGGCGTGCCCAGCCTCAGCCGGTGGGTAATGGTGTTGCTGGTCGAGTCCTTCCAGGCGTGCGTCTCGATCCAGTCGAACATGAACTGATTGACCATGGTGTCGAGGGTCTGGCCACAGTCGGGTGCGTCCCACCAGGCGAGTTCCCACGGGTCCTCGCCGTCGGCGGTCCCCAGCAGCTCCCCCTTGTCGTGGGAGTCGATGACCAGGCCAATATCCCCGTTGGGCTTCGACTGGACGTGCGACCAGATTTTGCGGAAGGCGTCATACACGTCGATGCGGGGGCCGCCGTACGACTTGGGGGGCTTGGGCACCTTCCGCTTGGGGTTCGATCCGTCAATGTATCCGTCGTGATTCTTATCTTTGCCCGCGTATGGGTCTTTTGGCGTGATCTTCTTGCCGGAGATGATGTAGCCCTCGAACGGGATGCCGTGCGGATACGTCGAGAACCCCTCACAGTTGACCGTCGCCTGCGCCCCGTCGTACGCGGTCTTGGTGACGACGCCGCCCCACCGGATCGCGCCGTCTACCTCGAGGTACAGCTTCGTGCTCCACTCCTGCAGGATCGGGTCCCCGCTCGGGCCGAGCATCCGCGCGTACTCCGGATCAATGGTCCCGGCCATGGCGCCCGGCCCTGAGAGATCCCGCTTCGGATTTGAGGACAGAGTGAACGGCACCTGCCAGTCCAGCACCTCCTCGGTGAGCGCGTCCTGCGCGATGAAGCGCCACCCGGTCGCCACGCCTCACACCTCCTCGTCGTCCGGGCTCTCGACGAACTCGACATCGGCGATGATCGAGGTGTTGGCGTCGACGGACACGTCGCCCGTCGGGCTCTTGTACATGTACGTCTGCACGGACAGGGTCTGCGTGGTGCCGCGCAGCGCGCTGGTGATGGCGTAGTTGTCCGCGAGGACGATCGTGGAACGCCGGGTGTTGTTGCCCTGGTCGTCGTCGATGCCGGTGTCCTGCCCGAGAAGGGAGCCGAACTTGGTCTGCATCCGCGCGAACACGTCGGCCTTCGTCATGCGGAAGCCCGCGAACGTCATCACGATCTTGGCCCGGGTTGCCCACGACGGCACGTCGATGTCCCAGGACGCCACGCCGGGCCAGTTGTGCCACTTGTTGTCGGAGTAGGCCAGCGTTGACAGGCTGTCGGGGAACGCGGTGTAGAGACGTCGGTCCCGGCGAGGGCTGACCATGTCCCGCAGGTCCTTGATCATCGCTTGGGTGATGGCCGAGGTGTTCGCGGGGATGTCGATGCGGGCCAGGGTGATCGCCGAGTCGTTGGGACGGACCTGTCTGACGTCGGTAACCGTCTTGGCCACTCCGGAGATGATCCGCGTGAAGATGTACGGCCCGACCACGGGGTCCGAGGGGTTCGGCCAGGTCTCTCCGTAGGAGTACGGGTTTTCGACCCGGGCCACGACCAGGTCCGAGCGGGCAGACGTGCCGGTCCCGGCGACGTTGACCGTGTCCGACGTCGGCAGTCGGCCCGCGTACGCCTGGTACGTCGACCCGGTGGCCCGGTTGATGATCGCGCATGCTCCGGGGCGTACCTGGATCTGGGCCGCCGGCGACGACAGCGCCTTCACGGCCAGGTCCCCGGAGCCGACCACCCCCTGCGCACCGCCGAACGCTGCGTACGCCAGAAGCCGCGCCACCTCACTGCTGTGCTCGGCGCCGCCCTCGGTGAACCACGGCACGCTGTCCCACGCCATCTCTGCTTCTCCTCGCTGCTGGTCCTGGTGGACAGCGGAGGATCACGGGCCTGTCGCGCTTATGTCGCGTCCTGGTGGCCTACAGGTAGGCGTAGGCGTCGCGCCAGGCCACCGTCATGAACGCCGTGGCGGTTGCGTCGGTGCCGCGCAGTACGAAGTCCTGCCGGCCGGGCGGGATGAGCAGGTCCTCGAGCAGCGGTGAGCCCCTGGTGAGGAGGCCCGCAACGCTTCCGCTGCCGCGCAGGACCGTGCGGACCCACGGCCGCGGGTCGACGGTGACCTTCTCGCCCGCCTTGAGCGTCAGGTTCAGGCCCAGCTTCCACCTGCCGACCAACTCGCACACCGGTTGGGAGATCGGTCCGGTGATGGTGATGACCGGCCAGGCCGGGCGGTTGCCGCGCACGACGATCTCGCCGGGGACGCGCACGCTTCCCTCGCCGATCATCGTCAACGGGTCCTTGAGCGGGCCCACGATGCCGCGGTGCGGGGGCGGGGCCATATCGACGCGCACGCTCTGCTCGACGTCGTCGAAGCTGCCCGTGTGCGCCGTGGCGAACGTGGCGACGACGGGCGTGTACCCCTGGCGCGTCAGCTTCGACGCTGCCTTCGCAAGCTGGCGCGGCCGCCCGTACCAGCGCCGTGCCCGGCCGCCCTGCGTCGTCGACAGCACTGCGGGCGTGGCCATGCGGTCGCGCACCGCCTTCGCGTCCCACGCCTGCTTCATGACCGATACCGCGTCCAAGTTCGCCCCATGCCGGTCAAGCAGGGTGCTTCCGGCGTCGACGGTGTCGACTCCGACCTCGAACGTGATGATGGCGCCCGTGGTGTAGTCCTGGCCGTGCCGGATACCGTCCTCCCGCGGGAGCGGGGTGTCGCCGGCCGTGATGTCGGTGTCCTTCACCTCGAAGTCGTCGAGCAGGTAGTACCCCGTCCGCTCGGTCCCGAAGGTGAAGGCGGCGCCCGGGTGAACACCGTTCGCGCTGTACGTCAGCTTGAATTCGCCCTCAGCCAGAGGCATACGCACCTCCCAGTTTGATGCGGCGCAGTTCGAACATCGCGTCGCCCAATGCCTGGCTCGGGCTTGTGGGGGCGCTGGTCATGTTCAGGTTCAGGTCACCGCCGACGAGCGGAGTGGACGCCGGGGCGGTGCTCGCGCGGGGCCTGGTCGTGGTCAGGCTGGAGCTGCGCACGCCGCCGGCCGCGTACTGGCGGAGGGCGCCCTGAGCGAAGTACACGACCTGTCCGCCGAACATCTGCGCAACGCGCTGGAGGATGGCCTCGCTGCGCTTGCGCTTGCCGGGGGCCAGAGGGATGTAGGCCTCCCCCTGAGTCTCCGGCTCATTCCATATGCGCATTTCGCCCGGCCGCCCGATCTGCGCAATGTGCCGCTCAGCCCCGGCCGCGAACGCCTTGATGCGGTTGGTCGCCGCGCGGATGCCGCCGTTGGCGTAGTGCACGATGCCGCCGTCCGCGTGCGTCCGTACGACGGCCGGCTTCCCTGACTCGGTGTACTGCACCGTGACGTTGACGGTCTTGCCGGTGAGGCCGTTGATCGCTCCCTGGATGCGCTGCACATTGGCCAGCGGCGACGCAGTCGGGGCGGTGATCCTCACCGTCTTGCCATTCGAGCCGTCGACGGTCTTGATCTTGTATCCAAGGTCTTTCAGCGCCTGCTGTGCGGTCTTCGTCGGTGCCTTGACGTCGATGCTCTTGCCCTTGGGCAGGCCCGCGACCTTCTCCTGGACACTTTTGAGGTCGCCCGCGGCCTTCTGGATGATGGCCTGGACGGTCACCTTCTTCTTGTCCGGGGCGTTGGCGATGTCCGCGGCCAGGGCTGCGATGTTCACGCGCGCGCCGCCGGTGGGGGCGGTGACGCTGACCTTCTTGGACCCCGGAACCTTCGTCACGGTGAAGCCGAGGGCCTCGAGCTGCTGCCGGGCCGCGGCGGTGGGCGCATCAATCTTGATCGACTTGCCCGGCTTGATGCCCTCGAGCTTGCTGCGCAGGCTGAGGATTTCGGCCGTCGCCTGCGGGATTCCCTGGGCGGTGACCAGGGTGGTGATGGTGTCCGGGACGAACCCCATCTGGTCGGCGAGCGCCTTGGCCTGCTCCTTCGGGATGCCGAGGTCCCTGGCGAGAGCGATGGCCTTTGCGCGGGACTGCTCCATGGCGGTCTGGCTCTTGTCCATCGCTTCGGACATGGGCATCAGGCCCTGTTCCCCGGCTTCCTTCGCCCGGGTCGCCACGGCCAGCATGTTGTCGCGCAGTTCCGTGAGCTGGCTGTTGAGGGTCTGGCCGTTCTTCGTCGAGGTGTCGACCAGGTTGTCGTTGCCGACGAGTGCCTTGCCCCAGCCGTCCGCGTTCTCGATGTTCGACTTCATCGTGTCGTCGATCTGGAGCATCACGGCGTTGAGCTGGGCCTCGGCGTCGTGGAAGCTCTGCGTGTTGCCGTTGAGCGCGTCCAGTGCCCGCTTGAGGGCGTTGACCCGCTCGTCCGCCGACTTCGTCTTGTCGCCGAACGTCTGCACGGCCGCACCGAGACGGTCGTAAGCGGAGTTGCCGGTGGTGCCGGAGTTGTTGATGGCGTCGGCGAGTTCCTTGTGCTTCTTCGCGGCGTCCCCGAGCTCGCCCTTCACAGTGCCGAGAGCATCCCTCGCGCGGATCGCTGCGAGGCCCTCGTCGTCCCATGCCTGCGCGGCACCGGACGCGGTGGTCACCCATACCTTGTGCGCGTCGGCCGTCGACTGAAGGTCCTTCTGCAGGGCGTCGAGGGTCGTGCCCTGGCCGAGATAGGCGTTCGTCAGCTCACCGAGGCTGACGCCCGCCTTGGACATCATGTCGACCAACTTGCCCTTGCCGTCGGCCAGTTCCGTGTCCTGTAGGAGCTGAGCGGCCTGGGCCCTCACGTTGGCGTCGATCGCGCCACCGGAGGCGACCAAGGCGTCCGTGAGGGACTGCACGCGCTCCTTGTGGGCCTGAGTGGCGCGGGCCGCCTCTTCCTGCCGTGAGGCGAGGAGACCGAGACCGATAGTGACGCCGGCGAGCGCGATACCGAGCGGGCCGCCTAGGGCCGAGGTGATACCACCGATGGCCCGGGAGGCGACGCGGTTGGCCGCGCCGATCCCGCGCATGGCTCCGGTGAAGCGGTTCCCCTGCGCTGCGGCCCCCGAGTAGGCGAGGCCCATCCGCTGCCACATGGTGATCTGCGGGCCAAGGACGCCGGGGCCTAGGCTGCCGCGCATCGTCGTTCCGAGTCCACGCACGGAGGTGCCCGCGGCCGTGACGGAGGTACCGAAAGAGCGGACCATGTTCCCGACGGCCGTGACCACCTTGAGGGCGAGCATCGTGCCGAGGAAGGTCGCCAACACGGTGTTCGCGCCGGGAATGACGCTCATCAACGTGTTGAAGACGTTCAGCAGTCCACTGAACGCCACGAGCAGGACCCCAAGCCCGGAGCCGGCCGCCGAGAGGTTGCCGATCGCCGTGGCGACGTTCGAGATGACGGAGATGACTGCCGGACCGACGGTCTGTCCGAGGGCGCTGAAGAAGGTGCCCAAGGCCGGCATCAGCTCGGTGCGGATCTGGCGGACCAGGTCGAGGATTCCGCCGTCCTTCATGGACCGGCCCATCCCGCGCATGAGGTCGCCGAACAGGGCGTTGACCTCGTGGATGACCGGCGCAGCGTCGGAGAAGAACTGCTGCATGGCCTTCTGGCCTGCGCCCGAGTTGGCCCAGCGCTCGAACCGCAGCATGCTGCCTTCGAGGCCGTTGAGCAGCGCATTGCCGGTGTCCATTGCGGCCCGGCCGACGCCACCGAAACCCGCGATCAGGCTGCCGGTCGTGCGGCCGAGTTGAGCGGCCTTGTCTCCGGCGTGATCGAGGAATTTGGCGAGGCTGCCGGTCTCCCGGCCTGCCTTCACGGAGGCGCGGAACCACTGGGTCATCCGCTCGCCGCCGCGGGCGACGCGCTCGACGAACGGCCCGCTCGCCACCAGGAAGTCCTTGGTAGCGGACCCCACGTTGGCGAGACTGTCTGTCAGGTGCCCGAGGACCCGCGAGTTCGTCGACGCGATGGTCTTGAAGTCCTTGCGGAACGGACCCGTCTGCATGGCCTCGGCGCCACGTTCCGCGAGGCTGCCCATCTGGGCGGCGGAGTCGCCGAGGGCGTCTTCCAGGAGCGGAAAGACTGACTTCGCCAGGGGCTTGATGTCGTCGGCGACCTTGGAGAAGAACCGGTCGCTGACCGACATGCGGACCTTGCTCCACGCCCCTTGCAGCGAGGAGACGGCCTTGACGGCGTCGCGGGCTGACGGAGAGAGCTTGTCCAGCGCCTCCTGCAGCTTCTTCTGCTGCGCCTCGGTGACCTTGCCGTCCCGCGCGAGCATCTGCTGCGCGGCCGCCGACTGCTTGAGCGCTTCGCCGAACCCACTGAACGCGATCTTCGTCCCGATCGCCGCGGAGCCTGCCGCGGCGATCAGCCCGGGTATCGCGCCGAGGACACCGACCGCGGGCGCGGCCGCTGAGACGAGCGCGGTGAGGCCGGCGCCGTACTGGCCGATGAGGGCGACCGCGGGCTCGAGCAGGGAGACGATCGCGCCGATGCCGAGCATCCGCAGTGAACCGCGGCCGCGGCCGGGCATGCGCATCTGCACTGGCACGTTGACCGGGTTCCGGTCGGCCTCGCCCTGGGCGCCGGTGATCAGGTTCCGCAGACCGCTGAGCAGTCCGCCTCTACGCTCCCCGTCCCCGTCGCCGTTGGGGCGCACGGGGAGGTTGAGGTCGGCGTCGTCGAGACGGCGGCGGATTCCGTCGATCTCGGCGCGGAACCGCTCCTCGTCGACCCTGACCTTGACGGTGGCGGTGACGCCCTTGGACGCCTCCTTGACGACGTCCTTGAGGCGGCGTCGCAGCCCCTTGGCGTCGACCTCCACCTTGATCTTGGCGGCCAGCCCCTCGGCGGCCGATTCGACCTCGGTGCGGAGCTTCGCTGCGAAGCCTGCAAGGTCGGCGACGACCGGCACGTCGAGGCGACCGGCCTGCAGGCCCTCAGCCACTGCGGATCATTCCTCTCTGCATGGCGGCCATGAGCATTTGCCGGTGGCCGGTCATGCGGGGCGCCTGCTGCTCCGGTGGGGGCTGCGCTGGCGGCGGTGCGGAACCGCCGCGCTGGCGCCCTGCGCTGCTGGAGCGGGGCGGGCGGATGACGTGGGTCGGCTCCTCACGCCGCTTGTCTGCGGCCAGGAGCCCGACTTCGTCGACGATCAGGGCCAGGAGTTCCAGGACCTTGGTCCAGCCCCCAGCAGGGGCGGAGCGGACCTGGGAGTCGTCTGGCAGTCCGTCGACGAGGGAGATCAGCCGTCGGACTCCGAGGAATCCGGGCTGTCCTGGTCGGAGCCAGACGCGTCGGGCGTCGATCCGGTGGTATCGGGAGAGGTCGGCTTCGACGTCTGCGAATCGTTCGCGGAGGAGTCGGCCGACCGAAAGAGTTTCCCCAGCTCCACCCCGTAGACGCGGGTCAGAGCGGTCGTCAGACGGACGTAGTCGCCGATGTACGGGCGCTGCTTGAGGAAGTCCTCATGCTGGTCGCGGAGGAGGACGGCGTACGTCTCCCGGATCGCGGCGAGGAACTTCCGCGGCAGGGACGGGCGGCGGAACAGGGCGGTGACGACCTCGGTGATTCCCGCGTCACCTTCGGCGGAGTCGATGACGTCGCCGAGGAGCCCGACCAGGTCCAACTCGTCCGAGAGGATCGGGTCGAGGGCTTCGGCCGGCAGTTCCGCGGGGAAGATGAACTGCTCTCCGCCGAACTTGACCGGGATGCCGTCGGGGTACTGGACCTCACGGCGTTCCGCGTCCAGGTCGATGACGTACGACATGTGCGTGACCTCTCGTGTCTGCGTAGCTGAGTCGCGGGGGTGCGGCAGCGCGCGGACAGTGGCAAGCCGTCAGGGCTTGTGTCGCGCGCTGCCGAGAGAGGTCACGCCGTCAGGTCGAACGCCGGGTCGTCGGTGATGACATACCAGGCGTCGAGGTCGTCGCCGCCCTGGACGGCGAGGCGCAGAGGAAGGACGGCTTCCTTGGTCTTGGCGAGGTCGCCGGAGACGCCTTCCATCTGCATGCAGCGCGGAAAGACGAACCGGTAGTGCTTGCCGCCGTCGATGACCTCGACGACGGCCATCACCTCGGTACGGCCGCCGATCTTCGGCGGGGAGAACTTGTAGTGCTTGACACTGGTCTGGCCGGCCACGGTGATCTCGCTGATCTCGCCGCCGCCGTACACGGCCTTGAAGTTCTCGCCGGACCACTGCTGCAGGTCGATTTCGATCGTCGCCGCGTCCGTGGTCTGGAAGGTCCGGGTCGGGTAGGAGGACTGGGCACTTCTGACTTGCTCGAAGTTGGGCTCGGTGTTGAACTTCAGGCTGTCCTCGGTGGAAAGGCCGCAATTTCGGAGGGCTTCGGGCATCGCCGACGTGGCGTCGGCCGGCGCCGTGGACCCGACAGGTCCCAGGTAGATCCGAGTGACTGCGGGGATGACGATCTGGTTGCTGTTGGCTTCGCCTGCCATGACGTGCTCTCCAAGGGGGTCCGGTGGTAAGGCCGGGCCACCTTGGAGAGCCGAGGTGGTTAGCGTCGCGTCGTCAGGGGTGGAGGGTCACGGAGAGGTTCAGCAGCCATCGGGGTTGGCCGTCGACGAGTGGTGACCAGAGGAGGAGGCCGGAGGGTTTCACGCCGTTGATGACCGGCTGGCCGGGCGTGTGTGGGGCCTCGACGATGCTCTGGGCGGCCTGCGCGCAGCCGACGAGGATGCGCCGGAGTTCGGCCTTGCCCGGCCAGCCGCCCGGGTCTCCGTGGACCTCGAGAGTCACCTCCGGAGCGGTGGCCCATCGGAAGTCGCGGAGGTCGCCGCCGGGGCCGTGGCCGATGACCAGGTGCGGCCACGGCGCTTCGGCGATGCCGGATACTCGTCCGGGGCCGCCGAGGGCATCGGCGGCCTCGGCGCTCTGCTGGAGCCAGGCCAGGAGAGCGGATACCGGGTCGGCGTCCGCGAGGGTCAGCTCGGTCATCAGGTGCGAGCGGTGAAGCCCTGACCGCGGAGACGGCGGGCGTAGTCCGGGGAGACGATGATCTCGGCGCCGGGCGTGTAGTCGGTGCCGTCGATGCGCAGGTGATGCGACAGGGTGACGGTCACCGGCTCCTGGCCCTCGCCGAGGGGCGGGCCGACGACCGGGGCGCGGCTTGCAGTGTGCTCGGGGCGGGCCCCAGTGCTTTCGGTGGTGGCCGCGACGGATTCTTCGGTCTCGGCGGCGGTCCGCTTGGTGGTGGTGTTCGTAGCCATAGCGCGCACTGTGGAGGCAACGGCCCGCTAGCGTCGCCTCCTAGACCTAAGGGGAGGGAACACATGAATCGCGTGACCGGTTTCTGGTCTGAGACTGCGCCATCGGCAAAGTGGGCGACCTATATTTGTCTACCGCTGGGCGTCACGATGACAGCTTTTGGGGTTTACGGCGACACTGTCGGCTGGTGGGACAACTTCGGCTTCCTGACTAACTTGCTGTCAAGCATGACGAGTGTGCTCTTCGGAATCCCGACAGCTCTTGTCGTGTTGGGATGGCTGAACACTCATCAGGCCGAGACCCAAGCGCGGCTGTCGATCAGGCGACGGGCCAAGAAGGGCGCTGCACGCGTGCGTGACGCCTTGAACCTGCGCGTCGCAGAAGACGTACGGGCGAACCTTCCCTCAGCTTTTGAGAGAGCATCCGATGCGAACGACCAGGCCAGGATGGCTCTACAGCGCTACCGTCAGAGATCGGACAGCGAAAGATACGAGGTTCTACGCGAGACTGCAGCTGCGCGAGACAACGCCCTGACTGCACTCTTCCCCGCCAATCCTTCCTACCGTGACTCGGAGTGGTTCAACGAGATCATCTTGAGCTGGCGGTCTCTCGACGAAGATGTTCGACCTCGTCTCGAAGAGCTGGACTTGCGGTGGCTGCCTAATCCCCGGTATTCGGATATGCGGAAGGCGGTACAGGTCCTCGAAAAGACTCCTTCCATCAGCATGGTGGAGCATCACGTTCAGGAGTTGCGTAACCGAAGAGACGGAAACCCCGCATCATTGCGTCTCCTCGACAGCGGCATCAATTCCGCGCGGGAAGTACTTCGCGCCCTTGTGACCGTGAGCCGGGTGACCGTTGAGCTGGAGGACATCGGAGCCTAGCGGCGGCTGGCGACGATGGCAGCGCCACGGGACATGAAGTGCGCGCCGTCGGCGACGAGGTTGCCGGGGTAGACCGTGCCGACTTCGGCCTCGACGACCAGGTGGCCGCGGGCGGTGACGGTCACGGTGACCTTCTTCCCGGAGACGACGGGCGGGCCGGTGTTGATGTTCCTTGCGATGCCGTCCGGGTCGCTGTGGGTTGTGCACCGGCAGTTCTTGATGTTGGCGACGGCGCGGGAGGACTGGTCCTTGGGCTCTCGCATGTACGTCTTGTCGCCGAGGCCGCGGTGCCGGCGGTCCCAGTCCATGGAGTTGATGGCGAATCGCAGGTTGCCCGGGACCTCTTGGCCCTGGGCGGCGACGTGGGTCGGGCGCACCTTGTCGTCGCCGACGGTGATCCAGCGCTTGACCGGCGGGGCGAGCCGCTTGGCCTCGATCTCCACCTGCTGAGCGATCCGTTGGACGTGGGGCGCCACCATCCGGGCGAGCGCCTCCTCGAGCCCGGGGGCGGCCGTGAACTTCGCCATCAGGGGATCTCCGGCGGGTTGAGGGTGGCAGTTGCCTGGACATAGTCGGCGTCGGAGTATCTGGGCACGGTGTGGTTGCGGGCGCTGGTCAGGGTCCAGGACCTGCCGGTCTCGTCCTCGATGGTGTCGCCCTCCTTGACCGGCCATGCCTGCGGGTCGAGGCGTACCGACCATGAGCCGTCGGTCTGCTCGAGGACCGACCCGGGCCAGGTGCCGCGCGGGGCCGGCTTCTGATTTGGGTTCGGCGGTACGGGCACGCCGTTGGCGTCGCGCTCCCAGGGGTGGGCGAGCGCGCGCACCGTCAGCGTGGCATTCGGCAGCACGACGGCCATGCGGGGCAGCTCCTGTTCAGCGGCGGCGGTAGCGGGTGGAGGAGTACGGCCACGGCGGGCGCGGCGGGGTGGCGAGCGACTGCCACAGGCGGCGCTTCAACCGGGACAGGGTGTCGATGGTCGGCAGGGCGCCGGCCTGACCGGTCGTGGGCGCTGAGTCGTACGAGATCGACTGTCCTTCAGCACTCACGGAGGAGACGCGGCGGCCCTGGGCGCCGACGCCGCCGGGCCGGTTGCGTTCGGACTCCGCGGCGTGGGCGGTGACGTAGCGGACGACCGGGTCTTCGGCGGCGCCGTCCAGGCCCACGAGGAGGTCGACGTCGTACGCGCCGTCCCCGCGGTCGCGGTAGGCGGACACCTGCCAGTCGTCGTCGATGTCGAACGGCCACGCCTCGGGGTCGGTCAGGTCCTCACCGGGGCGCCAGTAGGGCGTGACCGCGGTGCGGGTGACGACGCGCGGAATGAGGGAGCGGCCGAGGTAGCCCTCGACGTCGGCTTGCGCCCGGCGGATCGCGGTCGTGAGGGAGTCGCGCTGGGAGGGGGTGAGCGGGAGCGGAACGCCGAGGTCGTCGGCGACGGCTTCCGGGGAGGTGGCGAGCCCCAGCCCGAGGGGGAGGTCCAGCCGTACGGACTGGTCCTTGACGGGCTGGGCGCCGTTGCTCGGGGTGAAAGTGACGGTCGCCCAGTACCGGCCGGGTAGCACGTCGGGCAGCGCGAACCGGTACGTCCCGGGACGCAGTCGAGTGCCCGGCCCTGCCGCGGCAACTTCGGTGGTGCGTTCCGGGCCGTCGTAGAGGACGAGGCTCGTGACCTGCCCTCCGGCCGGTTCGGGGTCGTAGTGCGCCCCGCCGTACATGGGTTCGTAGTCGATGACCGACACCCCGGCCTCCCCTACTTCTCGGTGCTGGTGGCGTCGGCCTGCGCGACCAGGCGCTCGCGGATGCGGGCGGCGATGCTCTCGGAGACGTGGGCGCCCTTGGGCTGCAGCAGCCGCTCGATCGGGTTGCGGTGCGGGCCCACGTAGGTCCGCTCGACCAGTCGGACGGTGCAGCGGAGGGTGGAGCCGTACGGGGTGACGGGCTGGAACACGGCGTCGATGTCGGCCGGGGGTTCCTTGGTGGCGTCGTCGAGGATGACCTCGGCGATGTCGTCGGGGATGACCTCGGTCGGGGAGACGTAGCCGGGCTCCGCCGGGGGCTCGGGGGCCTCGTGAACGGCCGGAGGCTCCAGCGGGGCCACGTCGGGCGCCTTCGGGCTGGTCTCGGCCGCGGGGGACTCCTCGGCGCCCGCCGAGGAGTTGGATTCCTCGGTGGCCAGATCGCCCGAGGGATCGGCGGTGGTCTGCTCGGTCTCGGCGACGGGGGTGTCGCCGGCCTCCGTGGGCTTCGCCGCGGTGGTCTTACGGGTGCGGGTGGTGTTGCCTGCCATGGGTGGCTCCCTCTCGGGTGGTGGTCCGGTCGGCGCGCACCCTGCACACCGGGCGGCGCTTGTGTCGCGCCCTGTCGCTGCGGTGGGCAGCGCGGACGCACAGCGGTACCGGGCGTCCCCACAGACAGGGCACAGGGGACGCCCGGCGCCCGGGATCAGGCGGTGTAGGTGAAGCCGTTGGTCTTGGTGACGTTGCCGGCGTCGTCGACGAGGACGACGTTCGCCGCCCCGGACGCGCCTGCGGGCGTCTTGACGCGCAGCTCGGTCGCGGAGACGACCTTGAGTTCGGTCCCGGCGGTCGCGCCGAAGTTCACCGCGGAGACGCCGTCGAGGGCGCTGCCGGTAATGGTGACGGTGGTGCCGCCCGCGGCCGGGCCGGTGGCCGGCGTGACGGTGTCGATCGTCGCCGTGGTGAACAGCCGGTCGATCACCGACTGAGGGACGATGTCCCCGGCCTCGTAGAGCAGGTGACGGCGGGAGCCTTCGGGGCGGCCGTCGCCGCGGCCGTACGGCTCGGTCTGGTAGACGTTCTCGGTGATGCGCTTGGGCGGGTCGGTGAGCGCGGCGGCCGGGAACGCCGCCTTCGTGATCCGCTGCCCGTTCTCTCGGTAGAGCCCCATGGGTTTCCTTCCGCTGCTTCCGGTGTGGTGGCCGCGGAAGGATGGGGGACAGAGAAAGCTACGGTCGCGCCCTGGGTGGGCTTGCACAATTACGCAAGAACGATCTTGGTGCCCCTCACAGGAGCCGAAGGTCGTCCCAGCCGTCGGGACCGATGCTGAACACGAGGAGGCCGGACGCGGACACCTCTCCACTGCGCGCGGTGTACCAATCGGACCCGTTGTCGAGGGTGGGGGCTTGAATCCACAGTCGGCCGTTGCCGACCTGCTGGGCGCGGAAGTGGTGGAAGTGGCCGGTGATCAACACGTCCGCGTCGGCGATCGGCTGCCGCCCGAAGGTCTGTCCGCGCCACCAGTCCACGGCCTTATCCGGCCGCGGGTATTGGTGCCCGTGCGACAGGCCCACGATGGTGCCGGCAACGTCCAGCGACACCGACTCCCGCCACCGTTCCGGCATGACGAAGCTGACGTGCCCGTAGGCGTCCTGGTTGCGGGCGTACGCGTCGGCGATCTGCGACAGGACTTCAAGGCCCCAATCGTCGCTGGGCGGTCCGACAGCCTCACGGCCGCGTCGCACTCGGCCGTGATTCGAGCCGCACGTCGCGGCGACGACGCGGCCGAAGCGTCCGGCTAGGCGGTCCAGGCCCTCGAAGGTGATCCGACGGTGGACGCGGATCATCTCCGTCATGGTCAGGTCGTTGGTGTACGCCTGCTGGGCGGTGTTCTCGTAGTTCTCGACGCAGTCTCCGGCGTCCATCCAGTACGCCGCGGTGGGGCCGCGACCAATGGCCTTGAGGTCGCGTACGTGGTCGTCGAGCTTGTCGAAGCGGTCGGCGACGCGCGCGATCAACTCGGGGGTTCCGCCGTCCCTCCCGACCTTTCCGGCCTGGGCGTCGGCGTAGACCACGACCAGGGCGCGCTCCGCGGTGTCGACCGTTGGTCGGGCCTTGCGGCGGCGGCGCATCGCATCGCGCACGAGGGCGTCGACGTCACCGGTGGACTGCCAGGCGAGAGCGGCCGGTTCGATGACGTACCGGCAGCGCCACACGGCCCGGGTGACGGCGTCGTCGCCCTGGTTGTCGCGGTGCCAGGCGGCTGGGTCGTGCTTGGCCTCCACGAGGCGGACGCGGAACCCGTCGGGGACGGCAAGTCCCATCTCCTCGACGCGCTCGCGCCAGTCAGCTTCGCCGCCGGGCTTCGCCTCAGTGGGCGGGGCCGTGACGACCATCGTGCCGCCGGGCTCGAACCGGACTCCTGCCTCCCAGCCGCGGGGGGCGGCCGGCAGCGTGCGCTGTGCCTGCGCGGGGTGGCTCTGCTCGGGGGAGGCCGGTTCGAGGAGCGCCTGCAGGTCGCTGTCCAGGCTCATCGCTCGCACCGGCATCCGTTGGACTGCCCGCGGCGCCGGTGCCGGGCGACGGTGTACGCGGTGACCGCGTCGCCGTACCGGCTGAGGGTGTCGGCGATGGACTTCGCCGTGACACGGTCAGAGTCCAGGGCCGCGCGCAGGGATGCCGTTGCCTTCTCATCTGCGGCGGCCAGGAACGCCCCGATGCTGCACTGAGGGCCCCGGTGGGTGGCGGGGGCGTTGGCAAGCGCGTCCAACTCTGCCGCGAGGCCAAGGGGTTGTATCTCGATCACCGGCGTCCTCCGTGGTCGTGGTGGTGGTACGTGGAGGGGGCGCGCCCGCCTACGGCGGGACACACCCCTCACCCGCGTCCGGGTCAGCCGGTGGGCTGCGTCCAGGTGCCGATGACGAACGACTCGGGACGCGGAACCTCAAGGGCCACGCGCTCGTCCGCACGGAAGGTGATCAGCCCCTTCTCGAAGTTCTCCGCGTTCTCCGAGGAGACGGTGACGCTGACGTTCTCCCTGTCGTGCAACTGGGCGCCCAACCCGAAGGCGCCGATCAGGAAGTCCGTGTCTGCCATGGCCGTGGTCTCGACGACGTTCAGCCTCCACACTTTCTTCTCCGCGCCGATGGCGACGGCGACGGCGACGCGGAACGCGCCGTTGTCGTCCTCTTCGACCTCGACGTGCTCCCACATCGTGGGCGACAGGACGATGCCGGTCGGCTCGTACTCAGCCAGGAGCGCCTTGGTGATGGCGCGCCGGATCTGGACGCTGTACTTGTCGGCCGCAAGGCCGGTGTACTGCTGGACGCCCGGCGTGTTGTAGATGCCGGTGAGGGACTGGCCGTCGCCGACGGAGTGGAGCAGGTCCCAGTCCTCCTGGTACTTGACCCCCTCGACCATGCGCCCATTGATGAACGTCTTCAGACGCGGTTCGTCCGTGAGGATGTTCTTGTGGGAATCGATCAAATGCGCGATCTCGGCAACCGGGTACATCACCGGCGTAAGGGCCAGCTTGGACCGCGGTGCGCGGCCCCAGGTGTCGGTGTCCGCGCCGGTCGCCGGACTGGTCCCGTCGGCGGCGTAGCGCTCCTTCACCTGGCGGGCGTTGTTGGTCCAGCCGGTCTCTCGGGCGCCGTAGAGGACGGCCTGCTTGGTCGAGGACTTCGGGAACAGATCCCGGATGTGGAACTTGCGGAACTGCCGTTCGGCGATGCCCAGGTTCTGGACGCTGCCGAGGGTCTGGTGCGTGACGGTGCCCGCGGACAGGGAGAAGATCGACTTCCCCTCCATCGCGGAGCGGATGTACGGGCGGTCGTCGAACCCAGAGGCGCTGGCGCGCTTGAAGGAGTCGGACTCGATGAACAGGTCACCGAGGGACTTCTCCTCCAGGGTCGGCGTCTTGCCGTAGTGCGCGGCCGCGGCCGGCGTGGTCTCCGGGGTGTCGAGGTACTGCTTGACCTCGATCAGGCCCTGCTCGGCGTCGATGAGGGACTTGATCTCCTGCGCCTCGCTGGAGATCCTACGGAACTTCGTGGCCTGCTCGGTGGAGACGACGAACCCGCCGTCCTCGACCTTGAAGGACTTGCTGATCTCCTCGGCCTCGGCGCTCTTGGCCTGGAGCTGCTTCTGCAGTTCCTTGATGCGAGCGTTGTCGGGCATTGCTGCTCTCTCCCTGGTGCTGGGGTGCGGTTGACGTGCGTCGCTCCGCCCGGCCAGCACCGGGACAGCCTCAACGCGAGGCGGGAGTGAAGAGGGAGAGAGGGGTTAACGTCGCGCGCTGCCCGCTCAGGGAGTCAAGAGCGGGCAGCGCATAGGTTTGACCTGCGGTTTTTCGTCATGCCGTTGGAAAGGCACCGAGAGCGGGGGAAGCTGGGTCGCGCGACTCAGCTCCGCATCATGGCGAGCACGGACTTCACTTCGTCCTCGTCCAGCCGGACCGTGTCCGGGTCGTCCTCCGCGTCGACGTCCTCCTCGGCGGGCGGCGGAGCCGCCTCCGTGGGTACCTCGTCGTTCTCGTCGTCGGCGAACGTGTAGTCGTCCCACAGGTCCATGCCGGTGGGGCCGGCCAGGCGGTCCCGGGCGGGGGCGGACGTCGGCTCGCTGGCGTCGCCGGCGACGTCGAGGCCCTTCGCGGACAGGGCGGCGATCAGCGTGCGCACCTTGTCCCGTACGCCCGTGAGTTGGTCCGGGTCAGCCTCGGTGGTGTTGATGCGGGCGGTGGCGTCGGCGAGGGCTTCCACTGTGGGCTGCACGACGCGGGCGTCGACGTCTTCCGCGTCGGTGGCCGTGCGTTGTGCGCTGGCGCCCTCCGGGAGTACGACCGTGGCGAGTTCGACGGGCTGAGGGGTGCCGAGGCTGATCTCGCCATTCGTGGCGGCCGTGTAAGGGATGGCGTAGTAACTGCTGCGCCGCTCGTCCTCGCTGTGTACGGACACGATGACGCGGTCCGGGTAGGTGCCTTCGACGCACGTCCAGGTCTGGCCGTCCTGGTCGAGGAGTTCGCGGACGCTGTCGGAGAGGCGGGCACGGAACTGCTCTTGGGACTCGGGCAGGGGGGTGCGGGACATCACAGAAGCCTCCGAGAGGGGCGTGGGATGGCTCTTGGCCTCGGCGACCGTGGAGCGGGCGGACTTGTGCTCGATGCGCGGCTGGACGGAGCGGGCGGCGGCTACTGCGACGTGCGCGGACTTCGCTTCCGTGGTGCCGAGAGCGGCGTAGGTGTTCATGACGCCGGCGGCGAACTGCTCGGCCTCGGCGCTGGGCTTCTTGGCCGCCGGGCCCTGCGGCAGGGTGGCGCCTGCCAGGAGGGACCAGGGGGTCTCACGGCAGGCGGGGCGGAGCAGGGACATGTCGGGGAGGGCGGTGATCGGCCACCAGGCGGTGACCTCTGGCGTTTCGCCCTGGGGGTCGTCAGGGTTGGTCACCCGTCGTTCGCTGGGGGGCTGGTTCAGGGGTACGTGGGACTCGCCGGGGACTATGGCTACGAACCCGCGATAGATGCCGTTCGGGGCGGTCCAGGAGCCGACTACGCTTGCCGATCCGGGGAGTTCGGCGCCGGTCTCTTCCTGCCACTCGCGCAGCGCCGCGGCGAGCGCGTCCTCGTCCTTCTCCAGGTGGCCGCCGGGGAACTCCCAGGTTCCAGCGGCCGGGTCCTCGTCGTCGAGTGCGCGCTGGATGAGCAGGACGCGGCCGGTGTCCTCGGCCTTGAGGACGAGTCCGGCGACCTTGATGCGGTCCTCGTCTTTCCCTGTGTCGAGTTCGACGACGTTTGGCGTCGCCTTGTACTCCATGCCGGGGTTGGCCGCGGCCTTGACCTCGAGCGCCCGGGTCATCGGGTGCGCGCCGTGCAGGACGGGGCTCACTTCGAACAGGTCGAGGCGGTGGATGACGCGGACGCCGTCACCGCGGCGGGTGGCTCCGTCTGCGGGCACGCGGTAGCCGATGGAGAACGCGGCCTCGCCGTGCTCGTACCACTGCTTGACCTGCTCGTAGGTGTCGCGGCCCTTGCTGGTGCGCCGGTTGTACTCGACGGTTGCGACCAGCGCGCCGGCCTCGGCGGGCCAGTCGGGGACGTCGGCGAACCTGGGGTCGCCGGGTAGCCACTCCTCCACGTGCAGGACGACGCCGACGGCGTCCTTCCATTCGTGGTGCCATACAGCCTTGACGCGACGGGTGGCCAGGGTGTGGGCGAAGGCGCCGGGGACGATGAGGTCGTTGACCTCGTCGACCACGCCAGTGACGGCGTAGATTGCCCGGCTGGTGCCTCGCAGGGTGTTCGGGTGTGACGATCTGGTGGGTGGAGCGCTCGGCACGGCGGGGAACCTCCGGCGGTGGACAGTGGGCCGCCGGGCACCGTGTCGTTCGCGTCTGGCTAACGTCCTGCGCTGGCTCCTGCAGGTTCCTGGGCGCCCTCGGCCGTCGAACGCGCCGTGATGTAGCCGCGGGTCCAGAACTGATAGCCGAACTGCTGCTCCGCGTTGCCGAACCTGTTGTACGGGCTGGAGTCAGCGGGGTCGCCCGCCTCGAAGGCGGCCTTGCCCTCCTGCTGGAGCGCGAGGGCGGTGCTGCGGTTCAACTGCACGTCAGCTCCCTTGCTGGAACATCGAGTCCTGTACGCCGCGGTTGCCGGGTGGGGCGTCCGCGGGCGGGGCGGAGGGGTCGTCGGCCTGGCTGTGCGTGCGGGTCATGTGCGCGCCGTCCACGTCGATCGCCCACGCGTCCGGATCGGTGTAGCGCCACACCTGGCCCGTACCGTCCCTGACCCACCCGGTCAGTGTGCCGTCTGGGGCCCGGTCCAACCAAGCCTGTTCACCGTTGCTGCCGGTGTACGCGGAAAAGGAGTCGGCCGGGTCGGTCTCGTCTCCCTCGTCGTACATGTCGCCGGCCCACGGCCGGGCGTCGTCGGCTGGCGGCTCCGGTGCGTCGACCGGCTCCTCGCCCTCGGCCGGGGGCTCGGCTCTCTCTGCGGGTGGTTCGGCGGCTGGTTCCTCTGGCGGCGCGGCCGGGTCCTCGGGCGGCGCCAGGGGGTCCTGGCCCATGTCGGCGGAAGGGTCTTCGAAGGCCGCTGAGGGGTCGTCACCTTCGAGCGTCTCCTCCTCTGTGCCCTCGGGCTGCTCGTCGTCTTCTTCGTCCCCGAACGGCTTACCGCCCTTGGGGAGAGCCTTGATGGCGAATCCGTATCTGGTCACGGGCGGAGGATGACGGGCGGGGCCGCTTGTGTCCCGGCCACAACTGCCCCACCCCGGCCCAAGATCGTTCTTGCGCAATTACACAAGCGCCTGAATCACCCGGGAACACTGGCCTGCCGGGGAGCGCCAGGCCCCTCCTCGACGACCCTGGTGTACTCCCGAAGCACTGCGAGCACGGTCGCTTCATCGTCCCCGGCCACCGTACGGACGGGGCCGGTCGGGGACAGGGAGATCGGGCTCCCCTGGTGGAGCTCCACCAGGGCGCTGGCCCGGTACGACCCGATCACCGGGCGGTCGGCCCGCCCGGTGACCTGCACGCTGTAGGTCGCCCCGTCGTCGAACGCGCCGGTGACAGTGAACGGCACGGCTACCTCCTCATCGGGTGGCGAGCAGGCCCAGGAGGAACGCCCGCAGGTCGTCATCCAGGTACCAGTCGCCATTGAACATCGACTGAACGGACCGGGCGAGGGTGTCACCGGTGTCCGGTTGCGTCTGCTGGCGACGCAGGATGCGGCTGAGGGTGCTGCGCCGCATGCGGCGGGCGCCCGGTCGGCCGGTGTGGGTCTGGTTGAACCAGAACGCGCGCTGGGCGGCGTCCAGGTCTCCCAGGTGTTGGGCAAGGTGCTGCGCTAGGGCGTGCCCGGCGGTGCCCAGCCCGTCGTCGGCGAGGTCGGCGACGGTGATTCGCTGTCCGTCGGGCTCGTAGCGGCCCTCGTCGCCGTCAACGGCCGTCAGTCGGCGCGTGGCCGGGGTGTTGAGCCACGCCTGAGGCACGATGCGCTGCACGCCCCGTACGGCCCGCTCGGCGTCCGGCGTGGAGTCCGGGCCGAACACGATGCCGGCGTTCCCCGCAGGTCCCATGTCGCGGATCTCGGCGAGGGTCGCCGCGACCGCGTCCGGGACCGCCGCGGCGTACTGAGCCCGCAGGTCCGCCCACTCTCGGCGCGCGGCCGCGGCTTCGGCCCGAGCCGCAGTGATCTCGACCTCGAGGTCGGGGTCATCCGGCAGGGTGCCGCCCGTCCGCGCGGCCTGGAGGTTGACCAGGCGGCGTTCGGTGAGCGCCACGTAGTCGTCCGCGCGCTGCAGCGTGCCGTGAGGGTCGCCGCCGAAGTCGTCGCCGAGAGTGTCGGCCAGACGGCGGGTCACGTCTTGGTCGACGTCGCCGCCGGCCGCCCTCAGCGCTGCCAGGTGGCGGAGCGCGGTCAGGCCGGGGCCAGCGTCCGCGGCCTGGTCCGGGGCCCACTGGGTGCGGTCGCTTCGGCCAGGGAGTCGTCCGGCGGCAAGCTGCGCCCACGTCGTGGGCCTCCACCACGTGACACGGCGCTGAGCCTGACCGAAGCGTCCGGCCTCCGGCATCAGGCCGGCCCAGTGGGAGATCCGGGCGGCCAGGGACTCGCCGTCGGCTCCGGGCAGGTCGAGGGCGCGGTGCAGGCGAGCCAGGCGCCGGGACTCCGGCCACTCCCGCACGCGACGGGCGAGGCGGCCGAGGAAGGCGCGCAGACGACGCAGCCGCTCGCGGGCACTGCGGTACTTCCCTGCGATCTTCCGGGCTCCGGCCCGCACAAGTTCCGCGAAGCGCTTGGCGAGACGGACGAGCGCGGCCACGATCCGGGCGAGCAGACCCGGCTGGCGGCCAGCCTGCGGGGACACGGCCGTAACTCGACGGGCGATCTGCCGGGCGGTGGCCTGTCGGGAGCCGTTCATCTGCTGAGTGAGGAGGCGGGCGATGCGGTCGGCGTCGCCCGGGTCCATGCCCGCGGCCTGGAGCTGCTGCATGATCGCGTTCACGGCGTCGTCGACGTGCCCAGCGACGGTGCGGGCGACGTCTGCATCGCCGTCGTCGTCGAGCCCGTTGGGGGTGCCTCCCATCTGGTCGGGAATGAGGCTGAGGAGGTCGCGGGCTCGCGCGGCGAGGTCCTCGTCGCTCTCGTCGGGCAGCGGCTCCAGGTCGTTGATGGTGCGCAGGGCGGCGCGCACCGTCGCGGTGTGCGCCTTCTGCCGCGCCCTCTTGAGGGCTTGCAGCGCTGCGGACCGGTCGCGGCCGGTGATGCCCGCGGCATCCAACGCGGCCACGGCGTCCTGGCGAGCGGCCTGACGTGCATCGCGCAGGGCCTCGGCGGTGAGGCGCTGGGCGATCTGCTCACGAAGCGCGTGGATGTCACCGGGCGGTTCGGTGCCCGCAATCGCCGCGTCGATGATCCGCGCAGCTACGGCGCGGGGGTGGTCGGCGACGATGCGGTCGGCGTCGGACTGCGGAGACGGGTTGGGGTCCCGCGGAGCACCGGCCGGCGGCAGGCTCGGGGTCGGCGCAGCCGGGGCGCCCGGCACGAGGGCGGTGTCGTCCGGTCCGCTCTCGCCGTCCGACTGGGGCTCACCGAGCTGCCACAGCGGCATCGCTCCGTGGACGACGCGGCGGCGTGTACGGCCGTCCTCGCCTTCCAGGAAGAGGCTGCGCGTACCGCCGGGGCCGTCTTCGACACCCCGGACGCGGTAGACGCGTACGCCGTTGCCCTGGTTGTCGGGGATGGCGATCGTGTCGTCTTCCGCGACCTGTGCGGCGTTCGACGGCCGCGGCCGGTTGAGCTCGGGCGGAGGGGTCCGGCCGATGGCCCGGTCAAGGTGGTTGGCGGCACGCAGGGCGGCGCGGCCCTCCGGGGTCGAGGGGTCGGCGGAATCGCGGAGTTGCGCGGCGAGTGCGGCGGCCTGCTCCGGGGTGACGGGCAGGTCGGCCGTGATGCGTACGGCGGCCTGCTGGGCGTCGGGGTCGTCGTCCGGGCCGTCGGCGAGGTCACCGATGACGTCTCGGTCGCCCGTCGTGAGGTCGGGGTCGACGGTCGGGCCGGTGACGGGTTCGACGCGGTGCGGCGGCTCGTGCACGGTTAGGTCGTCCGGGGTGTCTGGGGCGTCGTCCGGCCCGAGGTCGGGCGGGGTGCCGTCGGCGCCCTGGGCCCGGGGGATGACCTGGGAGGCGTCCACGTCGATCTGGCCGATCTCGCCCGTGGTGGTGTCGGCGAAGTCGATGGTGACGCGGTCGCCTTCGCGGTTGATACCGGTGACCGCCACGGTGGTCGGCGTGCCGTCGAGGTCCAGGACCACGACGTCGTCCTCCTTGAGGTCCGCGGCCGCCGGGTCGTCGATGCCGGTGACGGGGTCGGTGCCCGGGGCGTCGTCGCGCACTTCGCCGGCGACGCGGAGGTCTCCGGCGCTCCGCGTGATGGTGCCTTCGGCGGTGGTGATGGTGACGCGGTCGCCGTTGACCTCGTCGACTGGCCCGAGGAGAGCGCCCTCGGTGTCGGTTACGATGTGCCGCGGGGTCACGCGCTGCCCGGACGAGGTCCAGCCGTCGGGGCGGTCGCCACCGGTTACGGTGAGGGTGTTCGGCGAGAGGCCGTCGGCGGTGTCGTCGTTGTCCCAGCGCACCGACACCGTGGTGTTGGTGGCGCCCGTGACGGTGCCCTCACGGGTACGCAGCCCGTCAACACCGGTGACGGTGCTACCCGGGAACAAGCCCCGGCCGTTCCGGTCCGTGGGGACCACGTCGGGGAGGCTGCCCGCCTGAACGGTGCTCTGAGCGCCGCTGGCCGGAGACCCGGGCACCACGTCGTCGGGCGCCTCGGCCCGCGCCGCGGTGGCGTTCAGCGGCGTGAAGACGTTGCCGCTCTTACCGGTGCCGTCCGGGTTCTCCGTGACGTACGTGCGCAGCATCCGCTCCGTGCGGCCGTTGCGAGTGACCTCCACGTCGACGGGCCCGGTGAAGACGTAACCAGACCGCGTGATGGCGCGGCCGTTCCTCGTGCGGCCCTCCATACGGACCATGTCGCCCGGCACCAGGTCGCGGACACGCGCCCAGTGTGCGGGCTGACCGCCCACGGGCTCGGGTTCACCCTGCGGCTCGTCGGCCGGCGCCGAGGGCACGGCGGGCTCCGGCTCCGCAGGAGCGCGGTCCGGGGCGGGCTGCCGGCGCGAGGGGGGCGTCGCGGTGCCCGGCGTCTCCGCCTGCGGGGTGTCCGCGCGGGACGAACGGTCGTCGCGGCCGTCGCCCGTGCTGGACACCTCGTCGGGCCGCGGGCGGCGACGGACGACTCCCAGGTTCGGGAACGCCTCATCGATCTCGCTGTGCTCTCCGTACTGGTTGGTCCAAGAGCCTTCGGCCGGGAACCGGTAGAGCTGCTGGTTCCCGAAGGCGGAGAACTGCGAGCGGTACTGGAAGGGCTCTCCCTCGCCGGTCACCGTGGCGTGCACGGTTCCCACGTACTCGTCCTGCGGCCGCGTGTTCTGCCCGCGGCTCGTGGCCAGGGGGAAGCTGATCTCGTCGCCGGGGCGGATGTCCGTCAGGTCGACGGGGATCGAGTAGCCGGCCTCCTCCTCGCGGGTGTTCCAGTCGGCTTCCTGCTGGCTCCACGTCCGGTGGTGCAATGCCTGGCCGCGGTCGCTGTTCCACTGCTCGTAGAGCTCGTTGAAGCCGTACAGGCGTTCCGTGATCTCGTCGAACAGGCGGTTGCCGTCGGCGGTGCGGAACGCGCGGGCGCGCTCGGCGACGTTGGGGGCGTCCCACGGGAACGCGTTGCCGTCCGTGTCCTTGATGCCGTCGAGGACGCTGGCGTACTTGCGGGCCTCCTCGGCGCTGTGGAAGCCGTTGCGGAACAGGGGCTGCATGCTGCCTGGAAGGGCCACGTCGAACCGCTGTCCGCGGCGGCTGCCAGCGCGACCGGCCTCGTTGCCGTAGATGAGCAGTCGGCCGCCGTCGGAGAGCTGGGTGCTCTCGGCATCGGCGATCTCCGCGCGTTCCTCGGCTGAGGGAATGTCCCCACGCTGGTCCTCGGGCACCTCGTCGAGCTGCCCGCTGCGGATGTGATCCCGAAGGGCCGCCTCGTCCGCGAAGCGCGGCGTGGCCGGGTCGTACGGCTCGGTCTCCGGGGTCGTGGGCTCCTCGGTCTGCCCGACTTCCGCCTGGCGGCGCTGCTCCTCCTCGAACTGCTGCCGGTCCCGGCGATCGTTGTCCCGGTAGGTCTGCCGGAACTGGTTGTACGTGATGCGGCCGCCGTTGGCCTTGTACCAGTCCTTCAGTTCCTCGCTGGCGTACTCCTCCCAGCGGCCGAACTTGGCGAGTTCACCGCCGGAGAACAGCTCTCGTTCGTTGATGCCGCTGCCGTACTTGTACTTCCGGGCGTAGAAGTAGCCGTTCGTGGCGTCGATGGCGGCCTGGTAGCGGGCCTCGTCGAAGTCGGCGAACTCCGCACGGATGATGTCCTCACGGGTGCGGCGCACGCGCGGGACGTCGACGCCCCCGAAGCCGAGGGCCTCGTCGACGGCCTTCGCACGGCGCTCGGCCTCTTCGGCGTCGGCCGGCGGGGTGTCCGGCAGCACGTCACGAACGCGCTGGTCGGTGTAGCCGTCGCGGCGGTCCATCTCCGCCATAAGGCGCTGCTGGTCCTCGTCGCTGAGGTCGTTGCTCCACGCGTCGACCAGCTCGTCGTCGTCCAGGCCGGTGAGGTCGTCCGGCAGTGCCCTCCGTTCCGGCTCCGTCGTGGGCTCCGGCTGGGCGGAGGCGGCACGCTGCTGCTCGAAGTCGTCGCGGACGGCGTGGAGGGCGCGCTGCAGGTTGCGGCCTTCTCCGTCGCGCCACTGGGTGACGGTGCTCGGGCCCCACGGCCGGTGCCAGTCGAAGGGCTGACCGTCGCTGCCGGTGATCTGCTCGAAGCGGCCAGCCAGGGCGCGGGCCTCCTCGGGGTTGTCCGTGGCCAGGGACAAGCCGGGCAGGTTGTTGCCGTTCCGGGCCTGCGCGAAGTGCCACAGGGTGGTGCCGTCTTCCTGCGGTTCGGGCCATGTGACCAGGCCGCTGCCCGGGGACAGCGTCAGGCCGTCCCGGTCGGCTGCCTGGGCCAGGGCTGCGCGACGCTCCGGGGTGTCCTCGGCGGCGGTGAGCCCGTCGCCGTTCTTCCAAGCGCGCCGCAGGGACGCCACGTCGCGGTGCCGTGCGGCCGGGCGGCGGCCGCGGGCGGCAGCGCCGTCCTCGCTGTCTCCTTCACCGCCGTCGCCGCTGGCGTTCGGGGTCTTGAGGTCGGGGAGGTTCAGGCGCGGCAGTCCGGGGCCGCCAGGCCCGCCGGGGCCACCGTTACCGCCTCCGCCGTTGCGGCGGCGCCGACGCCGGCGACGGCGCTCCTGGTCGTCGTCCTGCTCGTCTTCGTCCTCCGCGTCCGGCTCGTTCTGCTCGTCGTCAGCGTTGTCCGGGGCATCGTCGGGGCTGTCGCTGTCGCCTTCGTCGTCGGCGGGTGCGTCGGGCGCACCGGCGCCGCCTCCGTCGGGGGTGCCGTTCGGGTCGGCGGCGTTGCCGTCTCCGTCCCGCTGCAAGCGTCCCGCGTCGTCGTCCTGGTCCTCCTCGGAGTCCTGGTTCGTCGCGGCGGGGGCGTCGTTGTCGTCCTCGCTGCGGTCGTTGTCGTCGCCGCGGCGGTCGTCATCGTCCTCGCCCCTCGCGATACGGGCGGCCTGCCGGAACAGGTCTGCGGCGTGCTCTCCGTCCGGGCCTCCCAGCTCGTACATCTCCGCAAGGTCGTCGAGCCGGTCGGCGGCGGAACGCAGCTCGGCGTCCGGGTCGGCGGAGTCCTCGGCCCGGCCCAAGGCGTCCCGGATCTCGCTGACCTCGGGCAGCTCGTCACCGCCCGCCCCGTCGGTGGCCTGGTCGATGAGGCCTGACATGCGGTCGACGCGGTCCTTGGTGCTGCTGCGGTCGCTGTCCGCGGTAGTTTCCGGCTCGTCGGCGGCGGGCTCGTCGACGTCCGGCTCGGAGGTCTCCGGTTCGTCGACGGCCGGGGCGTTGTCGGCATCGTCGTCGGCGGACCGCTCGTCGGTCTCGTTGTCGGGGATCTCCTCGTCCGGGTAGCGCAGGCGCACCTGGGCATCGGCGTTGTAGAAGCGCTCCTCGCCGTCGTCGGTGACGAGTCGGGTCCGGCCGCGAGGCGTCTTGACCGGCGGCTCGGACACGGTGTGCGTGCGGCCGTCTGCGTCGGTGTACCGGTCGCCCTGGGTCAGGTCGGCGGCGTTGCGCATGCGCGCCGGGCGCAGGCCCTCGGTGCTGCGGCCCTCGGCGTCGGCGATCATGTCCGGCGTGCCGAAGAGGTCGTCGGGCTGGTCCTCGGGGTTGTCGACGTCGGCGGCGCTGCTCGGCTGCTGGGTGGTGGGCTGGTCGACGTCGAAGAGTCCTCCGGGCTCCTCGGTCGTCCGCTTCGGCTTGGGCTCCTGCTTCGGGGCCCGGCCGGCACGGCGGGCCTCCTCCGCTTCCAGGACCTGCAGGCGGGTACGGTCCGCGCCGGACAGCTCATCAGCCATCTCCCGGCCCATCAGGTCGACGATCTCGTCGCGGATCTCGCCATCGTCCATCGAGGACGGGGCCTTGGACCCCTCGGGGCGTACAGAGTCGAGCTGGTCGGACACCTCGTCCGGGGTCAGGGTGACGGTGTCGCTGTCCTCCGCTGTGCGCTGGTCCTGGTCGTCGTTCTCGTCGCCCGGCTCAGCCGTGCTCGGCGCGTCGGCCGGCGGCTCGTCGCTGCCGCCGTCGTTCGTTCCGTCGGTCTCCGGGGCGTCGTCGTTCTCGTCGGAGTCAGCGGCGGCCGCGGTCTCCCGCTCGGCGCGACGGCGCTGCAGGTCGGCGTCGGCCTCCTCGATGCGCTTGGCGTACGCCTTGTAGGCCCGGACATCGCTGGGGTCGGACTCCAGCCCCTCTCCACCCTCGAGCGTCCATGCCCACTGGAGGAGGGCGCGGTGTACGTCGATCGGGCCGGTCACCTGGAGCGTGCCACGGCGCCCCGGCTTGGCTTCCTTGAGAGCCTTCCGGGTGTCGGGGTCCTCCATGGCGGCGGTCTCGTCGACGTTCAGGAAGTTGACGAGTGCGGCCGGCATGGTCAGGGTGACGAAGTCCTCGGGCTTGTCCCACGCGTACCGAAGGGGCTCGTCCGGCTCGTCGGTGGCGGTCGTGTCGGCGTCCGGCTGGATGCTGGCGAGGGTGTTGTTCACCTCGTCCTCGGAGAGGCGAACGACGTCGTCCTGGTCTTGGCCGTTGTTCTGGGCCCCGGTGTCGCCCGCGGCTGGCGTGTCGGTCAGCGGCTCGTCGCTGCTGCCTGCGCCGGTGGTGTCAGGCGTCGCCGTCTCGTCGGTGTTCGGCTCGTCGACGTCGGTGTCGGCGTCCGCGGAACTGCGGTCGCTGGTCTCCGGGGCGTCCGGCTGCGGGGTAGTGCTGGGCTCCGGGCGGAGACGGGCAAGAGCTTCGCGCACCTCGTCCTCAGAGAGGCGAACCGTGTCGTCCTGCTCCGGTGCCGGGTTCTCCTCGTCCCAGCGGTGCAGGTTCGCGACGGCCTCGTCGACGGCGGCCTGCAGCGGCTCGCGTTCCTCGCGCCGCCCCTTGGCGATCTTCTCGCGGTCGTCCTTGTTCTTGTACCGCTCCTTGTCGAGTTCGTCGGGGTCGATCTCCGGCTTCGCGTCCAGGTTGGTGACGCGGGCGACGATCTCCTCGAGCAGGTTCGACCGCTTGCGGGCGTGGTCGATCTGCGGAGTGAGGTCAGCGGCCGCGTGCGCGGACTGGAGCAGGGCTATCTGCTCGTCCAGCTCCGGCACCTTGGCCCGGTCCGACTCCTGCAACGCGGGCGCCTTGTCGAGGGCATTGCCGAGGCGGGTGATCATGCCCGACCCGGCGCCCTTCTTCTGCAGGTCCTCCACGGTCCGCTCGAAGTCGGAGTGCCGCAGGTCGGGGAAGCCGACGTGCGCGACGAGCTTGCCGTCCGCTGTCTTCTCGGTGCGGACACCGAAGTCCAGGCCGCGGAACTGGCCAAGGATGTGCCAGTCGCTCAGGCCCTCACGGTTGTGCTCCAAGAGGCGGGAGGTGATCTGCCGGTGCAGGGCCTTGCCGGCGTCGGAGCGCTCGCCGTACGGGGAGCCGTCGATGGTCATGCGGAACCGGTCGTCGGCCTCCTGGATGCTGGGCAGGGCCTGCTCGCGGCGCTGGATACCGTCGCGGGTGGCCTGGGCTTCCTGGCGCAGCGCATCGAGGGCTTCGGCGCGACGGATACGCTCGGCGGCCTCGTTGTGCTGGTCGATCTCCAGGTCCTTGAGACGGCGCTTCGCCTTCATGAGCTGGCTCATGTAGGGGTTGCCGCCGATCTCGGCTTCCATCGTCTCGTAGTCGAACTCGGCGCCGTCGATCTCCTGGACGACGTCGCTGGAGTCGCCGTCTTCCGGCTCCGGCCGCTGGATGTCGACCAGGCCCTCGGCCTTGGCTGCGACGAATCCGGCCTTCCAGCCGTCCATGGAGCCCTTGGTCGCGTAGATGTCGATCTCGACCTCGGGGTTCAGATTGCCGTAGCGCAGGATGCGGCCGTTGCGCTGCTCCATCTGCGCGGCGCCCCAGTCGAGGTCGACGTGCGAGAGGGAGATCATGCGGTCCTGGGCGTTCATGCCCGTACCCGCGACGGCACTGGAGCCGATGAGGACCGCGATTTCACCTTCGCGGGCCTTCCGGAACAGCTCCGTCATGTCCTCGGGCTTGCCGGACTTCTTGGCGTCCTGAACGAAGGCGATCTTGTCCGCGGGGATGCCGCCCGCGACCATGAGCCGCTTGAGTTCGGCGTAGGCGTCGAAGTTGCCCTTGTTCTTGCCTCCCGGGACGCCTTCGTTCAGGAAGATCATCTGGAGGGCACCCGGTACCGGGTGGTTGACGAGGCTGTCGAGGGCGACCGGATAGAGCCGGTCCTTGTTCTGGTGGTAGCGCTCGATGTGCCGGTCTGCGACGGCCTTGAGCTTGTTGCCGGCCGGGGCCTTGGCGTCGATGAGCCGCGGGTCGAGGGCCACGCTGGTGCCCTCGTTGGACACCGCGAGCATGTTGTCCTGGTGGCGGTCGACCTCACCGTTGTGGATCGCGCGGCCGCGGGCGACGAGCCCCTTGAGACGCTTCTTCTGGTCGGGCGTCGCGTCGACCATGATCAGGTTCGGCTTGCCGCCCTTGAGCTTCGGACGGGGAATGCCGACGTCGTCACCGCGCTTGGTGTCCGCGACCAGGCCCCACATGGTCTTCATGGCGCGCTTGTTGTGGAACTCGGAGAACCGCTCCACGACGCGCAGGCCGGAGCCGTCGGGGGCGTTCTCGATGCGCAGGGTCTTGCGGCCGAAGGTGTTGGCCCACAGGTCGGGGGCGCCCGCCTTGTAGGCGTCCAGCACCCACGGCGCCGCGAACATCAGCATGGTGAACTGCTCGCTGATGCTGTTCGACAGCGGCGTACCGGTGGCGAGCGTGATCGTGGCTCGGCCCTGGCGGCGGCGGTGCAGGTCGCTCGTCTTCTGGTGCAGGTCGACGCCGCGGATAGACGCCGGGTCGCCGCCACCCTCCTTGGAGCGGAAGCCGACGCCCTTGTACCTGTGGGCCTCGTCGACGACGAAGTAGTCGAACCCGAGGTCGTCCCAGTACGTCTCACCCGGTCGCCGCATCGGGGCGGCGTTCTTGTTGATGTTCTTGCTGACCGTCGCGATGCGCTGCTCGATCTTCGCGACGATGAACGGGTGGTTCGGGTTGTCGGCGTCCTCGTACTGGCGGTCAAGCTGCTCGCGCAGCGCCTCCAGCTCCCGGAACTCGTACTCGTCCTGAGCCTCCGGGCTCATCTTGATCGAGCCGAACGCCTCTTCAGTGAAGATGACCAGGTCCGGCCTGTTGGCGCGCAGCCACTCCAGCGTGCTGCCGCGCCGGTCGCCGGCCAGGTCCGCCGAGGTGATCAGGTGGATGTCGGCGTTCGGGTACAGGAACCGGGCCTCGTTGTACCACTGGCGCGCGAGGTGGTTCGGCACCACGGCCATGGGCTTTTCGATCTGCCCGGACGCCTTGAGGGCCTGGGTACCCATGACGAGCGTGGACGTCTTACCGAGGCCCACCTCATGGGCGAGGATCACGCCCCGCTCGAACTGCATCCGGGCCGCGCCGGAGCGCTGCCAGGCGTGCGGGTTCCGGTCGGGGGTGAAGCCCTCGAGGGTGGGCGACATGCCCTCGTACGAACGGACGATGTGCCCGTTCATGATGCGGTTGTACGAGTCGGTGAGGACGCTCAGCCGCTCGGCGTTCGCCGTGGCGTACTTGGCGAACTCGGCCCGCATCTGATCGGCCTTCTGCCGGATCAGACGTGAGGTCGCCTCGTCGACTTCCTTGCGCTTGTCGTCCTCGTAGACGGTCAGCGAGCCGAAGCCGAGGATCGCGCGGGCGATCTCCACGGCGTTCTTGCCCTTGTTGCCCTTGATGCCCTTTTCCGGGTCGGGCTCGACGGCCGGGACGCCGTACATGACGTTGTTGGCCTCGGGCACGCGGCCGGTGTTGAGAATCCAGCCGTACCGGTCGTCATGAGCGACGCGGAGTGTGCGGTCGCCCAGGTACTCGCGCAGGAAGCCCTGCAGAAGCTCTGGGGGCGTCCAGTGGGCGCCCATCTCAGGCGTGAACTGGCCGATGGTGCGGTCCGGCGGCTGCACGGCCTCCAGCGCGGCGACGTTGACCGCGTACGCCGGGTCGCGCTCGGCGGCCTTGCGGGCGGCGTCGAGCTTGTCGCGGACGGCGCCGGACAGGTAGGCGCTGGCCAGTTCGAGGCGGCCGGTCTCCGGGTCGGTGAAGACCTCGTTGCCGAGGCGCTTCACCGCCTCCTGCGGGGTGACGTCGAGGAGCCGGGCGATCTCGCCGAGGTCCACTTCGCCCTTGGCAGCGACGACCGCGGCCAGGGCCGCCTTCGGGTCGTTGGTCGAGGAGAGCGGCTGTCGGCGGGCCGCGGCGCGCTCAGTGAAGACGCGGGAGAGGACAGGCTCACCCTTGTTGGCGTCCCACCGTTCCAGAGCGAGGACCGCCGCGGCGTCCGGGTCGGCCCGGAAGTACCCCCACGCCGTCGGGCGGCCGCCCTTGGTGCGGTGCTGGCCCGGCTTGGACAGGGGGCCGTACTCGGCGACGTAGGCGGCGTGCAAGTCGCGGAGTTGGGCGCGCAGAGCCTCGGCGCGCTCCTCCTCGTCGTTCTTCCGGTCCAGCTCGCGCAGTTCGGCGGCGACGTCGCGGAGCTGCATGAGGGCGCGAAGCTGGGCGGTGTTGCCGTCGGCGGGCTCCAGCAGGACCGGTTCGGCACCGTTCACGTGCTGGTACAACTGGCCGTCGTCGCCCTCGTAGAGGCGGCCGGTCCAGTCGTTCGCGTGCTTCTCCCGGGCCGCCTGGAGCTGTACCGGAGGCCGGTTGTCGCCGTCGGGGTGCGGCTCGTAGCCGCGGCCGTCGGCCTTCGCCTTGGTGGCGATGTCGTCGAGCGCGGCGCGAAGCTGCTCGGCGGCCTTGGCCGGGTCGCCCTTGACGGTCACCTCGGGCCCGTACGGGCCGGACTGCGTGGTGAGCGTGCCGAGGATGTGCTCGGGGTGCTCGTCGAAGTAGGCGTTGATGTGGTGCGCGGTGCCGTTGATGTCCCGCTCAGGGGCGTCCAGCCATGACGTGTCGGCCGGCTCGGTGCCGTCCTCGCGGCGGCGGAACACGAGGACGTCGGTGGTGACCCCGGTGCCGGCGTCGGTGAAGACGCCGGAGGGCAGGCGGACGGCGCCGACCAGGTCGCCGTACTTGGCCATCTGGCGGCGGGCCTTGTCGCCCTTGGAGTCGAGGGTCTGGCGGGAGGTGATGACGGCGGTGATACCGCCGGGCCGGACGAGGGCGATCTCCTTGGTGACGAAGCCGTTGTGAAGGCTCTCTGCCGGGTACCGCTTGTCATCGAACGGGACCCGAGCGAAGGGCACGTTGCCGATGGCGGCGTCAAAGGTGCCCGGCCGGGCGTCGGTCTCCGCGAAAGACTCGTTGAGAACGTTGGCGTGCGGGTAGATCGCCTGAGCGATCCGGGCCGTGGTCGGGTCCAGTTCGACGCCGGTCAGGCGGGCGCCGTCCGGAGCGACGCCGAAGAACGTGCCCGCGCCGGAGCCGGCTTCAAGGACGTCGCCGCGCTCGAAGCCGAATGCCCGAAGGCCTTCCCACATCGCCTCAGCGATGGGCTGCGGCGTGTAGTGCATGGACAGCACGCCGCGGGATGCCTGCCGGAACTCCACAGGCGTGAGCACGCGCTGCAACTCGCTGCGAATGTCGCTGTACTCGGACCACCGCTCGTGGTCCTTGGCGAACTTGCCGTACCGGGTGCCGCCCTGCTGGTAGCGGGGCTCCTTCTCGTTCGGCTCGTTGGCGAAGAGGATCGGAACCGAGCCCCAGCCGGACCAGCGGGCGAGGATGCGGCGCTCCTCGTCGGTGGCCGGCCGGTTCTCGGCCTCAACCTTCTTGAGGACGCGGATGGCCTCGACATTGGCCGTCGCACGCGCGCGGGCGCCCTTGGGCGCGTCGGCCGGGTCCGGCCGGAACCGCGCTACGCGTCGTACATCAGGTCCCTGATCTCCTGCAGGTGCTGCTCCATCGGCGTCTGCTCCGGCGCCGTCTCCGCCCCGGGCTCCGGCTCCGGCAGAAGATCCGCCAGGACCATCGCCGTTGCGTCCGCCCTGATCTGCTTGTGCCGGCCGACCTGCTCCTCGTACTCCGTCGGCTCCGGAACCGTCTGCTCCAGCGCCTCCTCGGCCTTCAGAATCTGAGTCTCGATCTCCCTGGCCTTCGTCTCCACGAACGCCTCCGGATCGGTCATCGCCGCCCACTCCTTGGGCCGGTACGTCCGCCAGTGATCCCGGACCATCGGACTGAACATGTTCGTCATCGTCGCCTCCCAGCGCTGCACGGAGCGCGGCCTGCTGTGCCTCGATCTCCTCGCGGGAGATGACCTTCCGGTCGTCGTCCCCGCCATTCTTGCGGACTGACTCGCGCAGCGCCTCAATGCCGTGCAGAGCCACGTTGATGGACGCGAGCCGGGTCTTGGCCTTCTGCCGGTCGGAACTGTCCGCGTCCCGGTCCGTGGCCCGTACGGACATCTCCCGGGAAAGCTCCTCCGTCACCCGGTTCAGCTCGGCGAGGAGGCCTTCGGGCACCCACAGCTTCCGGCCCTTGATGTGGTGGCCCTTTTTGTTGCTGGGCACCAGGGGGTTCACGCCGTCGTCCCAGCCGTACCGGTCCCGGAACAGGCTGTAGAGGTACTTCCGCTCCTCGCTGGCATCGGCGAGCCGGTCGCGAAGACGCTCGTTCTGGTAGAGCTCGACGAACATCTTCGGCACGAACACGGGGCGCTTACGGCCCCAGGTGCGCTCACCGCGGGTGTCGGGGTCGTTGTCGTACGCCTGGACCATCGCTGCCAGAGCTGCGGCGCGGGAGGGGTAGGCGGTGTCTGCGTGCCCCCAACTGTGCTTGCCCCAGGTCCATCCGATCTCGCGGGTCGTGTGCCCGTGTGTCTGGTCCCGGTAGTCGACGTAGCCGTAATCGCTGCCGCCGCCGATGCTGATCATGCCGTTGTCGTCGGGGTTGTCGACGCGCGCGACGAGCTGCTCGACCTCCGGCGTAGTGCTGCGGCGGTTCTGCTCGGCCTCCAGCACGGCCATGCGTTCCTTGCGGGCCGCCTTGACGTCGTCGGTCCCGGTGTACGAGGAGCGCGTTCGGCGAAGCTCGGTGTACTCCGCCTTCAGGTCCTCATCACTCAGGTTCTCGGGGGCGTCCCGGTCGGTGATAGCCCGCTTCTCCCGGTCGCGGCGCTCCCGCTTGACGTCCTCCATGCGGCCCTCGAGGACCTGCTGCGCCTCCGGCGGGGCCTTCCGGAAGTCGCGCCGGAGCAAGTCGTTGTACTCCTGCGACAGTTCCTCGTCGGTGAGGTCGACGACCGGCGGCCGGTCGGCGATCTGCTGGGCATGGCGGCGCTGCTGCTCGCCGACGACGGCGTCGTGCCGCGCCTGCAGGGCCTGGCGCATGATGCGCTCGGCCTCGGGGTCGTCGCCGGCGGCCTGGTGCATGCGGACCCGTTCGGCGATCGTCTCGCGGGCCTTTACCAGGTCGTCCTCAGCGGCCGTGGTCAGATCGGTGTCATCGTCGACGAGGGCCTGCGAACGGCGGCGGCGCTCGCTGTAGATGGCCCGCTCAACGTCGTTGGCTTCCTGGCCCCTGCGGGAGCCGTACGTGCCGCGTTCTTCCTGCGACTCGCGGATGCGGTTGGCGATGTCGTCGTCGCTGAGCGATGTGGCGTCCCGGGCGGCAGCCTCGTCCCGCTCCTGCCGACGGCGCTTCAACTCCTCGTTGATCATTTCGATCTCGGAGTTGAGTCGCTTGCGCTTGGCCTCGGAGCGGGTGCTGTTGAGCATGCCCCACCGCTCGTGCTTCATCTGCGACAGGCGGGGGTCGTCCGCGTTGGCGATGGCCTCGCGCAGAGCCTCGGTCTCGTCGACGGCGTTGGCCGGAGCGTTGGGGGTGCCCGCGGCGGTCTCGTCGGTGACGTGGATGTTGCGGCCCTGGCGGGCGAGCTTGGACAGGACCTCGGTAATCCGCTCGTCCCGGGTGGCCTCGGTCATGTTCGACTGGGTCGAGTACCCCCGCAGGGACGGGGCCCATTTGATGGCACGCGTGGAGCCGACGGCGCTGTAGTCCCGCTCGTCGCCCTTGATGGTGCCGCGGAAGACCATGACCCGCTTGGCGGGCTTGCCTTCCTTGCCGGGCTTCATCACCCACGCCGCGGTGATCCGGTCGCGCTGGTCGGGGTTCTGGGCGGCGCGGTGCAGCCGGGCCATCACCGCGGCGCCTTGCTTCGGGTACTGCGGCACGGGCACGGTGACGCCGTCGATCTTGGCCTTCGGCGGGTAGCCGCGCTCGCTGGTCGCGGCGACCTGTCCGTCCGGGCCGTACAGCGTGATTGAGCCGCCGTCGTTGACGTAGTGGTACCCCTCGACGCCCTCGACGGGCTCGGCGTTGCCCGGCAGTGCGGGCGTCTGAGGCTCCTCCGGGGTCTCCGGTGCCTGCGGGGCGGCGGGCGTCTCCGGAGCGGCGGCCGGCGCCGGGGTCGCCTCCGGGCCGCCCTCCGCGGCGTCGTCGCGCTGGAACCTCTCGGCGGCCGCGTCGATGACCTCGCTGATCGACCGGTTGTCGTCCGAGCGCCACGTCGCGATGCGGACGTTGGGGTCGGAGAGGTCCAGTGGCTTTCCGTCGTCGCCCATGGGGGCGTTCTCGGTGAAGGACTGGGCGAATGCCTGCGCTTCCTGCTGGGAGGTCCACCGACGGCGGAGCGGCAGGCCGTTGCCAGTGGCGACCAGGTACCACTCGCCGTTCTGGTCCTGGCCGACGACGAACTGGCCGCGGCCGACAAGCTTGATCCGGTCGTTGCCAATCAGGCCTTCCAGGTGTCGCGCGGCGCGCTGCTCTCGGAGGCTGTCCGGGCCGAGTTCGTTGATCTGGTCGAGGCGCTGCTGCCAGTGGGCGCGAACGGCCTGGAGCGTGCTGAAGCGCTGGCCGTTGCCGTCGGTCGGGCTGTCCGTGGTGGCCTTCGGCGCGGCCGCGGGTGCCGGGGTGCCGTCGAACTCCGTGCGGGCCCGCTGGATGGCGCCCTGGATGTTCTCGCCCTTGGTGGAGCGCCAGTCGTGGGCGGCCCGGTCCAGTTGTGGGTCGGAGAAGTCGAACGGCTGCTGGAACTTGGTGAGCTGACCGTTGACGGCGGTCTTGTCGAGGTGTTCGGCGAATCGGGCGGCGTCCTCGGCGGTGGCAAAGGTGCCGGCGGCGTCGACGCGCTGTCCGGAGCCGGTTGCGGTGAGGTTCCAGCGGCCGGCGTGTTCGGGCCGGTCGTCGAGGAGGATGAGGAGTCGGCCGGACGGTGTGGTCCGCAGGTCGTCGTCGTGTGCCACCGAGCGCAGGAAGGTGGCCATGTCCGTGCTCGTGCCGGGCTGGGCGGCTACCTGCATGAAGTGGCGGCGGACGGCGGCGGTATCGGCGTACCGGGCCCCGGCGGCATGCTGCTGGTTCGGCAGGGCATCGACGTTGACCGGGTGGGCGCCGTCCTCGGGCTCGTCCTGGTCGTCATCGTCGTCCGGGCCGTCGCCGTCATCGGCGCCGATCGGGCGGCCCTTGTCGTCCTGGTCGTGAGGCTCGTTCGGGGTGTTGGGGTCGCCGTCGTCGTCGCGGGCAACGCCGTTGCCGCGGCGCGGGTCCTGGGTGCGCCGCTCGTCCTCTTCGGCGACCTTCTCTTCGTCGTCGGTGGGCGCGCTGCCGTCGGGGCGCGCGACCATGCTGACCCACTTGGCACTGGTGGTGTGCCTGCGGCCGCGGAACTCGTCCGGGCCGGTCTGGTCCTGGACGAGGATGCGGTCGTGCGGGAGCGCACGGATGACGCGCGCGAGCTTGCCGCCCCAGGTCCTCACCACGCCGCCGGTCTCGATGAAGCGGCCCTTGCTGTCCCGGGGGTGCAGGGCAGGGTTCCACGGCCGGCGCGTGACCTTGACCTCGAGGTCGCGACTCAGGTCCTGCGACTCAGCCTGTGCAGTGGGGCGATTCAGCATGGCGCGGACCATGCACAGTGCGGGTGGTTAGCGTCGCGCGCTGCGGGACAACCCTCCGCACCCAAGATCGTTCTTGCACAATTGTGCAAGCCGCCCGCGAGCCCGCTCTTACATCGTCTCGGTGAGGATGTGCAGGAGGAACCACGCTGCGCCCCCGCCCAAGATGACCGTGAACGCGGCGCGTCCTGCCTTCGAGCTGCGAATGCGGAACAGCTTGCGCGTGTTCTCGCTCAGCGTGTCGTCGTCCTTCTTGGTAATCAGCGCGATGGTCTCGTAGACGGCGAAGAACAGCGCCCAGCCGCCCCAGAGAAACGCGCTGAGGTTCCGTCGGATGAAGCTGGCTGTGCGTCTCACTGGGGCTCCTTGTCGGTGGCGTAGTGCAGGCGGCAGCGGCAGTTGATCGTGAGGGCGATGGGGGCGAAGGGGTCGCCGGGGTAGCGGAGGCTGGCGCCGTCGACGGTGTACGGGGTGCCGACGGGCAGCGTCGTGCCGTGGAGCGCCTTGTGAGCGGGCCGTACGCGGGTGTCTCCGCGGGTGATCCAGGTCCGGACGACATCGGGGCCGGCGTGCTCCGCGGCCGCGTCTGCGGCGCCGTTGATGGTCGCCACGGCGCAGGCTTCGGCCAGCCGTGCCACCAGGCTGGGGGCCGCGGAGCGGTAGAAGAAGGCGACTGTGTTCTCGAGGTCGCTGATCGTCGGTACGCCGTGCTGCGCGTCGAACAAGGCGGTGGCCAGTTCGCGGAGGAACGTGGTCATGGCCTCGCCGGCGTACGCCGCGGTAACAATGGCGGCCGCGGCCGCGGCCGGCGGGACCTCGTCCGTGCTGGTGAGGGCCTGGCCGACCTTGCGTGCCGTGGCGATGGCCGCCTGCTGCAGGATCGGGGTCAGGGATTGGCTGGTCTCCTCGGCCCAGCGGGCGGCGCTGACCACACGGTCCTGGTCGAGGTCGGTGTCGACGTGCCGGACGTCGTCGTCGTTCTCTGGCTCCCAGTACCTCGTGTACTTGCGGATTTTCGGGGCGCGGAGCCGGGCGAGTATGACGCCTTCCTGGCGTGCGAGGAGCGCGGTGACGGCTGTGGCCACGGCCATAGACAGAGCGTCGAAGTCGTCGTCAGTGACCTCGTATCCGTCGTCCTCGGGCAGGGCCTTGGTCTCGACCGTGGCGCGTGCGGCTTCGACGTCCTCGGCGGCGTCGCCGGGGAGTGCAGCGTTCTGAGTGCTGCGGGCGCGGTCGACGTCGGCGGCCGCGTCGCCGGGGCCGCTGTCGGTAGTGGTGGCGCGGGCCGCGGCGACGGCGTCGGTAGCCGTCGAACCGGCAGGCAGGGCGAGGGGAGTGCCCTGCGCCCGTGCGGCGGCGACATCCGCGGCGGCGCTCGGGCCAGCGTCCAGAGCGCGGGCGGCGGCGACGTCGGCGGCCGCGGTGTCCGGAGCGGTCGGCGGGAGCGGGGCGCCGGTGGGCGCGGCTCCGGGTGTTCCACCCGCGGCCGGGTCGGGGCCGAGGCCCAGTGCGGCGGCGTCCTGGTCGTTGGCGGGGACGGGGGCCTTCTGCGGAGAGATCCACAGGGCCCGGGACTGTGGGACGTTGAATGCCGGGCGCCCCGCGATCTCCCGGTACTCGTCGATCGTGATGAGGCCGGCTTCCCACTCCTTGCGGGCTTCCTCCCGGGCCTGACGACGGGGAAACTCCAACGCCTGAACACTGGAGGTGTCGAAGCGGACGATCCACTCGTCATCAAGGTCCGCGTCGAACCCGGACGCGATCAGGTTGAGGTGGGGCAGTTCCGTGTGGTCCCAGAAGTTGTATTCCTCGCGGTCGGCGTTCGCGTAGGTCCGCTCGGAGGCATTGCCGACGATGCTCTCTGGGACGCCGAACGCGGCCAGGATCTCGCCCTTGGAGGTACTGGACAGCGTCTCGTAGGCCATCTCGCGGGGGCGGGCGGAGGTGTCGACGTAGGTGACGCCGCCGGGCCCGGTGCCGACGAGGGTGAGCTGGCCGGCGTTGTGCGCGCCGGGGGCCAGTCGCTTCTGGATGCGGTCGACCTCGCGCTGGTCGACGCCGTCCAGGTCGATACCGACAATTCCGCCCGGTCTGCCGTCATTGTCAATAAAACTGATGTTGTAGGTGCGGGCCTTCACGTCCAGGTCGATGGACAGGCCCGCCGCTTCGAGCGGGGTGACGCCGCAAAAAGGGTCGACGGGGTGGGGATCGCGAATCCAAATGACGTGATTGGGCAGCAGCTCCCGGACGTGGCCGCTGTAGTCCGTGAACTCAAAGTGCTTCACATAGTCGGCGTTGCGGTCGTCGGGGATGATCTGGACGCGGTCCGGCGGAAGCAGGTCGAGACGTACGAGGGTGCCGCCACGGCTGTAGGTCTTCTCGATGAAGACGCCCTTCTTCGACAGAAGGAGCTGCGCGCTCAGCCGCTTCTTGAAGACATCGCCGCTCTCCAGCGGATTGGCCTTCTTGTTGAGCAGCTTCAACAGCGGGTGATCGTCGAGGGTCTCCTCGAAGCGCCGTTCGTCTCCGCCTCGGCCGATTTGAATCGGGAGGGTGCTGGCGTGCTTGCTGATCGCCTCGATGGACTTGAAGGTCCAGATGGAGCGCTCGTAACCCTCGACGATGACGCGTTCCATGTCCCAGCCGTCCGCTCGGCCGGGCGTGCCCCACACGTTCGTGACGCCGGCGTAGGTCATCGACACGTACGCGTTGCCCGCGAGCAGGTCCTTGGTCTCAGCGGTCGGTGCGGGTGGGGGAGCAGCGGAGCGCGGAACGAGGAGTCCCCGGAGCGTGGGGAGGAACTGGCGGGGCATCAGGCGGCCCCCTCGTCCTCGTGCTCACGGGTGGTGAGCCACAGGCCGAGGAGCACGACCGCCAGGGCGACGCCGATCCAGCCCAGGGGGGTGCAGAGGGCGAACGCGCAGCCGGTGAGACCGCCGTAGCCGAGGATGCAGACGGCGGCACGGGCAAGGTGCGCCCAGGGCGCTGCGGTCGGCTTCGGGCGCATGAACAGGCCCGTGGCGAGGAGACCGGCCATCGCGGCGGAGAGTCCGGCGGCCCAGTGGAGTGCGCCCAACGCCACGAGGACGCCGAGCAGGCCGAACGCGGTGAGGAACAGGCCGGCGGCTTCACGCGCGAGCGCCCAGGAGGTTCGCTGAGTAGTCACGCCGCGCACAGTGGACAGCGGGCGGCGTTAGTGTCGCGTGGTCAGCGCGGGGGCCGCGACACCCCTCCCACGTAGGCCTCGATGCCGCGGCGCTGGATACGGCCGCCGGGCACGACCCGGGCGTTCCGGGGCGGGACGGGGATCTTCCGCTTGGCCCGGGTGCTCTGGTCGCCGCCGATCAAGTGCCGGTTGTCGATCTTCGCTGAGCAGTCCTGGCCGGTGACTTCGTCGTACGGGCGTCGGCATCCCTTGCAGTAGACCTCGAGCGCGTCGATGCGCTGGCCCTCGCTCGCCTTGAAGCTGCCGCGGTAGTCGGCCACCTTCGCAATCTTCGGGATGACCTCGATCTCCGCGGCCACAACCCAGACGTGGGAGAGGTCGGCCTTCTCCTCCTCGGCGGGGGGCTCGGGCGGGCCTTCGGGGTCGGACTCCACCAGGGCCTTGGTCTCGGGCAGGGGCGGAGTGCTCTCCGGGGCGAGCCACGAGAACAGAGACTCCTGCAGGTGCGACCTGCCGGTCGTGGACGAAAGGGCAGCTATAGCGGTCGTCACCGTTCCTCCGGATCAACGCGGGATTGACGTAAAGCGCAACCCCCTTCACAGCCGGAACGTCAACGACCGCGTTCTGTTACACCCCAACATCGGTGGGGCCCTTGGTGCACGGGCCCCACCGATGACTGCCCCGTGGGGAGGTAACGCGGAGCGTCAGTTCGCGAAGCTGGCGGCCGGTGGTAGTGATGTCGTATCGGCGCGCGTTATTGAGAGCCGCTTTGTTCAGGGCCCGGCGTTGGTGGGAGTCCCGGCCCATCTCGTCTAGGGCCGCAGCCAGCGAGAGCGGGTCGCCCGGAGTGTAGGCGATGCCAGCGCCTCCGAGGATTTCCCTCACTCCGGGAAGATCGGAGTAGACAACCGGGAGTCCGTGGGCTTGAGCCTCAATGAGGACGAGTCCGAAAGCCTCCAGACCCGTGGTTGTGAAGACCCAGGCGTCGAAGTTCGGCAGGCGGCGCCAGAGTTCGGCACGGGGCAGGAACGGATGAAAATGGACCCGATCCCGCAGGCCGAGGTCGGTAGCCCGCTGTTCCAGGTACTCGCGTAGGGGTCCGTTGCCGATCACGGTCAAGTGGTGTGGCTGATCGGTCAATGCGAGGGATTCGACGGCGGTGATCGTGGATTTGTTGTCGTCCAGGCGGCCGGCCTGTACCAGAGACAGGGGTCCGGTCCCTGCGGAGGGCTGATCACGTACATGGGCATCGGCCAGACGGATGCCCCACGGGATGATGACGATGCGGTCGGTGAACCGGCGCCCGGTGAGGCGGTCGATGCGGTCGGCGAGGACGGAGGTCGGGGTGACGATCGCGGCGCTGGCGCCGGCGACTTCGAGCAGGGCCTCGTGTTCCGCCGTGTTGCGCTCGGCCGCCATCACTTCGGGGCCGTGAGCGATGGAGATGATCGGGATGGTGCCGGCGGTGCGACTGAGCGCGAGGCTGAGCGCGAACCCGACGTTCTGGGCGTGGATGGCGTCGGGTCGGATCTGCTCGATGAGCGTCCCTACCTCTTGCGTCAGCTTGTCCACGTAGGTGTCGAAGCCGGGGCCCTGGGGTCGTTTCGTCGTGGAGAGGGGGATCAGGTGATCGAACGCGGTCTTCCACACGTGATGGACCGGTGTCCGGCCGAGGAAGGTCGTATGGGTGTCGGGCATGGCGCGGTAGAGGTCGCTGACGAGGATCATGCTGCCGGACGAAGGCTCGGACGTGCGGTTGATGCCCGTGAGGATCGTCAAGGGTTTCGTGGTCACGCGGAGATCCCCTCGATGGATGATCGGTGGGCGGGAACCGAGGACGGGGCACTACGGTCCACTGTGACCTGCGGATCGGTGGTGATCACCCGTCCGCGGTTGCGAGGGGGCGCCCACCACGACGCCAGGTGCGGCGTGAGAACCGCGGTGATCTCCTGGGCTGGGTGCAGGAAGCCTCTGCTGTCCTGCTTTGCCGTCCACGCCCTGACGGCCGACCGGGGGTAGACGGGATGTATCCCGATCTCGCCCTTGGGGAGGATGCCGTTGAAGGGCGTGGGGATGCCCTCGTGGTTCCAGTAGTCCCAAGCCTCCAGTGCCTTGGCCTTCTCGAAGCAGTGGTAGAGCTGCCGATAGCGCGGCATGTACCGGATCTCGCGAAAGATCATCTGCCCGGTCAGTCCCGGCGCGACGTACCGGAGCGCGCTGAGATCAATGCCCCGGAAGGTCACCGTGGCCGCGTCCTGGGACGGGTGCAGCGCGATCCGGGCGAACAGATGGGACAGCCGCCGCCGCACGTACTCGGCGACTCCCGGAGCGAGCGCCGGTTCCACGCTGGCGATGAGCTGGACGAGCTGCTGGTGGCGCGGATGGAAGCGGGCCAGGTCGAACAACCGGTGCATGCCGTCCACGGCGGCGAACGCGAGTCGCTTGTACAGCCAGTTGTTCAGCTCTCCGACCTGGGCGTAGCCCTTGGTCTCCGGAGTCGTGGAGTTGAGCATCAGGTACTCGGACAGCACCTCGAAGTACAGGTAGCCGAGAAACGGTACGGCGGGCACGGCAGCGGCCAACTGGTCGATGAACTCGGGGGCCGCCGTGGCGCGGCCGACTGCGTTGCGCAGGGCCAGGTCGAGGAATCCGGCCGCGGCGCCCAGTCCGGCCAGCACGACATGGTCGAGCTGGCCGTTCTCGGCCCGGGTGAGAAAGCTCCGGTAGCGCAGGTAGGTACGCAGGTGGATGGCACCGAGACGCAGATAATCCACACCCTTGGTTGGGATCGGAGCGTCCGGGATGACCTCGAAGATCATGGGCGTGGTGTCGGGCTTCGTCTGCATCAGGTAGGCGCCGAGATTGTGCGGACGCATTCCTTCACGCTGACGTACCAGAGGGGAGCAGTACAGGGCCCCGACCAGGCACCCGGTGGAGACGTGCAGCTCACCGCTGGTGCGGATCGCGGCGATGTCCTTGGTGGTGTGCAGCAGGTACATGGGTCGGCCGCTGGCGAGTGCTTCCGCCATCGCGCTGTGCTGGATCAGCCAACCGTTCGGGGTGTCATCTTCCAGGTAGCGGCGCCAGTCGCCCTCGCTCTCGGCCAACGAGGCAGGAGCGGGGCGCTGCGCGGGCCGGGCGTAGTCCGTGTGGACGTGCTCCCATTCTTCACGCAAGGGAACTCCGGGGGTTGAAGTCAGCAGCAGGCCAGGGGAGTTCGGGAGCTACAGGGTCTCGACGTTCGCTCCGGACAGGCGGTTTCGGCAGTCGAGCACGTACGGCGCGTGCTCCTCGATCATCGCGAGGTCGAATCGCGGATGATCCATGAGAAGAACCACCGCATCAGCGGCGGCCACCTCTTCCGGGGTGGCATCGACCCGGGGCACGTTCAGCCGGGTGTCGTCGTTGTCCGGGATGTTGGGTTCGGCGCCGCGGACATCGGCGCCGAGGCCGATGAGAAGTTCGGCGACACGTGTCGAAGGGGAATTGCGAAGGTCGGTGGCGTTGAACTTGTAGGTCAGGCCGAGCAGCAGAATCCGAGATCCGTTGACCGGCATGCCTCGCTTGTTGAGTGCTTCCACGAGGCGCCGGACGACGTAGTCGGGCATGTGCAAGTTCACGTCGGCGGCGAGTTCCGCGAACCGGAACGGGATGCCAAGCTCCTGCTGGGCCTTCCACGAGAGGAACATCGGGTCGACGGGCAGACAGTGCCCGCCGACCCCCGGCCCCGGGGTGAACTTCGTGAATCCGAACGGCTTGGTCGCGGCGGCGTCGATCGCCTCCCAGATGTTCACGCCGAGGGCATCGGCCAGCATCGCCATCTCGTTGATCATGGAGATGTTGACGAACCGGAAGGTGTTCTCCAGCAGCTTGGCCAGCTCGGCGACCTTCGGCCCTGACACCGGCACCGTGGTCTCGAAGATGCCGTCGTAGAAACCCTTGATCACGTCGAGCGATTTGGCGTCGATTCCGGACACCAGCTTCGGCGTCCCGTCGAACGACCACCGCTTGTTTCCGATCCGCTCGGGGCTGAAGCCGGCCAGGAAGTCCGCCCCGCCCTTGAGGCCCGAGGTCTCTTCCAGGATCGGCAGCAGCAGCTCCTCGGTGGTGCCGGGATAGCTCGTGGACTCCAGGACCACCGTCGCGCCGGGGTACAGGTGCTCCCCCAGTGTCCGGGCGCAGGACTCGATGTAGGTCAGGTCGGGCACGCCGTCCCGCAGCGGGGTCGGCACGGTGATCACCGCGATGTCGAAGCCGGCCAGCGCGGCACCGTCGGCGGTCGAGGAGTAGGCCCCGGAGTCCAGCACTGCGCGCAGCCGCGAGGAGTCCACGTCCCGCACGTAGGACTGGCCGGCGGCGAGCTGCTGGACACGGTCCGTGTCCACGTCGTAGCCGACGACACGGTGTCCCACCTCGGCCGCGCGTACGGCCAGGGGAAGCCCTACATAGCCCTGACCAGCGACAACTATCTGCATGGCAGCTCCTGCTCGATTCCGGTGCTTGAATGGACCGTCGTTCCTGGTCTGGCAAGGAGAAGTGCTGTGCCCCTGGTGTCGGTCGTGATGCCCGTGTACAACTCGGCAGCCACCCTCGGCGCGGCCGTCCGATCGGTACTCACGCAGACCCACAGCGACCTGGAGCTGCTGGTCACCGACGACCAGTCCTCCGATGCCTCCATGGACCTGCTCCGCGAGTTCGCCAAGCAGGACGAGCGCGTCCTGCCTCAGTCGGCACCCGAACGGGGCGGTGCGGGCCGGGCCCGCAACCTCGCGATCGAGCGGGCCCGCGGGGACTACATCGCCTTTCTCGACAGCGACGACATGTGGCTTCCGGAGAAGACCGAGAAGCAGCTCGCCTTCGCCGCGGAAGGTGGTGCGCCGCTGACGTTCACCTCGTACTTCAAGATGGACGCCGACTACGACGGCGAGAGCACCGACTGGGTCCCGAACGGGCGGGTGGTCCGTGCGCGGGAGCACGTGGACTACCGCGCGATGCTGGTCCGAGACCACATCGGTGCACTCACCGCCATGTACGACCGCAATGTCCTGGGCACGAGGCTGATGCCGGAGATGCGCAAACGCCAGGATTACGCCCTGTGGCTGTCGATCATGCGGGACGGCGCTGACGCCCGTGGCCTGGCTGAGCCACTTGCGATTTACAGGGCCCACCAGGCGGGATCGCTGTCCTCCAACAAGCTGTCGCTCGTGCAATACAACTGGTCCCTGTACCGCCGGCACGAGCGCCTGTCGGTCCCGCGGGCGACGCGGGCGCTCGCCGGCGCTGTGTGGCAGTCGCTGAGCAACTCGCGCATCTAGATCCGTGCACGGGCCCGGGGAACCGGGTGCGCGACGGTTTCCGGGGGCGCCCGACCGGCCCCAGCCCCGTGGCCGTGCCGCGTGCTCCGGGGCTGGACCCGGGGGCGGGGCTGGGTGGGTCACCGGTGCCGTCGGCCGGCTACGCGGCCGAGCCATCGCCGGCCCTCGCGCGCAGGAACAACTGGAGGAGTAGCCGCCGGTCGGAGACCGGGACGGTTTCCTGACCGCTGTGGAGCGCCTCCCGACCGTGCAGGAAACGGCGCTGGTTCACGATGAGGTAGTCCCCGGGCTGAAGCATGAAGGAGACCTGACCCCGGACGAGCTCTTCGGCGAGTTCCCTGGCGGCGTCGGCGTGCGCCTGGCCGAGCTCGGACCTCTCCAGCATCTTGGCGGTGAACCGGACGAACCCCTCGCCCGGGTCGGAGCCGTCCAGGATCGGAAACGGCTTGTACTCCTCGCCCACGCCGAACAGGTCGAAGAAGGTCCCGTAGTGGTAGGCCGACTCGGCCAGCAGAGCGCGGCTGTCCTCCGACAGCCGCGCCACCGCCGCGTGGGCGTCGGAAAGGATGCTGGGGCCGCCGCCGAGCGGGTCGCGGCGAACGCAGAGGAGCGTGGTGTAGTCCGGGGGCAGGGTCCCGTTCACCAGGTCCATGTGAAACGCGTTGTACCCGATGCCGCTGGACTTGCCGGGGTCCTTGTCGACCTTGACCCCGATGTCCTTCCAAAGGGGCCACCGCGGGAAGGGCGAGAAGGGGACAGCCACCTCGGCCGCGAAGCCCGTCACCAGCCGCAGGAACCGGTCATCGTCGATCCCCAGCGCCTTGGCGAGGTTTCCCAGGCGCAGGACGGCGTATCCGCCACCCTCTCCGGTCAGCGCGTGGCGCAGGGTCGCGGTGACCTCCTCGAATCGCGGGGCGGCCGTCAGCTCGGTCCGGTACTCCGCAATGGTGGACTGCGCCAGGAACGAACCGTCCAGTTCCCAGGGCGGGAGAGAACGTTCGATCAGAGAGGCTTCGAGTTCGCTCGGGATGTCGATGAACACGCGGAGCTTCCTTGTCTCTTGGGGTCCTCGAGGTGTCGCTTTGCTGGTGCTCCCGCCCGGGCGCCGAAGGCGGCCCGACAGCGGGTGGGGCCGTGGGGCCGTGGGGCCTCAGGGGCAGCGATCGACTGTCGGATTGCGGCGAATTGGTCCGGCGCTGGGGCCTTTGGGGGACGTGGGCCCCAGCGCCGTCCTCCGCCCGCGCCGAATGCCGTTGTCGTACGGGCGGAGCTTGCTGCCTGCCTGATGGCCACAGAGCCGGTCGTGTGGTCACCAGGCAGGGGTCTATGCGGCGGCGGGCGCCGCCAGGTCCTCGAGCAGCTCGTCGAGGCCGACGGCGCGGAACGACTGGAGGCGGCGGACCAACTGCGAGGCGAGGAACGTTCCGATGTTCGCGTGGCCGTAGGGCAACGGTGCGTCCGGCTGGGCGACGACCTTCACGCCTCCACCGTCGAGGCCGTATACGGTGCCGTGCACGCCGTATAGGGGCGCGCTCCTGGCCAGGAACACCATCGGGTTGTCCTCCAGGTGCGGACAGAGCTTCGCGGCTGCACGAGCGTGCCGGCGGCACACGGGCGGCTGATTCGTGAGGATGCTCGCCTGGGCCGGGGCGTGGTCCCGGGGGCCGGCGAGGAAGATGAAGCCGAGCGGCGTCCTGGCAGGGAGTGAGCAGATCTGACAGAGCATCGTCTGCATGCACACCATCTGCCGGTGGGGGTGCATCAGCTTCCACTGCGGTTCACCGGTGATCCGGCCTTGCGCGTCGACGGGGTTCCAGCCGCACCGGGCCCACAGGGCGCCTCGCGGGTCTCGGTCCCTGGGGTCCTCATCTCGGTAGTACAGCCGCGGACCGGACGCGTGCCGGATGATGAAGAGGTTCTCCGGAGCTGCGTCTTCCCCAGCCCTCTGCGTGATGTAGGGCACTAGGGACAGGCGCGGGTCCCGGGGCTCTATGGCCCGGGGGTTGTACGCGAGTCTGAGGGACGGGAAAGTCACGGCTCCTCCGTTAGGCACTGGTTCTCCACCAGCAGTTCGAGGAGTTCGTTGAGCGTCCATGCCATCTGTCGGACGTGCCCAACGGCACGGCGATGGTCGCTGGGTACTTCCTCGGATCGGATGTGGCGGCCCCGCTCGACGAGGTCGGCTATTCGCTGGTCTTTCTGGTTTGTCTGGGAGGTGACTGCGAGGTTGACGAGTCGCATCAGATGGCCGCGGAGCCGCTGCGCGTGCTCCTCGACCTCGTCTTCGGGGGGCGTGTAGTCGTCCAGGACGGCCGCGACGTCGTCGAGTAAGGAACCGTCAACGTACGGGGCCCAGCGCTGCACCTTCTCCAGGACTCGTCTCAGACCAGCCTCGGTGAAGGGCGGCACGGCCGCCCGCACGGGATGGGCCCAGCCGGGGGAGAGGGCGGCGGCCGTCATTCCTCCGCCTCCTCTGGTACGGCGAGGCGGCACCAAGTCGTCGCGCCGGCGTCCCTCGTTCCCCAGGCTCCGCCGCGCTCCTTGACCACCATCTGCACCAAGGCGAGGCCCCGCCCCGACTCCGCGTCCTCGTCGGCCTCCTTGAGCGTCGCGACGCCCGGCATGCCGTCGATGACAGCGATGTCCAGGAAGCCGTCCTTCACAGCCATCTCCAGGCCGACCTTGAGGGTCCCGCTGTGCAGCACCGCATTGGTCACCAGCTCGGAGACGAGGAGCATCACCTCGTCGGTCAGCGCGCCAAGGCCGTGGTACCGGATTCGGGCGACGGCGATCCGGCGCAGAACTCCCACGTAGTGCGCGGCCGCTCGTCCGGGCGTGCCGTCGGCTTGGCGGGGGCCGATGTCGACCCACTGCTTCAGCACGTCCTGGTCGCGGCGTAGACCCGCGAGAGGCGTCCGTACGGCTGTCGTCGTCATCACGTCCTCTAGGGGTGTTGGTCCGTCACTGCGGCGATTACGTCCACGTGTGTGTTTGGACACTCTCAGCGAGGGTGTAGATCAGCGTGGTCCCGCACGCGGTGTCACCGCCATGTCGAGGGGCTGCCGTCTCAGCGACATCGGGGCGGCGGACTGACACCTGACTGCTAGCCAACTGCCATCTGTGCGAGATGTGTTGCACTGGACCGAGACGGCGGTATCCCCTTCGTACAAAGGGATCGATCCGTAGGTGGGCCGCCAACTGGCCGAGGCGCGATATCTGGGGGCGATGTGACCGAACAACCCGAGACGCTGCTCAAGGTCCTCTGCGACAGGCGCAACTTGGGCGCTCCCGACTTCGTGACGCTGTTCGACGGAACCGCTGACGAGGTCGTCGGGAAGGGCGGCAACAACCCGACCTGCAGTGAGCGGACAGTGTTCCGTTGGAAGGCGGGCAAGGCCCGTCCCGAGTCGCTTTCCGCGGACACCAGGCGCGTTTTACAAGCCATGTTCGGCTGTGATGTCGCAGTCTTGTTCGCTCCTCCGCCCACCGAGGATTCCCAGGCACCCGCGTTCAACCTGGAGCACGAGATCAACATGACCGCACGCGATGCTCAGGACGACGCCAGCGCAACAGCCGCAGCGTCCGTCTCCGACACCAGCCTCGACCAACTCACCGATGACGTGGCGTCCCTCGCGCGCGCTTACGCTTCGCTCCCTCCGATGGACGTGTTCCGACGCGGCCGCACGCTCCAGGAGGAGCTGCAAGGCCAGCGCGATCGCACGCAGATTCCCACACAGCAGCAGCGTCTGCTTGAGCTGACCGGCCAGACGATGGCGCTGCTCGCCGCAGCGGCCTTCGACCTCGGTTCCTTCGACAATGCCCGCCGTCTGGCCCGCGCGGCTGACCTCTACGGCGAGAGCGCCAGGTTCGAGCCGCTGCGGGCGTACGCGGACGGCATCTTGGCGTATATCGCGTACTTCACCGGCATGCCGGGCGAGGCCGTCAGCAAGGCCCGCCGGGCGCAGGCCTACGGCGGACTGGGCGATGTGGCCCGGCGCCGGCTTCTCGCCATCGAGGCGCGGGCGCACGGATACCTCGGCGACACCGACTCCGCTCGCCATGCCCTCCAGCTCTCCATGGCGGCGGAGAGCGGCGTCCGGGACGACCTCCACGATGGTGTCGGGGGCGAGTTCGGATTCACCCCGGAGCGCCTGGCCATGTCCAGCAGCTCCACCGCCCTCCTCATCCACGACGGGGAGCAGGCGGAGCAGTCCGCACGTCGTGCCCTGGAGCTCATCGGCCAGAGGCCGCAGGCCAGCCGTTCGGCGCATGTCCTCGGTGGTGCTGCTGCCGATCTCGCCATGGCCCGGCTCCTGGCGAACGACGTCGAGGGAGCTGCCGACGCGATGACCCCGCTGTGGGACATCCCGGGAGACCAGCGGGTGACGGGTGTCCTAGTGCGGACGGGGCAGATCCAGCAGTTCCTCGCCCAGCCGGTCTACCGTGCCTCGACGCTGCCGCGCGAGCTGCGCGACCGCGTCGAGGACTTCACCCGCAGTGCGAGCACTCACCAGCTAAGCACCCGCTCAGCGCTGCTCCAGTTGGAAGCCTGACTCAGGCGAGGGAGGCGAGGATTTTCGCTTCCTTCTCCTCGGCGATCCCGTGCTCCGCCCACCTCGGGTGGTCCACGGGACGTCCGTCGGATGCCAGCCAGGCCCAGGTGTCGCGGATGGTGTCGACGATCGGCCGGCAGCGTAGGCCCGCGGCCACGGCCCGGCTGGAGTCGACCGACCACACGCCTGCGTGCGTCCGCCACAGGGGGAGTTCTGTCCACTGCACGACGCCGTGGTCGATCAGGACGTCCGGCGCCGCCCACTCCGGTTTCCCAGCTCCGCCGGTGACCGTCAGGCACTCGCTGATGAAGTCGGCGAAGGTGATGCCCTCCGGGTGGGTGACGTTGTACCCGCCGCTTGTGTCGCTGGCGGCCTGGTCGAGCGCGAACGCGGCGACGTCACGGACGTCGACGGGTTGGATGCGCTGATCGGCCGGGGCGGGCGCCAGAATCCGCCCGCCTCGTTTGGCCCGGGTCAGCCACCAGGGCAGCCGACCGACGTACTCGCCGGGGCCCAGGATGACTCCGGGCCGGAGGAAAACCGCGGCGTCGCCGAACGCCTCGGCCACTGCTCGCTCGCCGCCGGCCTTCTGGAACCCGTAGATGGTCGGGCTGCCGTCTTCACCGGTGTACCCGTACGACTCGTCAGCATCCGTGCGGCAGTCCAGGACTGGTGAGGCGTCAGTGAGCGGCTGGTGCGGCCAGCCCTGGTACACGGATACGGTGGAGATGTGCACCCAGCGTCGCGCGGCGCCGCGTAGCGCGGTTGCTGCGAGCAGCACGTCGCGTGGCGGGAAGTCGGAGCTGGAGGTGTCCACCACGGCTTCCCACGGGCCGTGTTGGGCGAGCCGTTGAAGGTCTCCCCGGTCGGTGCGGTCGCCGTGCACGGGACTCACGCCCTCGACATCTCGGCCGGACCGCCCCCGGTTGAAGGTGGTGACGGACCACCCTCTCGCCAAGGCCCCCTCTGCGATGCACTTCCCCAGGAACCAGGTACCGCCGATTACCAGAATCCTCATGTGCCGATCCTGCCTGTCTGTATCGGGCTTCGGGAAGCGGGGGAGGGCACCGGTAGGTTTCTGCTCAAGTCGAAGCCTATGGAGGGTGGATACCCTGGTGTCAGGCAACTCACGGCGCTTAGATCGCTTCCCGGCAGGCCCCAGGGGGCTGTTCTGCTACGGCACGCTCCAGTTCGATGACGTCCTCAAGGGGCTGTTGGGGCGGGTTCCCCACCGCTTGCCCGCGTCCGCTCCCGGCTATCGCGCAGCCGCCCTTGAGGGGCGTGTCTACCCTGGCCTCGTCGTCCAAGCTCTCGGCTGCTCGGCGCCTGGCGTGGTGCTCACCGATCTGAGCAACGAGGAGTGGCGCATTCTGAACGCATTCGAGGACGATCAGTACGAACTGCGGGAACTGTCCCTCTCCACCGGCACGATGGGGTTGGCGTACGTCTGGCAGGGCGTCGATGTCCGCACCGAGGACTGGGACGCTGAGGAGTTCCAGGCCCGGCACCTGTCGGCTTATGCGGAACGGTGCGGGCGCATCGGTCCTCGCTTGGCTGCAGGCGAGCCGAAGGGCGAGTAGGCCAGCGCGGGCAGCCGGTGAGCGGCTGCCCGCGCGGATGCGGCCCTATCTCCGCTACTTGATTGGGTGGGCGTCGAGCCAGTCGGACAGGTCGTGCGCGGAGCCGAGGACGTCGTCCCGGTTCGTCAGCTCCGTGGCGCCGCCAGCCGGAACGCCCTGGTCCTCGCCGACCGCGATGCCGTCTTCCATGGTGTCGATCAGGGCGTACGCCTCGGTCCAGAAGTCGGCGCCCACGGACTTCTCCGCATTCATGGCCTTCCGCAGGTCGCGGGTGGGCTTCATGAGCGCCTGCATCTGGTCCCAGCACGTACCCGGCTCCTGCTCAAGACAGCCGCCGTCCGTGTCGAACTTGGTCACCGCGTCCTGGAACGTGGTGGTCGCGGCCTCCACGGTCACCGTCTTCGCCTTCGCGGCCGGCTTTGCGTCGCCGTCGTCGTTCGAGCTGCTGCAGGCGCTCGCGGCCGCCGCAGTCACGGCCAGGATCAGCGCGCTGGCAGTCTTCCCCCATGTGTGTCTCCCCATGACGGAGGATCATCGCATGGGTCGCTGAATCGAGGACGCAACTGCCCGGGGGCCATAGCGCTGCCCGCGCTCTGCGTGGATGTGGTTTCTCAGGGGACGATGGACAGGCTGCGTTTCGCCGAAGCCGTCACGAATCGTCCCTGACCCTCGAAGGTGGTGAGCGTGAGCCCGAACAGGAGTCGGTTCATTTCCTTACTTGTGAGCCCGAGCTCGGCGGCGACGGTCGAGGGGCGAACGCGCTTCGAGCGCAGCGCGGCGAAGACCTTCGTCAACACCTGCGACGTTTCGCGCTGGCCCATGCCCTGGGGCTCACCGGACCGATACCCCAAACGGCTCAGCTCGGCGCAGGTGGACCGGTACTGCCAGTCCGAAAGTAGCCCCAGATCGTGGATGCGGTAGGTCAATGCCATGGCGGAGACGTTCCAAATCTGCTTGGCGCGAAGGATCTGGTCGACGTGCGCACCTGATGGCATGTGCCCCAGAACGCTCGATCGAGGCATCAAGAAGGCGGAGGCGAACTCGTTCGCTTGCCGTTCTGCCTCAGGCCCTGAACAGGCGTGCTCACTGCCGTGCATGACGAGATGGCCCAGTTCGTGGGCTGCGTCGAAGCGGCCCCGCTCGGCTGACTTGAGCGTGTTAAGAAACACGAACGGAACGCCGTCGCGCCATACCGCGAATGCGTCGACCTCGGCGTGATCGGGATCCAGCGAGAACACCCGAACACCGTGTGCCTCCAGTAGGTGCACCATGTTGGGCGCTGGCGCTTCTCCCAGACCCCAGCGGGTGCGGACCATGGCAGCGGCTGTCTCTGGGTCGGGTTTGCCCAGTGAGGGCACGTTCGCTGCTGGCAGGCGGAATCTTTCATCGATCCAGTCGTACAACATCGCGCCCAGCGTGCCACCGGCCCGAGCGGCTTCGAGGACCCTCGCCGACGTCTTGCTGCGCGCGCGCCAGGAGATGCCTTCCGCGGGGAGCTCGTCCAGCGCAGGACCTTCGAAGAAGGCAACAGGAAAGTCCAGCGCTGAGGCGATCTTGTCGAGGGTTTCGGAACGTGGCGAGGTTCGACCTGTCTCGTAGTTTGACAGGCTTTGCAGTGACACCTCGGCCTGGTCCGAGAGCTCGGCGAGAGTGAGGCCTCTGCGCTTGCGGGCCAATGTGATACGGGACGGGGTCACCATGTGGGCTGCCTCAGTTATTGGTGGTGCACGGTGGGGCGACAGGGTTCGCCGCCCCACCGACGGGCCTCAGCGGAAGTCGACGGGGATGTCGATCTCTCCGGGCCCATCATCGTTCGTAGGTTCGATTCCGTCCATCACGAGGGCAGGAAGCGGAATCCGCGGACCCCATTCGACCACGAAGCCGTCCTCGAACCTCTTAGGCTGCGACAGCTCACAGTCGATCCGCACCGTCTCGCCGATCTGGGTGCGATAGGACAGTAGGAACCACGTCTTCAGGGCGAATGCTTCTTCATCGCTTAGAGCAACCCCGTCAGGGCCGGCACCGGCTACGAACAGAGCCGTCTGTACGTGCGGGGCGCCCTCACCGGCATTGGCGCGAGTGACCATGTCGGTAGCGGGTCCGCGTCGGCGTGCGTTCTTCGGGAAGAGGCTTGCCTGCCCTGTGGCGGCGTCGCCGACCATCACGCCCATCGCGACCGACCGGTCCGCGTTGCAGACAAGCTCGAGGCGACCGTGAACGAGCCGGGCCCACCCCTCCCGCTCGATGTGCAGTTCGCGGATGGTCCTCACGTGCGCCTCATAGGCCCGTCGGCCCGCCGTCCCCGTCGGGTCATTGGGGACGGCGGTGCGTCGCGCCGCCTCGCCTGCGCGCAATACGTCGTGCAGGAACTCCAACCTGGTCCCCATACCGCCCAACTGGGCCTGTACGTCATCGGGTTCAGGGGACGGCGTTACGAGGGGCAGGGCCAAGGGGACCTCCGGGAGTCGACAGTAGGCTTATAAAGACTCTACCTCAAATGCGGTTTGAGTTTTATAAGGGCCGCGGAGATTCGCGGACTACCCAAGGTCGGCAACAGCCGTGGTCACTCGACCTCCCCGTTGACGACGCGGATGATGTCGACGGCCTTCTCCACGCAGACGACGCAGGCCCGGAGGTGCGTGGAATCGCATATCGCCGCTGCGAGAGCGTCGATGGCGCCCCAAGAGGCGACCTCCATCAGTCCCCGGGCCTTGTGCCGGTGGTGGTCGCAGGCCTGTGTCTTACCCGGGCGGGGGCCGCACGCGACCAAGGCGATGCGCTGCTCGAGGGCGGTTGCGTCGGGGGTGAAGATGGAACTCATCGGTTGCAGTCCTTGGGGGCGCGCGACTTGTGGTGTGCGATCTTCTTGAGTTCGCTACCGACCTGCTCGTAGGCGGTCATCAACTGGCAAGCGGTGTACCGGCGGGCGAGGAATAAGCGAGGGGGAGGCGTCTTGGATCCGGGGTGTCCCTGGCAGCCACTGCTCAGCTCGCTGTGGTCCTGGCGGCCGCACCAATCACACGAAGGGTCGTAGTGGGAGATGGTCGGGGCTGGTTTCCAGGGGGACCACGTGATCGGGCGTCCGGCGTGCTCGTCGGGCAGGCACGCCTCGGCGTACGTGACCGGGTCCAGGACAACTTGCAAGTGGCGGCCGCGGCGGTCAGGCTCGGGCAGGGCCTTGGCGACGCCGACGGGAACGAGGTGGGGCGCCTCGGGTTCCGCCTCTCCACGTAGGGAGCGCAGGCAGGCCGGGCAGATTGCGGACTCGGTGACCGGGCCGTCCCACGGCCGTACGCCCGGGGCCCGTTCGGCGTCCGGCGTGCACTCCAGCGCCACGGCAAAGACTGGCACGGATGGGGCCGTGATGCCTTCGGCGCCGATATGCAGGACGGGGCGGCCCGCGGCGCGCACGACCAGGCGACCGTCCCACTCGGGCGGGGCGGCCAGGACCTCGATGGCGAGGGCGCTCATCGGACGCGCCCCACCAGTAGGGGCACCAGCGTGGTGGCCTCCTGGTTCTTCCGGTACAGGTCCCGGCGGGCGGGGTGCACGGCGCGCCGGGATAGGCACAGTTCGCCGGCCGGGACGTGGCACGTCCCGCACGGCACGGAGTAGACGCCGTGCCGGAACTGCGCGTGCGTCTGATGTGCGGCGTCGTGGGCGGCGTCCGCGGCCAGGGACGGGATAAGGACGGACAGGGGAGATATCACGCGTGACCGCCCTGGCCAGCCGAGTGGGCGCGATCCGAGATCGGTGTGTGGGGCGCAGCGTGTTCAGTGCTCATAGAGGGGCATCTCCTGTTTGCTGGGGGCGAGACCGGGCCATCCCTCATCTGCTGTACGTCGAACTCCCAGTTCCTGTTACATCTTCTTCGTAACCGGCTGGTCAACCCCACCCCAACTCGACCGGGCTGCGGTCTAGTTACGTTCGGCCGCACCTACCTTGACCCGTGCTACATTCAAACCGGTAAGTCGTCAGGCTCTCTACTTGAGGCCTCGCGGGCTGCTTCCGAGCATTCCGGCTGGGTGCACTGCGGCAATCGCAATGCACACCTGTACGGCGTGAGCTGGAATCAATGAGGCGGACCGCTCCAGACTCCGAGCTAGCTTGTTCGCTCGGACTGTTGGCGACTGCTGAGAACCGAGAACATTTGCGCACACGTCGGCGCGGGTGTCTCGGTCCGAACCGTAAGGGTTCGGATCGAGGCTGCCTGCGCACCCGATCCGACCCATGACAGGGAAGGTAGGGATCGGTGGACGGCGCAGCCATCCTCTTCATTCTCGCCGTCGCTGGCGTGGCTTCGATCTGCCTCTTCGCTCTAAAGGGGCTGCTCGACCAGGTCCCGGACGTGATCGACTCCGCCGGGAAAGCACGCGACGCGTGGCACCGTTTCAAGAAGCCCGAGGGGCGGCCCCGGGCGGACAACGAGGAGCCGCCCGCTACCGGGTAGGCCCGTCGTGGGGTCTCCGTCACGTCAGGACGTTGGTCAGTTCGACGCTGACCAGCGGCATGCGGGCGAATCCCGTGGAGACGGACGCGCCCATGACCGGGTTCGGGCCCAGCAGGTGCTCGTGGTCGTCATCTGGGAACAGGTGCCGGGCTGTGCCGCGTTATTGCGCGGCGGGCTGATGGCGCTCTCTGAAAGCGGCCACCCCTTGCTCTGGGTAGCCCCAGACCTGCTCAGTGGCTCTCCTCACCCGTCCGCACCTGACCTGCGGGCGGGCACCACCACAAGGAAGGGGCCGCCTGGATTGGCCCCCGCCGCGACGCCTTTGTCTGGCCCGGCGAGCAACGAGCGGAAGTGGTCACTCTCGGCCGTCGCGTCGTTGTCCTTGGGGCGGGCTCTCCCTGACCGTGCTGATCGGCTGCCGGCCTGCTCGATCTGTACCTGTCTACGTCACAGGTGTGTTCGGCGCTCGGACCGTCGCGAATACTGGCGGGCATGGCTGAAGCATCCGCAGCGGCGATCTCTCACCAGGGGCCCATTGCCATCTTTGTCAGCGCGGACGATCCTGTTCTGTCGCGCGAGTTTGAGTACGGTTCGAGGATCAAACGGGCGATCCTCTCGGCCATCCTCACCGTGGATGAACCCCGAAGGTGCCAGTTCCAGACGTACTGGGGCTCGCTCATGTTGCCGACCTTCCGCTGTGAGAGTTCCTCGTCCGACGGCAAGTTGACGCTGGCGCGCGATCCGTTTCTCCTGTGGTCTTCAGCCTCCACGCTGTGCCGAGGCGGCGAAGGCCGCTGGAGCACACTGGATGCACACGCGCCGTGGCTTCTCGGGACATCGAATGTCTACGTCGGTGTGATCTCGCGGCTGCCGAGCGAGCTGCGTGCACCGCTGGACGACCGGCTGCGGGCGTTTCGCTGGTACCTCGGTGCGATGGAAGTCGACCCGAACGACCCCCTCCACCAAGAGGTGTTCTCCTTGCTTCCCGGGTGGAGGTACTCGCGGGGGTGGGTGGATCACCCGGGCGAGGAGGGCATCTCGGCGGGGAAACTCTTCGCGGGTATAGCGGTGGATGGCATCGGCCTGGAAGATCGTCCGATCGCCGAACCCCACTGCCAGATTCTGTGGAACCCCGCCCCGGTTCCGTCCGGGGCTCCGGTGACGCTAGGTGCCCTCGCATTCTCCGGGGGCAGGACCTACCAAGAGTCGATCGTGGCACTCGTTCATGACTACCAGGAAGCCGAACGTCGCCTGTCCTTCAAGGTAGGACGTCAGCAGCCCCTGGTGGACGACCTGCGGAGTAAGTTGCATGACTACGCCCTGAACCTTGCCCATCCCGTTGGCGGCTCGAAGGCCAGGTTCTTCCAACGAGAGTTGGGAATCGAGCAGAGCAACTGGAGACTCCTCGCGATCCAGTTGCTCTCGGCTCTGCATGGTGCCGAGCCGAAGAAGTTCAGGGACGAAACAGCGCACGGAGACGCACAGCATCTCCGGTTCGAGATCAGTGCTCCGGTTGTCGGTCTAAACGGCCAGAGCAAGCAGGTCACGGCTGCGTGGAAGATCGAGGATGATGCTCCTGTCCAACTTGTCACGCTGACCCCCGGTAAGAAGGTCTCTGGTGCCGTTGACTCGCCAGCGATCATTCCTGGCGACTGGGCCAGCCTTTACGAGATCGCGCTGATGGTCGCGGAGCGGGCCAGGCAGGAATGCCGACCTACTCCGATGGCGCTGAAGGGCCCAGGGGGAGTCGAGGTCATTGCTGAGGGGCTGGCAGGCTTCGCGTGGGTCTGTTTCCCAGACGCTGGTACCGAGTTTGTTCAGTGGCTCCTGCGTACGGGGCGCGCCTCAGAGAGCCAACCCGGAGCGCGAATCAGCGCTCCGGGCCAGGACCTTGAGCCGGCGGCAGCGTGGGCCGAGGCGATGGCCAGCGTATTCCAGGCAGCGGACCAACCCTGCTCCGTCGAACAAGACGTGGACTGACCCTCCGTTGCTCTGGCGCTTGGACGCAGCGGCCGGTAGCCGTCGGGTCGACTGATCCTCAAAATCATCCCGTAGCGAGTTTCGGCGTACCTGGGCACACCCCGCCGACGGGCTGGCGCGCGGCCGCCGCCCTAGGCACCTCGACCGCTGGCACGGACGCCACGCTCCACGAGCGGGGCCACAGTCGACCACCTGTGAGGCGCTCGCTGAAACTCCTCACTCGCTTGAACGACGGAGCATGTGGGGCGACGAGCGGCCCTGGCCGATTTCAGAGATCCTCATCAGGGCATCGGCCTGATTCAGAGACCCGAACCTCTCGCGCCCTGGCTTCCGGCCTCGACAGCGCCGTCCATGCGGATCCCTCCCTTACAACCAGGCACGTATCAGGGAAATTATGCGAGGGTGATGCCAATTGCGCCGTTAGGATGAGCGGCCTGACGCTCTGTCGGACACGGACGCGCCCCATGGCGGTCCGTCACCCCCGCCTCGTACCAAGAGGTTTCCTTGGACACTCTCCTCGACGTACAGCTCACGCAGGCCCAGCGGGAACTTCTCGAAGCCATCGCCCTGCCGTGGTTCGATACGGGCCAGGCAAATTACGCCACCCCCTACATCTACGGGACGCGGCCCCCGAAGGGACTCCCGAAGGGCGAATGGCCACTGTGGGGTCACATCCAGCACCACTTCGACAAGCAAGGCAGGGACGCCGAGGAACTGTTCCACTCCCTGCCGCGCGTGGGCAACAGCGCCCCGTTCGCGTCCGGGTACGGCCTCACCGCCCCCATGCGCCGCCCCATCGGCGAGGGCGAGAGGGTACGGCTCACGATAGCCGCCTCTCTCTGGATTACCCCATGGCGGACGAAGTTCTGTGAGCCGTTCCTGCGAGTCCTCCACCATATGATCAAGCTGTACCTTGACCGGCCGATTACCAGCGAGATCACCACCGTCATGCTGCGTTCCGGTGAGCTCATGGCCGCGATGCCGGACCTCGAGCCTGGGTTTGTTGAAGCACTGCCCGAGCTGCTCTCCTACGAACCCCTCATCAGCACCGGTGGCGCCCAACTCGGGGACGGCTCCTGGGAGCGGCAGATCACCCGCAGCGTGATGCAGTTCCGAGACGCGAAGACTTTGGAGGACTACATCACACAAACGTGCGAGACCGTCGCCAAGGCGGCCTCCCAGTACGTGCCTGCCACCGTTGCGGAGGGGCCGCCGCTTCCCGCCGAGCCCGCGCGCGGGCCGTACGTCGACCCAGGCCTCCTGAAGGATCTGGATGAGGCGGCGAAGACGACGCGGTGGCGGGTGCACAAGCTGATCGCGCTGTGCGAGGGACTGAACGACGCCTACGCGGCCGGAAACCCATACGTCTGCGGCGCGATGATCCGGGCCATCCTGGACCACATCCCGCCGCTTTTCGGGCACACGGACTTCAAGGTGGTCGCGAGCCAACACGTGTTCACCGTGAAGCGGACCGACAAGTCGCACGCCCAGAAGCTCGCGGCCTTCAAGGACATAGCCGACGACGTGATGCACCGGCCGATCGGCCCCTCCGTGCCGCGTATCAGCATGGACGACATCCCGGAGCCCGTCCGCCTCAACGCGGTCCTCCAGGAGGTGGTGGCGATCCTCCGGTAGGACGCGGCCAGCACCTGAAGCAGGCGTCCTCGACACCGCGCGGGGCGTACGAGTGCCGTTCCTCTCTGAGAGTCAACACACGGCCGGACAGGGGGCGCTTGCACCTCGCCAGGAACGCCGGCGACCGGCGGTCCACCTGCGAGCCGCCCAGGTCTCCCACCCGCCCTCGTGGCGAACTCGCGCGGCTATCCTCCCGAGGTGGTTCGAGCGTCCCTCGCTCAGTGATGCAGCCGACTGCCGCATGCCGGTGCACGCCTGCCCCGGCCGCGCCGAGCACTCAGGGCAGTGAGCCCCGCGGACCCGGTAGCGCCACTGGCGCATGGAGTGCCAGACCGGCCACTCCGGCGGCATCCAGTGCCAGTCCCCTGCGGCCTCGTCCCACCACCACCCAGGAGTGGACGCCTCCGGCTCGGCCGGGTACCCGTGGCGCTTCTGGAGCCAGCGGTATGCCACCGCATCGTCATCGGCCGTCGAGCGGTTGAGCAAGTCAAAGCCGAGCCAGGTGTAGTGGATGATGGTCTGCTGCTCGTACGTCCGGCGGAACTTCGCCGGTACGTAGCGCAGATCGTCAACGAGCGGCTCCAGCCCCTGCTCTTTCAACTCAGCCCACCACTGCCCGACCGGGCGCTCAACCTTGCTCCGGTGGCCGGACAGGCGCACGCGCAGCGGGGTCATGGTCTCGCCCACATAGCGAACCTCGACTGTGCGCGGGTCGTACAGCGCGTAGATGGTCCCATCCCGCAGCGCGAGCTCTGTGTCCCGCATCGCCTTCAACAGCCGGTTCACCTCAGCGACACTCGAAGAAGGGCCGCTTCCCTGTTCGGCCTCAAGCTGGCTCCGCATTGCTGCGGCGCTGAGCTCAACCTCGTGCAGAGTCGCGCGGAGCTCTTCATCGGTGATGTGGAACTGCATGACCCGACGCTACCTGAGCAGCCGCCCCACCTCGGTGCGAACTTCAGCAATCTCGTGATGTAGTCCGGGGCGGCCGCTGATGTACTGCTTGCCCGGAACGCCGTCTCAAGTCTCCAGAGGGCTCTACGTTGTTACTGACAAGTAGCCGACAACAACTGTGATTGTTGTCGGTAATCTGGCGTCACGTCAGCCACCAGCCTCAGGGGGTACCTTGCACAACGCCGACGTCGAGTCACTGCCCGAGCGCCCCGAGATGGATTTCACGCTCGTGCGCAACGGCATGGACTACCTCAGCAGTGCGGTGCTGTATCTGACTGGCAAGATCCAGGTACCGATGGACGCGCAGCCTCTGTGGCCGGAGGTTGCCCACGGCTCCGTCTTCTCGCAGCCAGCGCCGTTCTGGCTCAGTGCCCGGCACCTGAAGTACGGCGTCCTTCACCTCCAAGCGGCCGTCGAGGTTCTCCTGAAGGCTCGCCTCGTACGCGAGCACTGGTGCCTGGTCTTCACGGACCCCGGCAGTGCCACGCGCGCCTCGTACGAGCAGGGCAAATTCAAGAGCTGTGACACAAACACCGCCCTGGACCGCCTCACCCAAATCGCCAACGTACCGATCACAGTCAAGCAACGCAGGGCCATTACCGACTTGGCGGAGACCAGGAACGCCCTGACCCACTACGGGCACACGGGCAACGCCTACGCCGTGGAGGCACGCGCTGCCCGCGCGATGAGTTTCCTCATCGACTTCGTCTCCCAGTATCTACACCCAACGCTCTCACGCGATGCCGAGATCGTCTCGAAGACGATGGATGCCGTTCGGAACTCGCTGAAGCACATCGACGCACTGGTGAAGAAGCGTATGCAGGACCTAGCCAGCGAACTCGACGCGGTCGCCGAGCGTACCGTGGTCTGCCCGAGCTGCAGACAGTGGGCACTAGTGGTGGGGGAGACCCCCCTGACCTGCCGATTCTGCCTGCGGGCGTTCGAGTTTCCTACCGACGCCGTCGTCAACTACTGGAGGGACGTCCTCAACGCGGCCGACCCTGACGGGGCAGGGGACTGCCCCGTGTGTGAAAAAGATGACGTGATGATGTGGGCGAGCGTAGCCGCGGACAAGCACACCGACATCCTGCTGTGCTTCCACTGTGGATTCGCCTACAAGGAGAAAGAATGACCGTAAACCCGAAGGCCGCCGCGTGGGACAACCTGCCCAAGCTCTTCACCGGTGGCTACCTGCGGTGGACCGTTGAAGAGCTACTCGTCTTCGCCGGGGCGAAAGCCGCGGGGGTCCGCGTCGTCGCGGGTATCGAGCGGGAGCTTGCCGCCCGATCCATCGGCCACTTCCCTTCCAAGCTTCCTCGTGACCGGAACGCCCGTGTCTTGCTTTACACGCATGATCAGCCAGGACTAGGGGCCGTCCTGCACCTAGTCCGGCAACTCGCTGAGGAGCAGGCAACAGCAGACACGACCACAAACGACCAGATCCTCATGCTGTCGACGCTGCTCGACGGTTACCAGCGCGCGTCCGAGCGAGCCCCCCAGGACGCGGCACCGGCATGAGCCTGCGTGATACCCACGAGATCATTGACGCCGAACTCGTCGAGGACGGGGAACTGGTGCCCGCGGCGCCGACTGCCCGTCCGCTCGTCGACGAGCACACAGTGTTGATGCCCGGCGAGTCCATCCCAACCAGTGACGATCCACGCACGACGTACACGGATCGGGACCTGTATGTCAGCGAGGAGACCGCCCAGGCCCTCAAGGAGGCCGAGGAGGAGGGATCGCCTCAGCGCCGGACCGCCATGGGCCTGTTCGAGGCATGGTGTGCGGAACAGGGGCGGGTGGCGAAGCCCTGCACGACGGCGACGTACACAGAGTACGGCCGTCACCTTATGGCGAGGCAGCTCAAGGTCACCACGATCCGGCACTACATGTCGCTGATCCGGACGTCCATGCCGCCCGGGAAGAAGCCGGACAACAGCCTGTTCCTGCTGCTCCTGACGCAGTACCGGAAGAAGAACAAGCGAGCGCTACGCAGAAAGGAAGCGTTCCCCATCACGCTGCCGTACCTGGTCCCGATGATGGAGAAGGCGGAGGCTGGCGACCGACCGATCGGCTGGCGCGACTCGGCGATGTTCGCCTTCGGATACCGGTTCCTCGGCCGAAGTGTCGAGGATGTCGACCTGGAGCTCGAGGACGTGACCATCCTCGACGACCGCGTGTTGGTGTGGCTCGCCGAGGACAAGACCCACAAGGGTGAGGAACAGACGCTCGTCCTTCATGACCGGCCGGACCTCAACCTGATCTTCCGGCTGCGCCGTTGGGTTGGCTATCTCGCCGAGCAGGGCATCACCACCGGCCCCGTATTCCGCGAGGTTCTACGGAGCGGCAAGGTCGCATCGTCGGAGACACGGGCGAGGCGGGGGGCCACCAAGCGCGGTGCCCACCTGCGCCCGCAGACTGTCAATGAGCGCGTGAAGTTGTGGTTCGCGGCGGCCGGGCTCAAGACCGACGGCCGCCCCGTGTCCTCCCATAGCCTTCGCGCCGGCGGCGCCACCGACCTCGGTATGAACGGCGCGACGGACGAAGAACTCGAGCTGGCTGGCCGGTGGAAGAAGGGCTCGCGCATCCCTCGGGAAAGGTACGTACGCCCGGCAAAGGACCCGTCCAAGGACCCCTTCAAGAAGGTCCCGATGCACGACCCGGAGGGCAAAACGCAGAGGTGATCTGGAGAAACAGCGGGCGGGCGACTTCCCAACGCTGACGGGCCGCACGGGTACGCCTCGGCGAGCGCGTACCCGTGCCAGGCTGGTTGCTATTCCAGGATGTCCAGGGCAGGCAGTGTATCCACGATCTTCATGGTCTCCAGGCTCACGGTCACGATTCGCTTGAGCAGGTCGATGATGTAGCGCGGGTCGTCGGACCAGTCGTTGGGGTCGTTGACGATCTCCGATGCCTTGTCAACCTTGATCTGGTAGCGATCGATGATCCACTCGATCGCGGAACGCGCACCGAGCTGATAGCGGTACGCCTCCTCCGGGATATTGGTGAGGGTGACCCGGTTGTTGTAGACGATCGTCGAACGATCCGGCTGGCCCTTCACCTTGGGGATCTTCATCTTGGCGACCCGATACAGCTCGCCAGGCGGGGTTGCGGAGGCGCCGACCGGAGGCGTTTCGACGATGCCCTTGTACGGCTCAGACTGTTCGTAGCCGATGTGCAGGTTCGCAAGCGCGCGGCCAGCGGCGGCAAAGCCCTGGAAATCCCGGACCTTAGGAATACGCGGAAGAGACTTCTTCAGGTCTGCGGCGAAGCGCTCGCGGTACTCCGGGGAGTGGAGCAGGGCGTAGGTGTAGTAGAAGATATCGTCTTTGTCGATGGCGGGGCTGTAGGTCTTGCGGTAGGCGGTGAGGGCGGCGTCGGTGATGTTGTCGATGCGCTCATATCCGCCACCTTCCTCTTCAACAGAGAACAGGTCGTCGCCCTGGCCGAGCTCGCGGTAGGTGTAGCGGGGGAAAAATTGACCACCTTCCGAACCCCAGAAGTTTAGATCGGGGATAAAGCCGACCATCAGAATCGAGTAAGGCTTGAGCGCACTTACTCCAGTCATGTAGAAACCGAAGTTCTCATGCTCCGCCGTGGGGAAAACTCGAGGGAGCTGCGCCCGCTCATGATTCAGGTGACGATCGAAGTAGACAGCCTGCTTCATGAACGGTCGATACATCGAGAGAGAGACGTGGTCCGCCTCAAACGCGACCTTCTCTTTCTTGGCCAAATACCCCTTGAGGCTCCGGGACCAGCTGATCTTTTTCGGGTCGAGGTCGATGAAACCGTCAACATGGTCACGGGGTTGGGTGACTCTATGTCCCTCACAGTGCGCACCGAAGGCCAGTACCTGCGAATTGTAGAAATCAATCATCGACTCGGCGTTCTCGCGCATGCGGTCGGCCGAGTAGTTGTAGACCCATACGTCGCGGTTCGTCTGGAGTCCCGCAGAATAAGTCTCAAACACCGGAGTCGAATCGGCCTTACGAGACTTGTCACCAAGCTGCTGAAAAGTGGCGAAACTCTCGTCTCGCTGGTTGATCCAGTCACCTTCGGGGTTCGGACTGAGTTCCTTCCATTTCAAAGTGTTGAGGCTCTCCGCACTGAGGATGCGAAGCTTTTCCTCGCGACTAAGGTTATCTCCGATGTCGCGATAATAAAGGGTGCAGCCTGAGGCGGCGGTATTTATTTTACTGCCCTTAACGAGAATCAGGATGGCGACGGTATTCCGGCTACCCGAGCCGAAAATTTTACCGCCTTCCCTCCGAGACTGCTCGCCAGCGGTGCGCTGGTTGCCGCGTAGGTTGTAGCAGTAGATAGCGTCAAACTCGCTGACCAACGACTTACGCAAGCCATCTGCGCTGGTGCCGTCGATATACCCGCCGTTGGAAACGAAAGCCACAACGCCCTCGTCCGTAATGCGATCGGAAGCCCATCGAATGGCGCGGATGTACGAGTCGTACAGCCTGCTCTTGTTCGCTGCCACTGACCGAGCCGCGTAAGTCTCAGCGATGCGGCGATCGAGCACCTCGTACTTGAGGTTCTGGTTGTCGTCGTTCATGCTGTCCTGCCCAACTGAGTAAGGCGGGTTGCCGACGACGACTGTGATGGGCTGCTCGCGCTGCTTCATCGCGCGCTCACTGTTGCCCTCGAGCACCTCCATGCCGTCAAGCTTGGCCACACCACCCTCGGCGAGCTGGAAGGTGTCGGTCAGGACGATGCCTTCGAATGGCTGGTAATCACCGCCAGCCAGGTCGTGGAAGGCAGCCTCGATGTTGACTGCGGCGATGTAGTAGGCCAGCAGCACGATTTCGTTGGCGTGCAGTTCGCTGGTGTACTTGCGCAGCAAGTCCTCCGGCTTGATCAGGCCGGACTGGAGCAGCCGCACAGGAAACGTGCCGGTGCCAACGAAGGGGTCGATAATCTGGACGCCTGCGTCGGATAGGGACTTGCCGAAGTGCTTAGACAGCGCCTGCTCGGTGGAGCGGATTATAAAGTCGACGACTTCGATCGGGGTGTAGACGATGCCCAAGGCGTCGGCTGTCTTGGGCAGGGCGGTCTTGAAGAACTTGTCATAGAGCTCGACGATGACGCGCTGGCGGCCTTCGTGGTTATCGATGCCCTCGGCGCGCACCCGCACCGACTCGTAGAACGCCCCCAGGGTCTTGGTCTCTGTATCGAGGCCCTGATCATCGAGGATGTCGAGCATGCCCTGCATAGCCTTCGAGACTGGGTTGTGCTGGGCGAAGCCGTAATCCTTGAAGAGGGCGTCGAAGACGGGCTTTGTGACAATGTGCTGGGCGAGCATGTCGACGGCCGCGTCATCGGTCACACCTGGGTTTATGGTCACCCGCAGCTCGGCGACAAACTCCTCGAATGCGGCCTGCTTTTCGGGAAGGACAAGCGCGGCCTTGATGCGGGTGACGTGGCGGTCGGCGATCTGGGCGATGTCCTTGGCCCAGTCCTCCCAGTAGTGGCGCTCGCCGACCTTGTCGACGATGCGGGCGTAGATAGCGTCCCGCCAGTCGCTCACGGAGAACAGGGCGTCCTGGATGTGCTGGGCGCTCTGAGCTTCCTTCTCCTTGGCGGCCTGGGCGCTGTCGGCGGTGCTGGAGCCGTCCTGGTCGCCGACCGTCTCGTCGCCCGCGCCGATGTGGCCGATGCCGATGGTGTCGGGCTTCTTCTTGTTGAGCTCGATCTGGTTGACGGTGGCGTTGAAGCGGTCGTCGTGGGCGCGCAGGGCCTGGAGAACCTGCCAGACGGTCTTGAAGCGCTGGTTGTCCGCGAGTGCCTTCTCCGGCGGCATACCCGCGGGGACGGCGACGGGCAGGATGATGTAGCCGTAGTTCTTGCCGGGGGCGGTGCGCATGACGCGGCCGACGGACTGGACGACGTCCACCACGGAGTTGCGCGGGTGCAGGAACAGCACCGCGTCCAGGCTCGGCACGTCGACGCCCTCGGACAGGCAGCGGGCGTTGGACAGAATGCGGGCGTTGGCCGGGCCGGGGTCCTGCTTGAGCCAGTCGAGGAGCCGGTTGCGCTGGAGGGTGTTGAAGGTGCCGTCGACGTGGTCGACCTCGCAGTGCAGCACCTCGTCATCCGCGTCGTCGTAGGCGTCGACGACCTCGTTGAACCGGGCGGCGACGGACTTGGAGTCGGCGATGGAGCGGGCGAAGGCGACGGCCCGCTTCATCGGGGCCTCGTCCTTGCCGAAACCGGAGCCGTCGGCGAAGGTGCCGGTGCGCTTGGCCATCGCGTTCCAGCAGCCGATGATCTTCGCTGCGTCGTCGAGGCTCAACTCGGCGTCCGCCCCGGCCAGGCTCTCCTGGAGGGTCTTGGCGACGGCGCCCTCATCGATCGTGAGGATGAGGACTTTGTAGTCGGTGAGCAGCCCCTGCTCCACGGCCTTGCCGAAGCCGAGCCGGTGGAACTCGGGGCCATACGTCGCTTCGTCGTCCATCGAGGCGACGGCCGCGTCGGCGTGCTTGGCGTCCTGCTTGGTGTCGTCGTTGTACACCCGCGGGGTCGCGGTCATGTACAGGCGGCGGTCCGCGCCGAGGAAGGAGTCGTCGTGGACACGGACGAACGCGGACTCGTCGTGACCGGAGAGGGTGACGCCCGTGGTGCGGTGGGCTTCATCGCACAGGATCAGATCGAAGCGGGGCAGGCCCTGCTGCTGGGCCGCGGAAACGGTCGCGATCGACTGGTAGGTGGAGAACACCACCGTGAGGCCCGGCGTCGCCTCCACGCTCGCCATCTGCGCGACCAGTCGGTCCGGGTCGGTGGTGGCGGGCAGGGCCAGGTCATGGGTGGACATGTCCTTGTCGTCACCCTGGGCCTTCTGCTTGCCGACCTTGGTGTCGGAGCAGACAGCGAAGGCGCGCAGCGGCACCTCAGCCTCGTACGACCACTCGCGCAGTGTCTGCGAAAGGAGTGCGATGGAGGGGACCAGGAACAGGACAGTGGTGTGCTCCCCCTGGCCTGCCTCCGCCCGCTCCTGCTGGAGACGCTCGGCAATCTTCAAGCTGGTGAAGGTCTTGCCGGTTCCGCAGGCCATGATGAGCTTGCCGCGCTCGTGCTCGGCGAAGCCGGCGAAGACGTCGTCGATCGCCTCACGCTGGTGAGGGCGCGGCTTCTTCTTCTGACGCAGCGTCATCTCGAACTCGACGTGCAGGCCCGGCGTGGGCATGCGCCACTCCACCGGGCTGCTCGCGATGTCCGACAGGCCGAGCCGGGTGACGGGGATCTGCTGGTCGTCCAGCGCCTCCTCGGCGTGGACGCTCCACTTGTCCGTCGTGGAGATGATCATCCGGCGGGTGAAGGCGCCCTTGCCCGAGGCCGTGAAGAAGGAGTCGATGTCCTCCTTGTGGATCGTGTGCTGCGGTTCGTAGAACTTGCACTGGATGGCACAGAAGCCGCCGGTTTCCCGGTCCTGCGCGACAAGGTCGATGCCCGTGTCCCGTTTGTCGTGCTCGGCGCCCGGCCAGTCGGCCCACATCCACACACGGCTGAACTGCTCGGTCCACTGCGGATCGGTGCTCAGGTACTGGACCATGAACTCCTCGAAGCGGGTCCCCCGGTCCCGATTCCCGGTGGAGCCGTCACGGATCGCCCTCAGAACGTCGTGCACCGTCGTCGTGGTCCCGCTCAACGCGCTTCGCACCCCATCACACTCGGTAGCGCGCATGTGCGCGCTGCGTGGCCTAACACCGGAATCCCCATAACCCTACTGGTGAGCCCCAGGCCGAGGGTCTGAATCGATCCTCTGGCACCCGCAGATTCCCGGCCTGCTATCAGCATGGCTACATCCGAGACCGGAAGCCCCGTCAGTTGAGGAGGCCGCGACGGCGCGGCTGGTTCAGCGGCTCGGGCTCGTACACGGCCAGCAGGGCGGCCTCGGCCCGGTCGGGACTCTTCATGCCGCGGGCCTTCATGGTCTTCTTCGACTCGATGATGCTGTACCCGGCCGTGTTCGATCCGAGCTTCGGGGTGGAGAGCTGGATACCGGCCTGCCGGTCGACGCGGAGGCGCAGGCGGCCGGTGCCGGTCGATGGGTCCGGCTGGAGGAGTGCCCTGGTGGCGAGCCACATCTCGTCACGCTTGCGGTACGGGCGCATGACGGCGCCCGGGTCGTCCTGGCTGGGGGACTCGGACACCATGACGCCCACGATCTGTGCCTGGTGGGTGCCGTTCTCCGCCCAGACCTCCAGCATGCTGGTGGCGCCGTGGCCGATGCCGTTTTTGTCGATCTTCACGCGGACGGGGTGTGGGGAGTTCAGGGCGGCCGCGAGGCGCTGCGCTGCGCGGATCTCCTCGAGGATCTTCTCTGCGACCTTCACCTGGTTGTCGTTGGCGGTGCCGGAGCTGGCGTGCCGCATCTCGATCGCGTCTCCGACCGCCCTGTAGATCGTGAATTCGTCGCCTCCGTCGGCGGCGACGTCGACGCCGAGCCTGATCCAGGCGCCTTCCTTCACGGTGTGCTTGGCGGTCTCCCCTTCCAGGCCGAGGTCACACAGTCGGTGCCAGCCGGGGCCGGTCGGGTCGTCGTTGTTCTGGGCGTCCTCGACCCAGGTCACGGGTATCGCGAGGCCGCCTCCGCCCTTGGGGAAGCGGGCGTGCACCTTGGCGATGACGTACGGGTGATCTTCTCCGTACTCCCTGATGGTGCGGTCCACCCAGTCCTGGTCTGGGAGGTGGATCGCGAGGGAGTGCGGGGGTACGCCGTCGGGGCAGTCGTTGCAGTAGGGGACACGCTCGCGGGTGATGGCCGGGGAGTCGAAGGTCGCGATGGGGATGGTGACCGTGGACGGTTCCTCGGGGTCCTCGCCCTCCTCGCACAGCGTCTCGAACCAGCTCCGCGGGTCGTCCATCGCGGGGTTGCCGATCGCCAACATCCTGGCGTCGCCGGTCAAGAGGTTGTTGGTGCCGTTGCCGATGGTGCGGGCGATACCGCCGGCCTCGTCGACGACGATGAGCAGCTTGGGCGTGCCGTGGATGCCCTGCATGGCCGCTTCGTCGTTCTCCGGCGCGGTGAAGCCGTACGCGACGATGACGTCATTGCCCCACTGGTCGGGGATCTTCCACTGGGTTGTGTCGCAGTATCCGGGCAGGCCCGCGCGGGCGACGGTCTTCCTGATGTGGGGCCAGAGCTGGTTCCTGACCTGGCGGAATCGGGTCGCCGTGGTGACGATGACCATGGTTCCGGGGGCGTTGACGGCTCCGGCCCAGGCGACGAGCCTGCCCGCGATCCACGTTTTGCCGACGCCGAAGCCGGCCGGGACGGCGATGCGCTTCTTGAAGGGGACGGCGTCGACGATCTCGCGCTGACGGCTCCAGATGCTCTCCCCCAGTACGTCCTCGATGAAGCCGCTGGGGGTGTCGTGCCAGAGCCCGTACATCGAGCCGGTGGCCCGCTCGACTTCCCGCATGACGTGTGGGCGTTCGCGGGCGGTGATGTCGTGCTTGAAGGCGTGGCGGCGGGCGCCCGCGGGGGCGCGGAGCAGGATGTCGGCGACGTTGGAGGCGTCACGGGATACGACGCCGGGCTGACGCCCGTTCCGTAGGTCCCGGGCCGGTGGGACCACGCGGGAGCGTACGGGGGGCGGGAGCTGCGTGCGGGACATGGCGGGGAAGGTGCCGCCCGCAGGGATCTAGTGTCGCGGCCTGGCCGGGGCCCATGCCCAGACCGCCGACCAGGCCGCGAGGTTCCGGCACGATCTCGAGAACGAAGCCACCCCGCCTCTCAGGGGGCTTGTGCCGGAAGTCTGTGCCGGGGCGATGGCCCTGCACCGGGGAGATGGAGCAGGGGCTTCGCCCCGGCCGAGGGGCCGCGGCTGGAGTGCTTTCCCCGCGGGGGCGTCGGGGTCAGAGGGCCAGCCGCACTCTGTAGTACGTCGTGCGCCGAATTCCGTTACGCCTTGTCGCCGATCGGGGGCTTCTTGCGCCAGAACTCGGCGCGAACGTCGTCGAAGGGGGAGTCCTCAACCAGCAGGCGCATGACGCTGATCGGACGGGAGTCGAAGGTGAGCGGCAGGCCGGGCACCGTGCCGTCGAGGACGTCGAGGTCGATGCCCGCGGTCATCAGCCACGCGGGCATATTGCCCTTGGGGGCCGCCTGCAGGCGCGCCTTCTCGTCTTCGCTCAGAGGTACGCCCCAGGGGCGGGTGTCGAGCGGGGCGTTGGTGACCTCGGCGATATTGAACGGGAAGTAGTTCCGGCCCGGAGTCTGGGCGGCCGACTCCGGCTTGCCGTCCGTCGCCTGGATGAGGGCCAGGACTGCGGCGACGGCCGCGCACCCGAGGCAGCATTCCTCCTCGGAGTCCTCGTCGGCTGCGGCTTCCGGTGCCTCCTCGGCGGCCGGCTCGTCGATGGCGGCAGTCCGGGTGGCGTCGAGGCTGGCGAGCAGGTCCTGCTCCTCCTCGGCCCGCCGTATCGACTGCCGGAAGATCTCCATCTCCGACTCGACGACGCCGCGCTCCAACGGGGAGAGCTGGAACCACGGGGTGGAGTCCTGTCCGGCGCTCTTGAGGAACGCCCGGCGGGTCTCGTAGAAGTGCCGGGTCAGGTTCGGCGGGAGCATCGTGCGCGTGGGCATGGATCGCATCGTCATGTCTGGGAGAACGCCAACGGCCGGATTCTGTGACACCCCTCCTACTTCGCCGCCCTGCTGCTGCGCTGGAGGTCGGTTCGAGGATCCTTCGGAGGCGATGCACGCCGATGCCTGAGCGAAGCGAAGGCATCGGAACTCTTACTTCATTGTGGTGCTTGATCTTGTTACTGAAGGCGCCTGATCTACCGGCGACCGGACTACCGGTGTCCGTCCTACCGGAAGCCGGATTTCCAGGCCCCGGTGACCGGCGCCTGATAATCAGGCCCCGGTCTGACCTGGGAGCAAAGGCAAGACCCGCCCGTGGGTGCTCGGGGCCGGTCTGGGGTGTGTGGCGGATCGGTCAGCGCTTGGCAGCGCGCTCGCGGGCCGCGCGGGCGGCTGCCTGCTGCTGCCAGATCAGCTTCTTCTGCACGCCGGCGTGCTCGGCGATCCTCGGCCCGTCCCAGCCGTACGGCTCCTCCGACAGGGCCAGCGCGGCATCCCGCATGAACACCACGGCGGCGCCGCGGCGGGCGCGCGCCTCGGCGACGACGGTAGCCAGCTTCGGCAGCTTCTCGTCGGCGTCCTCGACGAACGGCACGCCCGCTTCCCGGGCCGCCTCGACGAGCTTGGGGCCCGGGAGGTCGGGAACGGGTCGCAGCTCGTAGTGCCCGCTGTCGGTGCGCACTCGCTCGGGGCCGCCGTAGAACGCCTTACTCAGGACCTCGCGGTAGGCGGTCGGCGTGACACCGATCGCGCCGGCGAGACCAGGAACGTGCTCGTAGAACCAGAGGGAGGCCACGGCCTTGTCGCGGTCATCGAGGTGCAGCGCGACCTCGGCGTCCGCTTGGCGGATGATCTCGGCGGCGCGCTCGATCCGGTCGTCCGGGCGGGTGATCCTGCCCAGCTCCTCCGTCACGGCGCGCTCCGCGGCCTCGCGGAGGGCTTTGAAGTCGGTCTTCTCGATCTTCTTCTTCGAGTAGGTGATCCCGGCCTTGGGCATGGCTGCCATTTCCCGTCTCAAGCTGTGGCGCGGGGCTGCGCCTCACGCCGACTGGGGTAACCCCACGCCTGCGCACAGCCGGAAATGATACAGCCACGAGAGCGCCGTGTCAGTGCACAGGTACTGACCTGCATCGGAGCACTGCGAACGCGACGCCGCCGACGATCAGAACCCGTCCTTGGCCGTCTCTCGCCCGGGTCTGGCCGGGAGCTGGGTCGCGGGGCGTGTCCGTGATCGCGATCCGCCCGACACCAAGGTTCGGTCCCTGCGGGAGGCGGACGACCCACAGCAGCCACGGCCCGAGGCGCAGCTCGCGAGGTCGCCGTACGCGGGTCTTCATCGTGATTCGGGGGCTCATCGGGGGCCGTCCTTCCGCAGTGCCTCGCGCTCGGCCTTGCGGTGCTGGTAGTCGGCCCACTCGTCTCGCGGCAGCAGTGCGCACACGATCAGCGACAGGCGCCCGACGACGACCTGCAGGCCGCTCCTCTTCGCGTTGGCCTCCGGCCCGTACCGGGCAAAGCCGATCGCGAAGAACGCCGGGTAGTGGTCCCGGCGTACGAGGTACACGCCGGCGGTGAACCGGCCGACGTTGACGAAGTGCGCCCGCCGGATGGGCGTGAACAGCTCCAGCACGAGGAACACGGCGGCCGCGCTCAGCGACCAGCACCACCCCAGCGTCAGGGCGATCAGCAGGCTCACGGTCCATTCGCCGGCGCGGTACCGGCGCTGCGGCGTCCAGAACGGCGACCGGAAGCGGACGGTGCCGGGGAGCGTCTGGTACCCGAAGATGCTGGTGGCGTCGCCTTCCCACGAGTAGTGCATGGTCGACCGGTCGGAGTACGAGGCCTTGTGCCGGCCGTCGTGGTCGACGAGGCGCTGGCACCGCCAGCCCTGGGAGCCGATGAGCGCGGCCGGCGTCGCCGGGCACTGGCGACGGCGCTTCATCGCGGCCCCCAGGAGCACAGGAACTCGGCCACGGCGTCGAAGAGGCCTTCCACCGCGGCGGCGATCCAGTCCGTTCGGGACGTCGAGTAGCCGCGGGTGCGGCGGCGGCGCTTCATCGGGCGGCCGCCACGGTCGTGGCGCGGACGCCGTCCGGGGTGAGCCGGTATTCGCTGCCGTCTGGGTAGCGCACCAGGACCTCGCCGGGGAGCTGCGGCCGGCGCACCTTCCACCCGGCCTCGTACGACTCCCGCGGGTTGTCCTCGAACCAGCCGTTGCACACGGTGCAGGCGGTCAGCAGGTTATGCGCCTGGTTGATCCAGGGCTCCCGCGCCCCGCCCATGCCGCGGTTCACCCTGTGGTGGACGGTCAGGTTCTCCGGCGCTCCGCAGCGCACACAGGCGCCGCCGTCGCGGTCGTAGACCATGGCCTTTACCACGTCGGTGGGGCCGGTCCGTCGTCGTGCCACAGCACTGGTCTCCTCGTCTGCCCCGGGCGCCGGACCGCGTCGTTCACGGTCCTGGTGGCGCGCCCCGGGGCGAGGCGGGGAGAGTGGACGGCGGCCGCTCCTTACGTCGCGTCCTCGGCCCGGCGCCAGCCCGCGGCCGTGCACGCCGGACACGGCCGTCCCAGGTGCTCGGTCACCGCCTGGTGCCAGCGGCGCGTCTCCCATCGCAGTTGGACGATGTAGCGGGGCACGGCCAGGGAGATCCCGAGCCGGGATGGCCGGATGTCCGGGCAGTAGTACGACGTCGTACGCCCGTTGCTCTTGACGACCGCGCGCAGCACTCGCTTCCACAGCCCCGGCGGCCGCTTGTCCCGGGGCCCGTAGAACTCGTCCCGGGTCTGCACGAGGGTGCTGAGCGACAGCTTCGGCGCCCCCAGACCGCTCAGGTACCAGGTGCGAGAGGTGGCGCCCTCGTCCGCGAACCGCTGGAAGCCGAGGTACACGCCGCCGGGCAGGTGCGTGGAGTTGAAGCCGGTCATGCGCATCAGTTGCTCCTCACGGTCTCGCGGCGCAGCCGGAGACGGCACAGCTCGGCGTACTCGGCCTTGGCCTCCACGCCCATGGAGTCGAAGCCCTCCAGCCGGGCGGCCTCGAGCGTCGTTCCGGTACCGGCGAACGGGTCCAGGACGATCCCGCCGGGCGCGGTGAGCAGCCGGACCAGCCAGCGCATCAGCGCGACCGGCTTCACCGTGGGGTGCACGGTGCCGTCCGGCAGCCGCGGCCGCTCACTGGTGGGGGCCTTGGCCTGGTAGCGGAACGCCGGGTAGAAGCGGGAGGCGCCGCCGGAGTCCGCGCCCCGGACCGGCTTGCACGCGGTCTGGCCCTTGAAGTCGCCGTACACGTCGCGGAACTTGTCCGAACCGCGGCGCCGCGGGTTCGCCCCGGAGGTGAGCCGCCCCGACTGGCCGTCCAGCTCGGCGGCCGGGCACCCCTCCGCGCAGCCGTCCGCGCAGCCGTCGACGATCCATCCCGCCTCGTCGATGGCCCACGCGTGCGACAGCAGCACGTTGGTCGGCCAACGCCCCTCCGCGTCGCCGGGCGGGGTCTTGCACGCTGCGGTGTTCATCGCGCCGGTGCCGTACGCCAGGACGTTGGAGGCGACCGTGCCGTCGAGTGGCTTCCGCGCCAGGACGATCGGCTCATGGCCGGGCTTGAGGGCGGTGTTCCAGCCGTCCCAGCGAGCGGCCTCGGCGGTCGCCGGGGCGGTCACGTCGAACGTCTCGGACTGGAGCTGTGGGAACACCCCGGAGCCGCCCCGGGCCCGGTGCCCCTTGCCGATGACCTCCCGGTCCTCCCACGCCTCCCCGGGCGCGTTCTTCCGCCCGTTCAGCTCGTGCACCAGGTCCTCGACGCTGATCGGGGCCTCGAACCCCATCTCTGCCTTCAACTGCTCCCACTGCTCGACGGTCGGGACGGCGGCGGTCTTGCTCTGTGTCGTCCAGTGCTGCGCCATGCCGTTGAAGCCGAACAGGGCGTCGATCTGCGGGTTCGTCCAGCCGACGGAGTCGCGGAGCGCGGCGAACTCGGCGGTGAAGCGGCGGCGGGCGGGGTGGTCGTCGCGGCGCCGGTCGATCAGCTTCCCGACGTCCTGTCCCTTGGGGAAGCCGGTGCCGTACAGCCAGTGCAGGGAGTCACGGATCTCGAATCCGGCGTCCTCGACGGCCACGGCCATGCGGTGGTAGGTGCGGGTCGCGCCGAACGCGGCCAGGTGCCCGCCCGGTTTGAGGACGCGGAAGCACTCCGCCCACATGTCCACGCTGTACGCGATGCCGGAGGCGTCCCACGCCTTCCCGAGAAACCCCAACTCGTACGGCGGATCGGTCACGACCGCGTCCACGGAGGCATCGGGGAGGGTCCGAAGGTGGTCGAGGGCGTCCGCGCAGTGCACGACCGGCTCGGGGCCCGTCAGCTCCTCCACAGGTATCAGGGCTTCCTGCCCGGCGGGGGCGAGGTTCGTTGCCGCCACGAGGTTCGTCCGTCCTGCCCCGGCTCGTCGGACCGGCCAGGAGCGGCGGCCACGGGAGGACGGCTGGAGCGAGGCGGGACCATGGGGCGCCGAGGAGGCTTACGTCGCGATCAGGCGCGCGTGACACTCTGCGGCGGCGGGTTTCTACAGCCTTCCGGGCTGTAGAAACCCGCTCATGGGCTGCCGCCACTCGTTGGTGGCGTCACGCCGCCGGAGCACCTCGTGCACGACCGCCCCCGCCTCCCTGTCGAAGGCGCCGTCCTGGAGCGTCACCCGGTGGCACACCATGTCGCTGCTCTCTTCCTTGAAGTCCATCCACTTGCCGCTGTCGTACCGCTTCCAGTGGCGGTGGACCTCAAGGACCCCGAAGGCCTCCAGCGGCCGGTGCGTCTCGTACGCGTCCCGGCCGAGGCCGTAGAAGCCGTGGCGCACGTTACTCAGCACGAAGCCGAGGTTCATCGGTGTCCCGCCATCCGGCGTCACCTTCATGCCGTCGAACTTCAGGACGTCGAACCACATCAACATGGCGGCGATCTCGCTGTTGGTGAGCGCGTAGATCCAGCCGTTGGTGAAGAACCCCACGGGGATCTCAAGGAAGAGCTCGGCATCCGCCGGCACCGTGTACGCGATACTCGCGGCGCCGGTGTCCTTGCTCTTCCCGTTCTCGCACAGGAGCAGGACGCCGCGGCCGACCTGTCCCTTGACCCCGGTCGCCGACCTGAGCAGCTCCATCCCCTCCAGCGTCTTCATCGCCTGGGTGATCTGCCTCAGCTTGTTCGTGCGGACCGAGGACGCCTGAACACCGGGACCGGCGTACTTGGCGACGGTCGCCACCAACCCCTCCCACGAGTCGGTCGTCTGGGCGTTCGGCTCGATTGGGTACGGCTGGGGCCACTCCTTCCCGATCGCCGCCTCGCACTGCGCCGCGAACAGCATCACGAGGTAGAGCTTCAGGCTGAGCCCCTTCGGCGTGATCATCTGTGCGGAGAAGGGGCGCTCTGACCTAGGCAGAGGCTTGCGCTCGTTCTCGACCGTCCCGCCGAACTTCTCCAGCCGCACGAAGGACCGCCGTACGCGCACTGTCTTCGGCTTCCTGCCCCGCTCGTAGATCTCCCGAGCCTTCCGGACCGCCTCGGGGAGGTCGTTCCCCATCAAGGCCGCCAGTTGCTCCATGCGGACCTCGACCTTGCCGTCCCTCTCATGGGCCACAGCCCCGGCCTCCTCAAAAAAACTGCTACGGTTTATCCGCTACCGATTGATCCGCATGCCGGGTTACTAGTCCAGCTATCCATCTCCTGGTTTCAGCTCCGTTTAACTGAGACTCGACGCATGCGGATCAATCCGTAGACCAGTGTACCCCGAGGGCCTGTCAAGCCCACGCACCATGGATCTCACGAGCTGGAACCCTCCAGCCGTAGAAGTCCCGCAGGCCCCGGGCAGAGAGCCGGCAAGCAGAACTGCCCTGGGCCTGCGCTTACAGGAAAGAGGTGGTCCGTCCTGAGTACCAACGACGGTACCCCAGCAGATCCGGCACAGCACCAGCCCGTCGTCTCCGTGAGCAGGAGGCGCTCCGAGGGGGCGTTCGGCTGGTGCCAGCTCGGGTTCTCCGTGCTTTGCGTCGGTTCCGGAGTCGCCCTGTGCTTCACCGGCTTCCCCTTCGTCGGCGGCCCGCTCATCACCGCCGGAACCTGCCTGCAGGTCAAGGTCGAGGTTAACCTCCGCTGATCTTGAAGGCCGGGGGCGTGGAGGTGCTGCCCTCCACGCCCCCGCCGGTTCCCGGCACTCTGGGGACGATCTCTGGCGGACGCGATCGGGTCTCCTCACCTCACCCGGGTCGAGCGGTGCGGTGTTCGGCGAGCGCCCGCTCGAGGGCGTCGAGCATCGTGACGATGTCGTCGACCTTCACGTAGGAGATCCCGAACGTCACGGTGCCGTCGGCGTTCACCTCGAACTCGTACTCCGCATAGGTCTGCTCGTCCTCGTAGTGGTACTGGCCGGGCTCCGCCTCAGCGAATCCGCCCGATCCTTCGTCGAACCAGTCCGCGCCCCAGCACTCCGTCATGGCCGTACCGACCGCGACTTTCGGGACCTTCTCGAACTCGATCGTCGCGCGGCCGTGATCGTCCAAGCAGACCTTCCCCCCGCCTTCCCCGGGCGTCGTCCACCGCAGGGTGGGCCCGAAGCACTGACACCTGGTGGCCGGACTGAGGGCGGGGAACGCCGCGGTGAAGGCTTCCTGAGCCGTCTCCTGGTGCAGCTCCCACGCGCCGTACCAGCTATCGAGGGCTTCCTTGACGTGTGCTTCCACGTCCTCTCCCATCTGCCCAGGCCGTGGGGCGCCGAGGTGGCGGCCGCGGGGTCGCGGCGCGGGCGAGCGGGCACGGTGCCGACGACGAGCGGCTTACGTCCGGTGGAATCGCAGGTCAGGAGGAGAGACCTTGATCACGTGCGGGGCGATCGAGGCGTGCCGGGGTCACCGGCTCCGGGCCGGCCACGGGGCACTGGACATGGTTGCGCCCCGACCGCGGGGTGCGGCCGGGGCGCCGTCGAGGGGCTACGCCTCGACGCCGCCCGTGGTGCCGTTCGAGCTGCCGCCCGTGCTGGAACACTCCGGGTCGAAGATGTTGCATCCGCCGTCAGTCGGGTCCGGCGGCATGGACGCCGTCGGAGTCGGCTCCGGGGTGGGCGTCGGGCCGCCGGACGGGTCCGGATCGCTGGGGCTCGGCGTGGCCGTGGCGGTCGGCGACGGCTTCGGGCTCGGCTCCGTCGAGTCGTCCCGTACGGCACCGAGCACGCCGAAGACGACCGAGGCGAGCAGGTTGACCACGAGCAGCACCAGGATCGCGCGGCTGTACCGGATGCAGGTGCGGCAGTTGCCGTCCGAGACGAGTTCGGCGGGCTCCAGAGCGACCGGGCACAGGGAGCTGCAGGCGGACCTGGGGGCGGGTTCTGACACGGTGGGTCCTTCGGTTCGGGAACTGGAAGGCCGGACCGTGTCCGACTCGGGTGCCTTGCGTCGCGGCATCACTTGGTGAGCCGGACCGGCGGCGGGGCGGGCGCCTTCGGCTGCTTCTGCGTACTGCTCCCGGAGTTGCTGGTACTGGCGGCGCCCGTACTGCCGTACGGCAGGCACGTCACGGGGTCGACGGCGCCGACGACGGCCGGGGCACAGCGCCCGGATGAACCGTCGCTGTCGTCGTCGACGTCGATGTCGGCGGCCAGGAGCGAGAACAGGATTACCAAGCCGAACACAAAGAGGCCGACGGCGACGGAGACGACCAGGCGGGACGTGCGGTCGTTCGGCGGGGACAGGAGCTTGGTCACGGTGCGGCCTTCCAGACGAAGAGATGAGGCCGCGGATCGTGGAGGCCGGGACCGTCTTGCGTCGCGCGGTGCCGAATCGGCTTGCCCGTACGGACCCCGGCCGGACTCGGACCGATCACTGCTCCAGCGCCTTGAGGGTGTTCGAGTCCCATGGAGCCGACTTACGCTCCTCCTGCCGTGTCTGGGCGAAGGGCGTGGTGCAGGAGGGGGGCGCTGTCAGGCGATCCGGGGTTGATGGGCGAGCCGCGCGGGCCGTACGGTCCCTGCGCCGAAGCGTCGGTTGGCTTGGTCCACGGCGCTCTCTGCCAACCGCCCGTTCTCCGTGGTCCGGTCGAACGTGATCTGCTCGGCGACCTGATCGGCGTCGAGAAGCCCAGTGGCTCGCACGCTGACGCCGCGGATACGTGCTCGCTCAAGGCCGAGTCGAGCGAACATCTCGTAGGCCAGCGTGCGGAGTTCGTCGGTGTGGGCAGACGGTACGGGCAGCCGTCGCGAGCGGGTCAGGTGCGTGTGGTCGGCGAATCTCAGTTGGAGCTCCAGGCCGGCGGCGGCCTGCTCTCGTTCGCGCAGCCGGGAGGCGATGGCCACCACGGTGTCGAGGAGCGCGGTTCGGATCGTCTCGGGGTCCAGGACGTCACGGGCGAAGTCGCGGCGCTCGCTGGTCGACCGGGGCAACGCCGTCGGGGTCACTGCGCGAGGGTCCAGGCCCCAGGCACGATCGCGCAACTCCCGACCGGCACGGCCGCCGAGGACGCGCTGCGCGGTCTCCTCCGGGACGCCTGCCAGGGCACCGATCGTGTGGAGCCCGAAGTGGCGCAGAGTGCTCGCCTGCTGTCGACCGATGCCGTGAAGGGCGTCGATGGGCAAGGGCCACAGCCACTCGGCCAGGGACATCGGATCGTCGGGGATGACGCAGATGCCGTTGGGGCCGGGATGCGCGGAGGCGGTTGCTGCCAGTGCCCACGTTGCTGCCACTCCGATGTGGACGTCCAGGTCGGTCCATGCCATGGCCCGCAGACGGATCAAGGTGGCGAGTTGGGGCGGAGTACGGCGGTGGAAGCGGAGTGCTCCCCCCACGTCGACGAGTGCTGCGGCAGGTGGAAGGGCCTGGACGATAGGCGAGATGTCGTAGGTAAGCAGGTCCAGAAGCTGCTGGTAACGGTCCGCGGAGGTGCCCGGAGGTACCCGTAGATGAAGGACACGCGCGGCGGTTAGCGCGTCGAGGTGTCGATCGCTCATGCCCTCGCCCCTTCCGCCGTCCTAATTCGCACTCCAGTTCGATAACTCTAGAGCCTGACGACCCGGGGTGCACGGCGGGGATCGGACACCTGTTCGGGAGTGTGGAGGTGTGAGCACTAGGCCGGAGCCGCAGCCGGCCCGCCCAAGGCGCCGGGAAGACGGGTCTCCCTCCGAAGGGCGTGGCATGGTCGTACGGCGACCGCCCAGCGCTCCGTCACGATCCGCAGGTACCGGCGGCCCCAGCCTGGGTTGAGGATGGGGCGTGCGAGCAGCTTGGAGTCACCCAGGGCGGCCGACAAGGGGCACCAGGGGAGATCGTCGGGTGTTGGCGGCGTTCAGCGCGCCAGTCTGAGGCGTGCCGTCTCTGCGGCATGTGACGCGGCTTCGATCAGCCCGAGTTCACCGGCGAGCGTCGACACGAACGCATCGACCGCCTCGATGGCGCGGCCCTCCATGGTGTCGGGCTCAGCAAAGTACGCCGCGAACTCTCCGGCGCCGATGGTCGCCAGGGCGGGCCGACGAGCCTGGTAATCCGCCCACTCTGGCCGGAAGACGGCGCGCACCCTGTCGAGCTCTAGCTCGTCGATCTCCTCGTGCCGTAGGCGGCGGATCGTCTGCTGTCTGGCCTTCCACATCGCGATGTGGTGCTGGACGGGGACGGGCCCGAACGGGCCGGGCATGGCCCGTTCGATCCTCGGCATTCCGGGCTGGACTGGCCAGGGCGAGTACAACTCCGTGAGGACCGCCGTCAGCCTGTCCAGGTCGATCCGCCCGGTCCGCTCGCCCTCCTCGAGGACGAGCTGAGCGGCACGCCGTTGCTTGAGGGTGGCCGAGGGGTGGGCGAGTTGCTCGACGATGGCGCGGACGTTCTCGCGTCGCCTTACGGCGGTCGTCTGGCCAGTGGCCCGCGCGTGGGTCCGCAAGGCTCGGCGCGCCTGCGGGGTGAGTACCACGGTGTCGTCGATCAGCCACAGGTACAGCACGACCCGGACCAGCGAGCGTTGCGGGATACGCCCCAGCGGGGAGCGCTCTCGGGCTTCCAGAAGTCTGGCGAACAACTCGCGTTGCTCGCGGGGGAAGACCCGCGGATCGCTGCCGTGCGCGCTCGTCTTGCGCGGCTCAGGGTTGGCGAGCAGCCCGTCCTCGATCCAGGAGGTCACCATCCTGGGGCTGGCCTTCACTTCCAGAGCGAGAGCGTCGGCGACCAGATCTGCCGCCGTCCCCTCGATCCAGGGGGTGAGCCGACTTTCGTTCATGGCGCCGAACTTACATCGAGATTCGAGAGCCGGGAGCTGCATTCAGCGGACGTCACCCAGCAGGCTTGAGGCAGTAGAAACTGCGCCCCGCACCGTATCCCGGCCAGGAACAAGCGGTGCGGGGGCAGCCGACTCATCCCCTGAACGGAGACCGTCATGTCCCACCGTACGCACCGCCCCGAGCCGAAGCAGCAACGCGCCCGCTCTCACAGCCGCGGTCTTAGGACGCGGAACCGATCATGTATGGCGGGACGTACAGTATTCGTGCCATCGGAAAACCGAAGGGGTCCACTAAGGACCTTCGAGAAAGGGAAGGCGGACGCCCGGGTCACCCCGGGCGGTTGTGGTCTCTGCGCGCGCTCAGCTCTGAGCCCGACGTTTCGAAACGTCCGCCGCGCACGGCCTCAAAAAAAATGTCTGAACGGCCTAGGTCACCGGACATGTCGCCCTGCCCCTTCTCGATCCGAAAGCGATTCCTGATGCCGTCGCTGGCCCTGGCCAAGTGGTGCTTGGTTCCTGCTCGCGTACTTCCCGTACTCGTCATCGTCGTCCTGTCAGCCCCGGCGTGGCTGCTCTGGGTGTTCCTCCCGACTGCCCGTCAGGAGATGGTGCTGAGGATGGTCAAGGAATTGGGGGCGTGGGCGTGCGCGATGCCTGCCCCCGAGACCGGGCCGCCGGAGGAGGAGCCGCAGCTCCCCCGCGGCCGTCGGGCGACGTCGGCCGCGTCCGATCCCGTCATTCCGCGTCCGCCTGCCCGAGAGGGGCGGCGCCGGGGGCGCGCTTGAGGGCCTGCCGGATCTTGAACAGGTCGGCGCCCTCCCGCTTGCAGCGATCCCACCAGCCGTGCGTCTGTACGGCCGCCGTGGCACTTCTGAGTGCCTCGAACAGCCGGTCGTACTCGGCGGCCTGCCAGGGCTCCCAGCCGTCCGTCGCATCCCGTCCGGAGGATTCCCGGCCCCGCTCGGTCCCCTCCGGCCAACCCTCGTGCGGTACTCGGGACCAGGGGAGGGTCTTCTGGAAGGCGTGCAGCTCGGCGGCCTGGCGCTGGTGGTCGATCAGGTCGGAGGGGAAGGCCATCGGGTCGAACGGCGCCGGGTCGCTGGAGGCCGGCGGTGAGGCGGGGGCGGCTGTGCTCATGCTTCGGAGCCTAGTTCGAGCGACTGACAGAGCTCCGGCTCATTCCGCATCGTGGCGTCGGTGCGCGCTGGGGCGTCGGACACCGCTTCGCCCGGCAGGGTCGGTTCGTACACGGTGATGGCCGGGGCAAGGCGGTCGACGAGGGCCCCGGCGAGCCCGTTGCGGAGGCTTCGCTCGTAGTCGGCGCGGAGCTGCGGATCGCCGTCGATGATTCGCCAGGCGGCGCGGTCTATCTGCTGCTGGACCGTGACCTCCTCGCCGTCCACGGCGACCGTCGCGGCCAGGATGACGAACGGTCCGAACGGGTTGAAGGCCGCGCCGTACACGGGGCTGGACGGGGCGGGGTTGCTCATGTTCGAGGGAACGCCGGGCCATCCAGGGCTGTTACGGCCGTCCCGGGAACGCCAGAACGCCCGGCCTCCGCGGGGGGCGGGGACCGGGCGCTCCGGGCTAGCTGACCAGGTCGTAGTCGTCCGGGCTGAGCATGTCGTCCATGTCGTAGAGCTGGGCGAGGTAGTCGCGCACCAGAGCCTCGCCGAGACCGCCCAGGACGCCGCTGAGGACGATCGCGGCCATGACCGGTGAGACGACGTCGGCGGCCTGCTGGAAGGCGCTGGAGCGGCTTCCCTGCCACGGGTAGGAGCGGCGGAACCCGACGAGCAGCCCGGCCTCGGCCTCCGTGAGGCGGTACCCGTCGCTCTCACGCTTCCAGGTGCGGGACTTGCCAGTGAGGCACCAGGACGGGCCGTCGGCGGAGAACGCGTTGCCGCCCTTGGCGCGGCCGGTCTTCGGGTCGACGGGGCGGTTGCCGCGGGTGTTGACGCGCTCCCCCGGCTGCCAGCCGAGGGCCTGCGCCATGGTGGTGGAGGGCAGCGGGCGGATGCAGCGGGTGACGGTGGGGGAGTAGGAGCGGGAGGCGATCATGTAGACGCGCTTGCGGCGGGACGGCAGGCCGTAGTCGGCGGCCTCCTTGATCTCGTGGCTGGTGTAGAACCACTCAGCGCACTGGAACTCGATGGTCAGGTCGCTGATGATCTCCTCGGGCAGGTTGCTGGACTGCTCCATGGCCATCCAGCGGATCGGCGCACCGGCGGCCTGCAGGGCGATCGGCCAGATGGCGACCTCGAGCATGAGCGCGATGCGCGGGTCACTGACGCCCGCGGCCATCTCGCGGACCTCGTCCCAGGTGGCGCCGGAGCGGGGGGCGAAGCCGTCGCCGTGGCATCCCTTGCCGTCGGGGGCGTCCGGGTCGCACTCGCACTCGCCGTCGTCGTAGTCGCTGTGGTGCCAGTCCATGGGGATGAACCCGGCGGTCTCGCCGACGTAGGCGATGGCGTCGCCGAGGGTCTGGATGTTGCCCAGCTCCAGGCCGGAGAGCTTGCCGCCGGGCGAGAAGGTGGGGCACGGCGGGCTGACGATGACGGCGGCGGTGTGGCGCAGCGCGATGTGCTCGGGGTCGAGGGTGGTGATGTCGGCGCAGATCCGGCGGTGACCGGCGGCGCGGGCGGTGGCGCAGGCGTCCGGGGAGATGTCGACGCCGCAGGAGTCGACGGCCACGCCGAGGACGGCGGCGATGCCCTCGGACCAGCCGCCGGGGCCCGCGAACAGTTCGACGACACGGATCGGGTCACCGGGGAGCGGGGCGAGGAGCCACTCGGCAGGCCACGGGGCGGCGGCCTCTTCGAGGACCGGGAGCACCTTGGCGGGGATGGGCAGACCGGCCTTGCGAGCGAGCGTGGCGACGTGGACGGCGGTCTGAACCTTGGCCGGGAGGGTCCTCATTGCGGCGTTCCTTCGTTCGGGACTGTCGGCGGCTGCTCTCCACCAACACCCCGAACAGTACAGCAATGAGACTCACGCAATAGGAGAACAGGGAAAATGTTCGTGCGAGTCTCACGGCTGCACCATCAATCACGAGTGCGCCCGACCCCGTGGACGAACGGGACCGGGCGCAACGCTCAGCAGTACCGGGTGGCCGGGCGCTCGCAGTGCCGCCCGGCGTGCTCGGAGATCGGGGTCAGGCACACCGCGCACCGCGGGCCCTCGGCGTCGGCGCCGGACCCCTCGGCCCCGAGGCCGGCCTCGGCGACGAGCCGCGCCCACCGGTCCTCGGCGTGCCACCGGATCGCCTTCTCGGCGCAGCACTCCGACCGCCAGCACACGCACCGGTGGCAGTCCTGGCAGTTCTGCCGCCGGTCGCACGCACACCGGCAGTCGTGCGGGCGGCACCCCTCCTTGTGGTCCACCGGGTTCAGCACCGCGGCGAGCAGCGGCAGCGCCGCGTCCAGCATCGCGACCGCGCGGTTGCCCGCCTCCTCCGCGTCGAGGAGCGACCGGTTCTCCGCGTGCATCGCGTACAGGGCGCGACCGATCACCGTGGGCGAGTGCCGCGGGCACCCCTCCGTGCCCACCTGCACCTCGGCGCGGCACGTCCGGCAGAACACACCGAGGAACGGGTGCGGGGCTACGCCCTCCAGCCGGGCCCAGTTGTTGAGGAGCGTGCCGTTCGCCTCCAGGGTGGTGCTCAGCAGCGCGCGGACGCGGTCCAGCTCCCCGAGCAGATCGCGCACCTCCGGTGTGCCCGCGGCGGCGCGGATCTCCGCCAGCCGCTCGTCGGGCAGCGGGTCTTCGCCGGGGCGGTGCTCACGGGTCGGCTTGTGCGTGGGCATGTGGTCTCTCCAGTGGGTTGGGCCGCGCCCGGCGAGCAGTGCCGGGCGCGGAAGGGAACGGGCAGGGACGCCGGTCTGTGACACCGGCGCCTCGGGACGGCCGGTCAGTCGACGGGCACGGGCGGCTCGGCGTGGCCAAACACCGGGCACTCCTCGCCGTGCAGCACGCAGACGGCCGGGGCGAGCGGGATGCCCAGCGGCGTACGGCCGCCCGAGTCCTCCGCCTCGATCTCCTCGTCCGTGCGCAGCTCCTCGGGCAGGAACGCGAGGAACTGGTACGGCTCGACCTCGTCGACGCGTTGGATCAGGTTCAGGACCTCGCTCGGGTTGCGCGGGTCGGCGGTGCCCCACAGGGCGGTGATTTCGTCGGGCACCGCGGGGAGTTCCGGGGCGTCCTTCGCCCACTCGTCGAACTCGTGCACGGTGTTGCCCTCGATGTCACGGACGGAGTCCAGGCGCACCGAGTCGTAGTCGGTGTCGTAGTCGACCGGCCGGGTCAGCACGAGGTACGCGCCGGTCGGGAACTGGGCGTGCAGGGTCGTGCCGATGAGCGGCAGCATCGCTTTCGCCGCGGCGCACGCCTTCGCTATGGCGTCGTCCAGGGCGGAGATCGGGGTCAGGGGGGCAGTGCTCACGGGTGGTGTGTCCTTCCAGAGGTGGGGTGCGCCCCCCGGCCGGCCTCGGGGCGCCGGGGTGGGTCAGCGGCAGAGCTGCGGGGCGAGGGAGATCAGGAAGTCCGCGCCGATGCCGTGGAGGTCGATGGACGCCGGGGTCGTGTCGTGTGCGCGGGCCACGGGGTCGAGGGCCGGGGTGGCGTACCCGTACGGGCCGGGGCCGGGGCCGGGGCCGGTGCTGAACGCGAGTCCGCCCTGGTCGGTCTGCTCGACGTGCCCGTGCCGGGCGAGGACGGCGGCCAGGCGGCGCTGCAGACGGCCGCGGACGCGGGGGATCTGAGGGCGCCCGTCGGCGGCCGGGGGCAGGAAGCAGGTCACGGCCTTCTCGACGGCGCGCACCGGGCCCTGTATCTGGACGTCGGCCACGGGGTTCGTGCCATGCAGGGTGACGGAGTACCGGGCGCCGGACGGCGCGGCCCAAGCGAGGGTGGACGTGTTCGGCAGGAGACCGATCCGGTTGTACGTCGCCGCGCCCTGCATGCGCATCGCGTGCCCGATCTCGTTCAGCAGCTCCAGCCGCCCCATCACGCGCGGGCCGTCCTTCGCGGCGCGCCCGGCGGCCTCGTCGTCGAGGACGGGCAGGACCAGGCGCAGCACGTCACGCGCGATGACGGCCGGGCTCATGCTCTCGAGGTGGAGGTCGGGGCGGGTCGGCTCGCGGTCAGGGAGCTGCCAACCAATCTGCGTGTCCCAGGTGCGGGCGACCAGGACCAGGGCGCGGCCACCCTGCACCAGCCGGGCGGCGGGGTACCGGACGGTCCACCACGCGGTGTGCGGCTCGACGGTCCACGGAACGCCAGCGCGCTCCGGGAGGAGCGCGGCGACGCGTCCGGCGAGAGTCTGGGCGGGGCAGACGGGGCGGGCGGGGGCGATGGCGGTCGGGGTCATGGCGAGGGCCTTTCGAGGGGGCCGCGCCCCGGGAGCAGTCCGGGGCGCGGCCGGGCGGCGGGTCAGATCAGGTGCGTGGTGGTGGCGAGCAGCAGGTCGACACCGAGGGCACCGACCTGGGCGACCACGCGCCGGGTGTCGTCGGCGTGGTCGGCGGGCTCGTCCGTCGACGGGAGTGCGACGAAGCCGGAGGGGAAACGGCGGGCGCCGAACTGAACCTCGTGGTCGTCGACCGGACTGAGCCAGGTGAAGCGGTCCGTCAGGAGCCGCGTGAAGGCGCTTCCGGCGCGCTCCTCGTCGCGTCCGCCGTACGGGGTCCCGACGATCGACAGGAAGGCGTACAGGCCGCTCACGGGCCCGTCGTAGGTCAGGGTGATGGTCCGGTCCTGGCCGTACGCCCACAGCTCCCACGTCCCGCCCATGGCGGACTTCCACGTCAGGCCGGGGCCGTTCACGCCCGTGGCGGTGGTGACGATTGCGCCGAGGTCGAGCAGCGCGTACCCGACTTCCGACAGCTCCGCCCATCGGTCGGTGAGGACCTGGTCCCATCCCTTGGTGCGGCCGGTCTCGTGCGCCTGGTCGTGGTCGAGGTCGGGGAGGACGGACAGCATCATGCGGGAGGCGAGCGTCACGATGGCGCCCGGGTCGGTCGCGTCGACCACCACGTCGGGGTGGACGGGGAACATGCCGGGCCGGTCGGCGAAGACCTCGATGCGGCCCGCTTCCTCGGCCACGATCAGGGCGTGACGGCCGTTCGTGAGCCGGGATGTGGGGACGTTGTTGCGGATGCTGTACGGGGCGTGGCCGACGATCCAGCGGGCGCCCTGTCGGGCGGGCAGGAGCTCGGCGAGCGGCGCGGCGAACTCGGCGGGGGTGATGGCGGACACGGTCACTGCGGTGTTCCTTCGTTCGGGACGTTCCGGCGCGGTGCTCTCCGGCCGGGTGATGTGGTCATGCGGGTGGTGCTTGCGTCGCGCCCGGGGGCGGCTCGTACGTCCGGCCCCGGGGCGCGGCGGGCGGTGTGGCCGTTGGCCAGTGGGCCGGGCGGGAGCGGCTTGTGTCGCGTCCCGCCCGGCGAGCTGGTCAGCCGAGGGAGTCGTACAGCTCCCGCGCGGCGACGGCGGCGGCGTTGCGGTGGCTGTCGTCGTCGCAGGTGGCGATGGTGGCGCCGTAGTGGGAGACCATGCGGACGGCGGTGTGCGTGGCGCCCTGGTCGCTGACGTGGCACGGCAGGCGCCGGTGGGTCTCGTACGTCACGGTCGGGCCGTACGCCTCGTGAGCGCGGCGCAGCGCCATGGTGGTGCCCGGGGTCGGGATCTCGACGGCGGCCGGGACGGCGGGCCGGTTGGCCGGGCGGTCGGTCTTGAGGGCTTCCGACTCGGCGAGGCGGGCGTGCTTCCAGTGCAGGGTGAACGCGGCTTCCAGCGCGGCGGCGGTGCTCTCCTCCGTGGTGGTCGTCGCGGTCAGGTGGTGGCCGTGGAGGGCGAGGAGCCGAGCGAACAGGTCGCCTTCCTTGGCGATCAGCACGGGCCCGCCGGGGAGAAGCGACGGGGGAAGGTCGATGTTCTGGCGGCGCGTGACGTACTGGCCAAGGGTGACCGGGAATCCGGCGGCGGGGGTGTTGGCCGCGATGTTCTCAGCGTCCGTGAGGGCGAACCAGGCGTCGGCCGGGATCTCGTTCATGGTGATGCCGTCGATCACGGCGGGAGTGGAGGACCGGAAGGCGTCCGCGGCGGCGTCCAGGAGGTCAGCGATCCTCGTGAGCGCGGCGCGGCCCTCAGCGTTCGGGATGGGCGCGGGGGATGCGGCGCGGGTCCGGGCGATGGTGGCGATCGTGGCGGCGCGGTGGGCGGAGGAAGCGGCGTAGGACATGGGTGTCTCCGTCTACGGGGTGTGAAGGGTGTGGTGGGGTGCCGGGGCGCGGCGGGGGAGGGCCGCGCCCCGGCGGTCCGGCGGCCGGTCAGGCGGCGATCAGTGCGGCGCGGACGGCCTTGTACTCGGCCTTGCGCGGCTTGTACTGCGCGGCGATCTGGGCGACCTGGGTGCGGGTGTACCGGTAGGCGGTGACGGCGTGGCGCTTGAAGCCCTGGGCGGTGCGGCGGATGCGGGCCCGCTTGCCCTTGAGGCCGTTGGTGCGGGCGGTCTTGGCAACGCCCTGGAGGGCCTTGACGACGCCCTTGACGGTCGCGCGGTCGGCGCCGGTGGCGATGACGTGCGTGGCCAGGGAGCGGGCGGTGTGGCGGACGCGGCGGGCGGCGCGGGCAACTTCGCGACGGGCGGCGGAGGCGGCGCGGTGGGCGCGGACGCGGTCGCGGAGTGCGCGGCGGGCGGCGACAGAAGCCATGGGGTGATCCTTCGTTCGGGACTTGTTGGCGGTGCTCTCCGCCAACCCCTTGATAGTACAGCAATGAGACTCTTGGGCGCCGCAAGATCCCGGGAAGAATCGAAGATTTCGCAGGTGGAACGGGGAGCGCCGCGGTTCACGGCGTGCGCCGGAAGTCTCACGGCTGCACTGTCATCGTGGCCTAGAACAGCGTGTCAGCTTGCTCGGGGAACGTCGCGGCCGGCATACGGGCGTCGGGGGTGCGCGCGGCCGCCGACTCCTCCCCGAACAGCGGGACGGTGCCGCACTCGTCAGGGATGGCGGGGACGGGGCGGTCCGCAGCGTCCGGGGCGTCCGGGGCGTCGCGGTCGAAGTCGGCGGGCACCATGCGCAGCCAGTTGCGCCCGGGGAGCTTGGTGGCGGTCACTGCGGTCTCCTGTCCGGGGCCAGGCCGGGGGCGCGAGCAGTGCGCCCCCGGCTGGGGTCAACGGGCGGTCAGTCCTCGTTGTGCTGCGCCCACAGGGTGTCCAGGGCGAACAGTGCGGCGGCGAACTCCTCGGTGCCCGGGACGGCGTCGACCCGGGCGAGGAGCTTCCGCCCGGCCGCCACGGTGTGCGGGGTGCCATCGGCGTCCGTCCAGGCGTACGCCGGGCGCCCGGCTACCGTCGCGCACAGGTCGGCGTACTCGTCCTCCCCCTTGCACTGCGGCTGAACCCCGGGGCCGCACTGGCGGTTGCCCATCGTGGCGCAGTCCCAACCGGACTCATCCTCGTCGACGTAGCCGTCCCGGTTGTCGTCGCCCATCAGGTCCGCGCGCCCGTCGGTCCAGCCGTCGTTGTACGCCTCCACCACGTCCGCCTGCGTGGCAGTGGGGGCGGTCGCGAAGTCGGCCGGGGTGGCGTCGGAGGCGCCGAGGGTGCCCAGGGTGCCGAGGGCGATCACGGCGGCTCCAGCGGCCAGGAGCGCGGCGGGACGGGGGCGACGGGCGAGAAGGCGCGGCATGCGCATGCTGGTGATCCTTCGTTCGGGACTCCCGGGGTTGCTCGACCCCGGGCCGCCGGGTGGCGGGGCTCCAGAACGTACACAGCCGACACGAAAAAGTACAGCCATGAGACTAACCGGAGAACGGGCGCGCGCCTCCACCTGCATGTTTACGGATTCTTGCGGGGTTCCTGTTGCCCGCGAGTCGTATTGCTGTACTGTTCTCTCAGTGGTTCACACCGCGCCCCGGAGAGCAACCGGGGCAGTCCCGAACGAAGGAAGTCACCATGCCCGTGTCCCTCGACAAGACCCCCGCACCCCTCCCGGAAGACATGGACCGCGCCCCCGCCTACCGCGTAGAACTCCGCAAGTTCACCGCCCCGTTCTTCGTCGTCGCCGACACCACGGGCCGGTGGACTCCCCAGACCCCTGACGGCATCGACGTCCTGTCCGTCGAGCGGGCCGCCGACAACGACGTGGAACAGGGCCTCCAGCGCCTCGGCATCGAGGCGGTGTGCATCGAGTCCCCCGAGCTGGTCTACGTCGAGGTGCACGCCGTGAGCGCCGGTGACGCCGCCCTCAAGGCCCGTCGGCTCATTTCCCCCGTGCCCAGCACGTTCGAGGACATGATGCGCGCCTGCCTCGGACTGGACGACTGACCCACCGACCCGCACCGCCCGCCATTCCCCCGGCGGGGGGGGGGGGGGGGGGGGGGGGGGGGGGGGCCGGCGCCCCCCCCCCCCGCCCCCGCGCCCGCCCCCCCCCCCCCCCCCCCCCCCCCCCCCCCGGGGGGGGGCGGTCCGCCCCGCCCTCGAGGCCGGCACACGCCGGAACGGGCGCAGGGCGCACCGCCCCACCCCAGTCCCGGAGAGCAACCGGGACGTCCCGAACGAAGGAACACCCGGTGATCACTGCCATGGAGCGCGCCGACTGGATGGCGCTGCAGATCTTCATCGCTGCCAGGGAGCACAACGGCCGCGTCATCACCCACGACCTTGTCGACGCCGTCATGAGCCGCGACGCCGACAAGGAGCAGGGCAAGGCGAACAAGGAGATGGTGCGCCGCATCATCCGGAAGAAGGCGGCATCGGAACGCGTCCGGGTCATCTTCACCGAGGATGAGCGCTACTGGGCCATCCGCGAACAGCTCCACCACATGACCACCGACGAGGTGCACGCGCTCCGCGACGAGATCACCGAGGGCGGCGACGACGACCCGCGCGGCTGGGACCCGATCCTGACGAAAGCCATCTCCGTCCGCCTCTCCCACCGTCAGCAGACGCGCCGCCTGTGGAACTGCGCGCCGGTCTCCATCCGCCTGTGGCGCATGCCGCGCCCGGCCGCCGTCGAGGAGCGTCCCGCCCCCGCCGAGGAGACCGCCCCGGCCGCGCCGGACACCGCAACCCTGTACGCCGCCCTGGCCGCGTACGAGTCGACCGTGTACGCCTCCCTCGGTGGTGCCCCCCGCGACCTCGCCAACCTCGCCCGGCACCTGTTCACCCTGGGGAAGATCGCGGCCCCGGAGCACCACCTCGAAGTCGTCGAGTCCCACAACGCCGTCGAGGAGGCGTGGGAAGTGCTGCGCACCGCCCGCAACCTCACCGCCCGCAACGCCGCCCACGACCAGGCGCGCACCGCCGTCGAGCGGGCCCGCGCGGCGATCCTGGCCGTCGCCCCCCGCGCGCACCGCATGCACGGCACGGACATGCCCGGCACCGCCGAGGAGATCCGCGTCGCGGCCCTGGCGTACAACGCCGTCGACGCCACGCCCGAGGAGCTGTCCGCCGTCGCCACCGGCACGCCCACCGTGCGCGTGCACTGCCGTAGCGACTCCGGCACCGGATGGACCGTCACTGCGACGATCACGGCCGGACTGGACTCGCCCATCGGGCACGCCCCCGCGCACCCGCCGATCGTCCTGAAGTTCCGCAAGCGGGACGGCCGCGAGGACGCCGCCGAGAACACCCGCCGCATGTTCGGCTCCCGAATCCGCGTCGCCGTCCCCGTCGAGTACGTCCTCGACCGCCGTCCCTGACCCGCCCCGGCGCCGCCCGGCCGGAGGGGTCGGGCGGCGCCCCACGGGCCCATGCGCGCCCGCGCGCGTGTGGACGGTCCCAGAAGTCCCATAACCCCGCCTGTCTGCCTGTTGCCCGCTGTCTGGGCGTCCGGGCCCGCCGTGGTCCGTTCGCCGCTCCGAGGAAGTCCCATGTCTCCGCTGCCGTCCTGGCTCCACTCGCACCTGCCCGCCGCCGCGCCGTCGCCGTACACGTTCGAGTCGTTCGCCGACGAGGTGGCCCGCCTCTTGGGTCTCCCGCCGACCATGCGCACCGGGGAGTTCGAGCGCAGCTCCGAGACGGATCACGTCTGGCTGCTGTGGAAGCCCGACCGGTACGGCGCGGTGCTGCTGATGGACCGCCCGGCGGGGGAGCTGCGTCAGGCCCTGGTCATCAAGGTGATCTGGCACAACTCGCCGGACCCGGCCGACGTCGCCGCGATGGTCCGGGCGTACGAGCGGCGGGGGCGTGTCCAGTCCCTTCGGTCCCGGCTGGCCCGGTTGCTGCGTTGCGGCTGAGCCCCTGAGTGTGCCGGTCGCAGACCCGCGGCCGGCCTCCCCGCGGCGGAGAGCTTCCGCCGTCCCCGAGGAAGGAACCAGCGCGTGAGCGCGTACGTAGAGATCCCCCGCCCGTACGAGTCGGCCCCCGGGCGGTTCACCGTCGACCTGGTGTTCCCCGCCGCGTCGAAGCGCAGGGCGAAGCAGCACCACGACGTGGCGTGGACCCTGGCCGACGTCCACGGTGTGGAGGCGTCCACCCCCTTCAAGCTGAACCCCCGGTGGTCGTACTACAAGGAGATGTGCGGGACCGATGAGCGGTACGGAGGACTCGACGACCGGCGCCTGACGGTCCAGGGCGGCGCGCGGGCACTGGCCCGGTACCTGGCGGCCCTGACGCGGGTGTTGGACGCCGTGGAAGGTCTCGCCACCCGCGCGGTCCGGGTGTTCGGGGCGTGGAAGCGTTCTGTGGCCGCTGAGCCGCACTTGGAGTACGAGGACGCGTCCACCCATGCGCGTGCGGACCCGGGAGTTCCGTGCGGACGCCCTGAGCGCCCTGGTGCGCGGTCTGCGGGGGAGCGTGCCGAACTCCCCGGTGCGTGACAGCTCCCGGCCGTTGTGGGAGCAGCACGGGACTGTGGCCGCCGAGGTGTGGGCGGAGGTCGGTGGCGTCGACCTGACGGAAGCCGTGGAGGAGGGCGTCGCCGCGCACCTGGCCCGGATGCTGCCGGAGGAGCCGGAACAGGGCGAGTTGTTCGCCGTCCAGGACGTCACCGCGCGGTCTGTGCCGGCCCCGACGGGGAGCGTGCCAACGACGGCCGTGCCGGTGCCCGTCGTTTCCCTCCTGACGGGCGTACGGCGGGAGGACCCCGGTTGGTACGGCACCGCAGCCTGACCGGCCCCGCGTTCGGCAGCTCCCCCGCGAGTCTCGAATGGAGCAGCAAGGAGACTCGCGGGGGCGTACTGCGCCTATTCGTAGGGGCTACTACACACGAGAGTCTCATTGCTGTACCGTCTTCCTCGTTGGCGGAGAGCACCGCCAACGTCCCGAAGGAAGGAACACCGCCGATGAACGCCGTCCTGGCCGTAAAGCCCATGGAACAGCTCACCGCGCAGTACGGGCCGATGCGCACCGTGCTGAACTCCAGCGCCCCCACCGACGTCCCCCGCGAACAGGCCGACGTCTACCGCTTCAACATCCTCGGCGGGAAGGGCAAGCGAGAGTCCGTCGTGAACGGCGCGGACGGTAAGCCGGTCCTGATCATCCGGTTCGTCGAGTACATCGACCCGGTGACTCAGCGCACCCGGTACGGCGTCGACTACTGGTCGGTCCTGCGGTACTGGGCCAGCGACCACGAGACGGGCGCCATGGCGGAGCTGTCGTACGAGAAGGCCGTGCGCGACGAAGTCCGGCACACGCGGCTCCAGCTCGCCCCGGAGCGGTTCACGCGCGGCGTGGCCAGCTTCTACGACGTCACCGACGTCATCTGA